TCTTTCGGAATGCCGTCGGGTTTCGTGTGTTTCGTTTGGTCATCAAAGACCAAGTCACCCATTTCCACCCATGCATGAACGATAGGTTTCGGTGGCTTCTCCCACTTGTCAGTTACCTTTCCATGCACAACCTTGAACTTACCCACGTTATTAAGATCCGGATGTCTTTTTGGCTTGCGACCAGGGCCGCCCTTCGTGAAATGATCGTCGAACCATTCTTCGGCTTTCTGAATTGCGAACGGAAAGCACATCCCTTGAGCTAGAACCTTCTGCTCGTGCAGCCCTTCTCGTAAACCCAATTCTCTCTCACGGTCTTCAACTTCTATTCTACCCATTTCTGCCCATTCTTTGGACGTTATGCCAATTTTGGCAAGCTCTCTATTAATGAGACTGGGACGGCTCTGAGTAGACCCAACCGTGTCGTGAAGATATTTAGTTATTGAATTATTGTCCCATGGTAAGTCTTGAGGTTGAAGACCGAGACTGTCGGCTAGTTCCATTGCTTGCTTGATACCGTCAGGGCCTGAATCCATCAACTCTTTGAATTTATCATCGTACTCGGTGGATTCAATTAGAGCTCTTATGTATTCGCGGAGGAGGTTCATTTCATAATCCTATAAAGATAACGTCACCAGACGACGTGTAGTCTCGAACTAATGATTTCCAAACGCGTTTGGCAGCTTCTGAGGTACCTGAACCTATTGTACAGTGATGTGCTCCGATAAACACTCCGCCATTTCTTTTTGCGTACTCGCTGGCTTTATCTATGAATGCCTTGTAGATTTCTTTACCGTGGCCTTTGCCGCGATTATCTTCATCATGGATCCATGCGTTTGCTACATCATAGAATGGAGGCGCGAACGGAGTACTTTCACCGGTTTCTTTCATAACCCACTCCCCATTTTCATCTCGTACTATTTCTGTTCTTGGCTTGGCATTTTTCATCCATTTCTCTTCGGCTTCAAGATACTCAGGCGTTTGCTTGATTTTATCAACGTCAGCTTGACATGCTTTGAAGCGAAGATTGCGACTGCCTTGGGCGTATCCAATTCTTCCCAGTTCAACTCGGAAATAATGCTCATCTCCTTTGTAGCTAAGAGAAGGAGCCTCAGCTAGTAGCTCTCTTATGTACTCACGCAGAGGATTCATCACAGTCTCCCGCTTTTACCAGCTCTTCAATCCCTTTCTGATCCCAGATACAGCCTGATGCTACATCCCAGCCGTAATACCAAAAAAAATCATCATCGTTTCGTTTGCTCGAAAGGTATGGACATATCTCTATTCCCGAATAGTGTTCAGCAACCTTCGGCCAGTCGATCATCTTATCGAGTCCCTTGGTACCGTCAGGATCAGCAGGGTGGTTTACACTATACATCTTATTGAATTTTTCAAGGTGTTGCTCGTCTGGGATATGGAGTATGTGGTAGCCATCATCTTTAAGAACGACATTGTAGGTGCTGTCATATTTGTCATAGCCACCCGTCAGTCCAACCGTACAAAACTCTTCCCATGTCTCCGAACTTCCGTCTTGGCACTCATACCAGAGGCCTTTTGGCTTGGAGCCGATCTTCTGAGAAAATCCACTCACCTGCGGTTTGGTACCTGAACGAGTACCTCCTCGAGAATGGTGGATCCTCATCTTGTCTTGCGCATAAATCGGGAAATGAGATTCATTAAGAATTTCTCTTATGTATTCGCGGAGTGGGTTCATAGTTCTACCCATCGGCCCATGTGCTGGATAGCAGCTATATTGTCCGGACCTTTCCACCGGTACATCTTTGTCTGTGGACTTTTTAGAAGAACATCTTTACCGTACGGATCCCAAGGAGTCTCTTCATTGTCTTCATCCCAAAAAGTCCCACCCTTGATACCTCTTACATACGCCTGCTGTTGCGAGCAATTATCATTGCTGTTGCCTGGGGTGAGGTGGTCTTCTAAATCGTCGAGCTGAACCGGTTCGACGTCTGCACGATTCGTAAAGTAATAATTCCATACCTTGTTAGCTTCATATGAAACGCTACCCCTGTCTGGTGTTAACCCACTCCCTTTACTTGTAGCAACCTCCATCGCCAAATCATAAAGAAGTGGACCCCAGCCGCTTTCGGAAACGCTTACCCAGGTAACAGTGTAAGCACCCAAACATTCTCCCATCTCATTGCCGGTGGCGATCGTAGCTGATATTAAGCCAAGAGCTTTATCCGGGAACTTAGACTCGGTCCCGGCGGGACTAGTTACCTGAGGTGTCCCTGGCTCAGAGCCTTGTGGATTGAAATCATATAACTTTATCTCGAATGCATCTCCATAGTCTTCTATGGCGATATAATAACCACGCTTCTCAAATTCAGATAGACCTTGAGCGGCTTCTATCAACAGCTCTCTTATGTATTCGCGGAGTAGGTTCATCCTGGGCTCCAGAGTTCATTACGGCCTCTATCAAAAATAGGGATGCCAAGCTCTGTGGCCAGCTTAAAGATTTTCCCTATAACACCAGGAGCGTTGACTCCTGCATTATCTTTAAACTTCTTGTCGCTTAAGCTTTGAACGCTTAACTTTATTGGCTCTACCCACTTACCGACAACAATTCCTATAGGCTTCCAGTTATCTACAAGCGCTTCGTTTGTTTCACCGGCGATGCCCTTGTGCCATGTGGATTGATCTAACACATACGGCATATTCCTCGCCATCTTCTCAGCAAACTCATCTCCACGCTTAAGTTGCCCATAGCGGCTAAAATCTTTTGATACGTGTGGAAGCTTATTCACACCCGATGATTTCTGTCTCTGTTCTTGCTCCTCCTCCGTATAGTCTGCATGCGGACCTGTATAGTCTGGCCACTTTCCACTAAAGAGTTGATCATGATCATTTGCGGCAAGTGTAATCCTACCTTTCACCCACAATCCTATTAGCATACCTGGAGGGTTTTGGAGTTTATCACCTGGTAAAGTCATAGTAGTTGATAGCTCATCTTTGCTTTTTCCTACGAGATATTCAAGACTATAGGCATCCTCTACCCAGTGAACGGTGTCCAGAGTAGAAAGCCACTGATGATCTGCATTTGCATTGAACGCGCGCTTGATCGCTTTACCCCCGCCCTTACCAGGATCACCACCAAAGAACATCTCTCCAGGCTCGCCGAATTCTTCTGAGGCAGCTGCAAGATCATGGACAAAACCCATGGGGTCTTCTTTTAGAATTTCTTTTATGTATTCGCGGAGAAGTTTCATTTTGGATCCCTCCACCACTCGCCGCCTCGCGCCCTGTTGGGTTTGAAGCCGGCTCTTTTGTACCAAGACTTAAGATCTTTGACACCAAGCTTTTCTGACCCGAAGGGGTGAGGGTCGAGGGACATAGGAACCTGATGTTTATCTGCCAATGCCACCAACTGATTCATGACTTTTGAAGCGAATCCTTTTCCTTCGCAAAGGCCGGGAGGCACGGTATGGATCGATCCGAAATGAATGGCACCATCCCAGATCGAAATATTGGTCATGACAAGACACCACGTTCCCTCGATTTCTTCCATGGGCCAGTATCTATCACCCCGAAAGCCAATAGGGTTTTCTTTAGACATCGACTCGTACTCAGACATAAAAGCATCAAACTGTTTTTTCAATTCTGGGCTCGGGCCTCTTTGTATGTTGATGGCCGCCTCTTCAGCAAGGAGTGCTTTTATGTACTGACGTAGTAAATTCATGCTAAGCAAAGCTCCCATAAATACGTTTGGTGACGATCGCAGAGGCCATTGCTAATTTTCTCTCGTAATAACAATCATCTAAAAATCTAATAAATTTTGGACCCAAAAATTCTTTTATCTTTTCCTCATCGCATACTGGTGGTACGCTAGAAGAACGTAAGATCTCTTCTATTTTCTCACCTGCCTCAATGAAGAATCCACCACCGTTTAGCAAGTCGAACATTTTGCCAACAAGCGCGCTCTTGGCTTCGCGTTTGCCCAGGCATCGCTCTTCCTGGCACGTTCCCAATAGTGCCATTTTATTTCCAAACGCAGTGGGTTTGTAAATGATGAATGCATCTGGAACTCCGTCGGGAGGAGTGTCGACATCAATCAAAAAGACACCCTTATACTTTTTGAGCCCGGCTGCGTTGGGCGCGCTCAAGTCCATGCCCAGGCTCAAGTAGGTGTTTGTGTACATGTCCCAAATCCGATCAAGCACATCAGCATCAAGTGATGCCAAGTCCGTATCCATCCATTGCATGCTAGGTAATGCTAATTCGATTAACAACTCTCTTATGTATTCACGGAACGGATTCATTAGAAATACTTGGCTCCGATAGTCTTGACCTCTGGATGCTCCTCTGCCATCTTATCTTTCAAGTGACCGATCTCTTTTCGCATCATCTTTCCAAAATTCACGTTATCTCCTGGCTGGGCGACTGTTTCATAAAACTGGTCCATCAGCTTGCTAGCGACCCCTTGTCCTGTGGAATCTCCTCGAGTCTTCATATAATCGATGTACCACATGGTATTACCATCGCCGGACTTACCTTGACTGTGATAATCTAAAAACCCAATAACACAGACATCGCTGACTCCCGGCACGATTTCTTCAAGAACTGGCTTCTTTAATCGCTTCCCGCTCTTTGAGTGCTTTCGCCAGTTTTCCCATTCCTTAAAATAAGCGTCACGGTGCGCTGGGGGTTCGGTTACTGAGGAGTCACAATAAGCAATACGTTTAACGTTGCTCGCGCGACTGTAGGTAAGCGGAGAATCGACCTCACGAAACTCGACAGACTCGTTTAGAAGGTCCATCGCTTCCATCAGGCCCAATGATCTCAAGTACTGGTGGACGTTATCTTTATCCGACTTTGCCATGCCCTTCTTGTCAAGAAGCATGCTCTTGCGACTTCCTTTATCCCACCTGTATTCATTGACTTCTATCAAGAGGTTCCTGATATAAGAGCGTAAAATAGACTCCATAACTGGATCTTCGAGTTCACAAGGTGTATCAAGAGCCTCTGCAACGAAATGTGGGATCGCCTCTAAGCCCAGTCCCTCGATCGTCTTTACAAAAGCTTCTAAGTGATTTGCTCTATCGTCCCAAACTTGCACAACCTCTAGATCAGGCATACCTTCTATAAACTGCTTCATCATAGATGATTTCCACGGCTCGGTTCCACCGCCGGGCTTCAAGTGGACTTCGTCAAAAGACAAGCCTGCGCCAGCTATCAGTTCTTCCACTCGGGCCGACAATTCGGGTGAAGCACCCCGGCCAGTCATAAGAACAGTGTACACTTCAGGATTCCCTATACTCTCCATCGCAGCTGATACGGTGCTACTAATCCACATCCCGCTTGGGTCAACAACACAGGGCGGAGTGAGAGACTGAAGCGTATCGTACCACGAACCAATGTGACCTTCCCAGTCATCCGGATGCATCGGGCTCATAAATAAAGTAGCATCAAAATCGAATATGTGTAATTCTCTAATCATCGTGCTTCCGCCAAAAGTAATTCACGAACGTAAAGCCTGACGTATTCTTCATTCTTCGACCTTTCACCCGGAAGTGCCGAACCGTATTCTTCCTCGTACCATCCTATTTCATCAGGTAACTCTTCGACAGACTCATCAGCGCCCACTGCGCTGATCACAATCGGGTTAATAATTTCACCCACGCCAATCGGGAGCGGAGGAATTGGAATACCTGTAAGCGAGAAAAATGCCATCGGAATAATAAAGTTATCGAGAGCCTCTCCCACAACTATCCCTATCGCAATCGGCAAACCCTTCTTCAGTCCTCCAGCCAAGCCTTCTGCCTCAACAGCATTCCAAATTGCATCTTTGGCTTTACCTAAAAGCTTTATAGGATTAACTTTTTCATTAGCAGTCTCTAAAGCAGCAATTACCATTTGCTCAGAAATCTGATCTTCAAATTCTATGATCTGTCTTTCGACGGCTTCTTTTCGTGCTTCAGTAGGAAGATCATTACCATCCCATGTTTTTGCGTTATCCCAGCCCCACGTATACCCCAATGCATAGTCCGCGGAATCTGCGCTATGGCCGACCTGCTGAGGACTTGGGTCTTGCGCTGACCAGTCAGCACGACGCTCAAACCTTCCTTCAATCGCGCCATCCAAAAATTCCACCATGTCTTCATTAACTTCACGCTCTAGAACATGCCGCACCAAGTTTGGAGCCAGCCGTGTAAACACATCATCCATCATATCATCATAATCGTGTGTCTCAACATAGTCAGTAACACTACTCATAAGCGATTGTTTTTCTAACAGAAGACTTCTCATCAACCACCACCCAAAAGAATCTTCATGTGGTCTCCACCACAAGCACCGGAGATTCCGCGGCAATACCACGCTTCATAATCAGGCCCATAACGATCTGCGTACTTGGCTTCAGGATGTTTACCAACCCAGTCCACAGTCTTCCCCAGCGCTGCCTCTACAGCTTCTTTTGTGGGTACTGCTGGTACTCCATAGCGGGTTATCATAATATGCGCAATCTTTCCAGACATTTCACCGATTCCGCCAGCTTTTAAGTCCTCAGCGGTTTCTTCAAGATATCGATCAATTGCAGCTTGAGTACCGTCATGGCCCACAATACCCAGCTTAAATCGACCACCGCGCATTTTACCACCACGAAAGTAATCCGGCTCAGGGTCTTCATCTATGTCTGCGCCCTTCATGATTGTATATTTCCCTGGGAGATCTGCGGGAGATTGAACCTTTATATTGCCATATGTCGCGGAAGTTTCGCCGTCAGAGGGCGTGAGCATAACATCTTTATACGCATTCTGTATCAGGTCGAATATTTCGTCATCTAAATCACGAACTTCAGGAGGAGCATCTTCAGCAAAGTCTTCAGGTGAAAGAGGAACCGTCTTACCCTTCGGGGCGCCAAGATCTGCCCACGTCTTTTCCAAAATTACATCCCTTATGTGCGCGCGTAAATCAGCTTCTTGCATCCGCACGTTATACGTACGTAAAGCAGCACCTGGGTGGGGTGCCAACTGATCCATCGTCTTTTTTAGAACGTCGCCTTCATTCCAGGTAGGCCCAGAATTTGTGCACTTATACTCGACGGTCTTTCCTTGATCGTCAGGTAATTCTTCTATCGAAAGAACGACACCCTCGCTGCCTTTATGCTTACAATTCGGGTTTACATTAACAATCGATTCCCCGACAACGGGCTCGTCTGTGTGACTTTGAAAAGTCTCATGCAGTACATCTCGAATATACTCTCTTAAAAGATCCATCCACTTATCCCCACAATACTGACATAAGTATTTCGTGGAGACGATGTTTTATCCCTTCTTTGCAGGTTTCTGGCGTCGCAGCACCACCATTTGACACTCTATATGCTGATATCTTCACATCTGGGGAATATTGCTTACAAAGTTGAGCAACTGCTTTGACATTTCTTTCACTATCATCGTAAAAAATTAACTCTTCGGGCTGGTGCTGATCTAAGTAACCGGATAGGACCGATGCTTTTCCTTGGGGCGTTTCGCCATCCATATCACCCACTGTATGTAACTGATCAGGTGATATGCTGATTCCATTATCATTCAAAAACTGAATGATCTGTTCCCTGTTCTGGGGCGCAACGTTCGCACCCTGCGCGGGGCTAAACATCGCTTTTTCTCCAGCTCTAGCTGTTACCACTAGCGCGATGGACTCTGGGTCTGCTTGCGCTTCGGCAAGCTTCGACAACATTGACCCAATTCCCTTCGAAAGCTCCATATCTATAGACGCCGTCTCTGAATAGTCGATCTCATCTTCGGTCCCTTGTGGGGTCGGCAAATCTTCAAAGAGTGCAAAATTTGCAGAGTCTAACCACCAAAATCCCTGATCTTTTCTGACATATTGAATATTATTGTCTAGAAGAAAGTCTTCAAACCCGAGGTCTTCAGAACCATCAGGTAAAAGACGCCTAATACCGATCGTAGAAACGGTATGAGCCAATGTGTCATCAAAATCAAAGGCTATGATTCTCTTAATAGGCATATCCTTAACTATATTGTAAGAAAACTGTGTTGCTTGTACAGATCAGCTCTCTGGTCGCTCTACAACACGAATATTGATTATTGGCTCATGATCATCTGGTGTTTTGTCAACAACTCCTTCAAAATCACACTCGCTGGGGAAATAATAGAAAACAAACTCACGGTCTGGAAGGTGCATTGCCACCTGTGAGGTGGTCATCATCCCTGTATCTGGAATTGTACGGCGAAGCATGTTGTTATTAGACTCTGGCTCAAGATGCTGCTGAGCTAGCGCCGGAGCGATTTCTTCGAAGTCACTGATATCCGCTAACTCCACTTCGGCTTGAGCTTTCCTAATTTTCGACGACATGTAGTCTTCTGGGCGCCGGTCTGGGGAATATCCAGCACCATCGTGCTCTTGACCATGATTTGTGCGCACATCATACCCAGTCGTGGGATCTAATTTGTTAATAACTGGTGTGTGCTCAGAAGACATTTCAATGCTATACAAAGATGTAGGGTTACCTACGAATGTATGTCCCTTAATACCGCCCATAAAGCCGACAAGAGATTTTATAGCTTCATCTATGTCTTGAAACTGCAATGCATTTATCATTCTAGGACCGTCGTCAGAGGAGACCTTCCCCTTTGTTTTGTCTTTAATAGCTTTTTCATCATCTGAAATTGAAAGAGCGGAGTTAATGACGCCAAGGCCGTGAGAATTCATTCCCTCAGCATATCCCGTATCTAAATCTTCAAAATAAACGATTTCTGTGCCATCGTCTAAAAGGTCTCGAATTATCTCGACTCTTGCATGATAATTCCTGTCTCGAGACTTCGCAAGAACGTGCTTACCGTCAGCCTCACCGGCGACGATAATACATTCATCTATCTTTTGATAAGTTGCCAATCTTCTTAACACAGCGTGAAGTAATTTATGTTCGTTCACAAGAAACCCCGATGCTAGAATCTAACTTCTCTAAATATGGCGTAAAAAAGCTTGGTTCTGTCCGATATAATAGTTAATCCAACGGGGGTGTAACGGCTTCGACAGGGTAACGAAGGAGTATAAGAGTGCAAGTGGTCTCACGAAACAGCAGACCTAAATCGCGGTTTCAAAAAGATAGTTGCAAATAACAACAATCACTTCGAATACGCCTTAGCTGCGTAATTGGGTGGTTGCCTAAAACCATCTATCCAATTTAGGCTAAGTGAAGTAGCATCACTGAAATAAAAGAATGCTCGAATTTCATCTCCGCGGATGGAAGGGTTTAACAAGCGGAAATTTTGGGAGTTTAGAAAAACTTCCTAAACTTGTGAATGACTTGATCCCTGAATTTCTTTGGACGCGGGTTCGACTCCCGCCGCCTCCACCATTTATCTTTAACTACGATTGGATAAAATATTGCATGACAGAAAAGGCAAAGACAAAATATCTGTGCAGTATTTATAACGATCGCCCAGAAACCTGTAGGAAATACCCCTGGAATCATGCAAACCAGATATTTCCAGAATGCATTTTTTTCGATAAGGAAAATCAAAAATTACGAACGCATGATGAACAGCTAAAGCTTAATACTGAAAAAGAAATTAGTGATTATTGCGTTGACTGTGGGCGATGCTGTTTCTTTGGCCCAGCTGCGTGTTCTATGTTACGTATAGTAACCGCAGACAATTAACGGCAAACCGCATATTTAATATAGGAATGCGGGCTGGGTATGCTGGAGAGTAAAACATGGCTTCGGGAACCTGGGCCCTTAGAGGAACAAAATTTAATGACTATTCGGGATTATCAGAATTAGATTTACTGTATATTCTTGAAACTCTCGTCCCAGACGAGAAACAAAAAGAGGAAAACAAAATGTCAACTATTGATGAAAAAAATGACGATACATACATCAACACCCCAGACGCTGGTGATGATTTTGATTTTGTGATGGCTTATGATGATGATCCCGCCGAAGCAGATGAAAGACTTCTACCCGACAACGAAGCAAGATCAGCTATTTCTTGTGGGTTCGTGGGCGTCGGAGGAGGCGGAGGAAAACTTGCAAAGGCTTTTCTTGATATCGGCTTCAGCAAAACAATATTAGTCAACACCACTGAAAAAGATCAACCTGGTGGACTAGATCAAAATCACTTTGTACTAGTGCCGGGTGCAGACGGTGTCGGAAAAGACATAACTCTTGGCAAGCAGGTTCTCCAAGAAAATAGCGCGTTTGTCGAAGACGCCGTTCGTACACGACTCGGGCATGTCGACTGGCTGTTCGTTCTTGCTGGCGGTGGCGGGGGAACAGGAAGCGCTTCTCATGAATTGCATGGTTCTCTTAGCAGATATCTTTCTTCGATTGAAGCGTCTGGAAAAGTGGTTTATATCGTGACGAAACCCACAGCCCAGGAAATGCTAAACCCTACAATTTCTAAAAACTACAAATCCCTTTCAGAAGATATTGCAGGAACCCCCCACATCATCATCGATAATGAAAAACAATTACAGCTGTTAAGAGGGAAAGTGGGAATGATGAACATGTTCCCATCCGCTAATAGAAACTTTGCAAAACTTCTAGCGCAAGTCCTCAAGCTGGCTGATGAGCATACTGAAATCCAAACATTCGACAGCAAAGATCTTGAAAAGTGTCTTAGCACTGATGGTCGGATGGTGATTGGTAGTACAGTGGTTCGTGATGTAACAAGAAATGACTTAGGTTCCTTAGTTTTCCAGGGGTGCTTACGCTCTTCCCCGTGTCCTGTTCCATCAGGCGGTGGTGAGACGGGTACCTTACTGCTTATAGTTGACGGCAACATGGCATGCGACCCTGACGTTAGTAGAAGACTCGAGTCCGCGTTCTCTTATGTGGGGGGGCGAGCAAATACGCTGTTCTCAGGAGTGTATGTAAAAGAAGGAATCCCTGGCTTAATCGCGATTACGTTACTCGGCGGACTGTAAAAAATGGCGCTCACAGAGCAAAGACTACTACAAATAATCAAAGAAGAAGTTCTGCACCATCAAGAACAAAAGATAAATGAAGCGATGGCCGGACTTGTCCTCGAGGGTATCTATGACCCCGGAATCCTAAAAGCTGTCTTCATGGCAGGTGGTCCAGGAAGCGGAAAAAGTAAAACCGCGGAAATAATTTTTGGTGGTGGTGCGATTGAAAAAGCCGCCTTTCAGGCAGGAACGACAACGGGTCTTCGTGTCATTAATAGCGACCCTGCATTTGAAGAATTTCTTAGACAAGCTGGTATATCTCCTTCTGATCTAAAAGATATGACTGATGAAGAGTTTGAGGCTATCACGGACCCACCCGACTCGCCTCGTGGGAGAGCAAAGAAATTAAAGTCAACAGCTCAGCGAGCAGCGGGAATTGGAAGAATCGGAATGATCGTTGATGGCACCGGTCAGGACTTCAAGAAAATGTCGGCTAAGAAAGAAGCTGCCGAAACGTTGGGCTATGACACGTATATGGTTTTTGTAAACACCACGTTAGAAAAATCCCAAGAACGAAACCTGAATAGAGACAGGAAACTAAAACCTGAAACAGTAGAAGAGATCTGGACGAATGTCCAAGCGAATATGGGAGCCTACCAAAGCCTCTTCGGGGTCGGAAACTTCATTATCATTGATAATACAGAGTACACGTGGGACGATGCGGCATCATCAGCAGCTGCGGCGGCGCAAGCGTTTATCGATGCTCCGGTCCAAAACCCGATTGGTAGACAATGGGTCGAAGATGCAATCACAGCAAAAGGCGCAGACCCCGATGACCCATGGGTTGCAAAGAAGATTTCTGCGTTGTTAGACACTCCAGCTAGCCGACAAGCTTAGCTTTTCCAGGTGTTCCCTCACAAGAAGGCGAAGCGCTCGCTTCTCAGAAGATTCGGCAAGCGTAGTTAATTCATCCCAATGACGATGATCGATACCGCCTGGAATTCCACCAGCACTATCAGACGCAACAGCTAGCGCGTCTTCGTACTTCTTCTTTTGCTTGAGCGAGGGTGATGTCGAAAGATTATGCAGCATGTCAGCCAGCTTAACTTTTAAAGCTAGCGGCTTTTCTAGCAATGAAACGATATATGCGCCGTAATCAGCTCCTGATTCATGTGTTAAATTTCGAACAGCATCAATAACTTCTTGACCAGCGTTAGAATCTGAAATTGACCCCCGAATAAATGACTCCATTTCTTCTATAGAGCTGACTGTTGATCCGGGAGCATCCTCAAGCGAATCATGTAAAAGCGCTACCATCTGAGCAGCGTAGTCATCTGGATAATAACGACGCACTATATTTCTTACCTCGGAAGGATGCAAAAAATATTCGCTGCCATCCCTACGCTTTTGACCCATATGAGCCATTTGAGCAGTAGAATATACGTCTTCGAAATCTTCCCTAGTAAACGTGGACATAGCTATAAATATCACATAAAAAGCTGGATAGCTAGAATAGCAAATGATAATGTAATACACAACATCGTCTTAAGGGTAAACATCGATTCACCTAAAAAGTAATATGTCATGAAAGGAAAAGTTAAGTAAGACAATGAGAATGCCAAGAATCTTACACCCCATGCGGAATCCCCAAGCGCAGTGTAGCCGAATCTAGCTCCAAAATAAGCTAGCACTGATATTGGCATCGCCAGCGTCAAAGAAACCCATAAACTTTTTTCAGACCACGCTGAATCCATAAATTGTAGGTTTGTCCCAAACCATACCATTACGTGCAACCCGACAAAACACAAGGCTGAATATAGAATATTAACACTCATTCGTCACCAGCATCCCTAGTCACGATGCGCGCAATCTGTGACTTGTTAATTTCTCTTACTTCACCCGCAACCATCACTGTATAAAATATTCCAAGCAGGTCGGCGTCTGTAATTTGTACAACAACAGCCGTTGTATCATCGTTCAACTTCAAAACCGTTCCCACTTCTATGATACCCATACTGCTAAGTATTCTTTCGCGATGGTGAACAACTCTCCGCAATAAAATACTTTTGCAAACCCTAAACGTTCTTGTATGCACAGGACAATTTCTCCACCAGAAAAATTATGAGGGTAAAAAAGAGAAACCTGTTCAGTACCAGCGCCGGCTAATTTCACATAACATAATTTATTAGCCATCTTGCTTTACCTCTACGAAAGCCTTGACGTCACAGGGGCCGAACCACTTACCATCGCACACTACATCTATAGACCTTTTGAGTGCTATTAACCCTGATTTCGAGTTGTAATACCTGTCGTGTGTACTTAGGTCTCTTTCTTTTGGAGCTCCTAAAACAACACACAATGAATGCTCGGGTGGATAAAGCTCTGCAAGCTTGTCGAGTCTTAGAGCACAGGTGACGGCACAAAACTCATTTGAATTACGTCTTACGAGAGTACCTTTCTTAATCACAGCTCTATCTCCTCCCACTCACCGTCCCAATTCGTGTATTTAACTCTCTTTATTCCAGCTTTTCTAATTTCCTGCATGCATAAAGGACATGGTCTAGCCATGGTCCTTTCATGATCACATTTCTTAAATCTGATAACCTCTAATTCATCACCGGGCTGAGCAAATCTCAAAACATTCATCTCTGCGTGCATATGAGAAGCCCACGTTCCGTCAGCATATTGTCTCTTAAAGCGAGGGTGCGTTTTGTCAGTATTTTCACCAACCCTAACGACTTTCCCGTTACGCTTCAAAATTGCAGCAAGATGATAATGTCTACCATTATTGAGCGCGAGATTCTTAGCTCGATAGTACACTTGACATTTTATTTTCCTATATCTGAAACTTTGTTGACATCGCCAGTTACGAGTTCATCAATAACCTTGCCAATGTCTTTATATTCCTGTGAACACGACTCACAAAAATCACGAACCCAATATTTGTAAACTGATGCTTGATATGTTGTGTTATTATCTTTCTTTTGAGTAAGTTTAATGACCCAATCCCTGATGGATTCTCTATCATTACCAGAAAGCTTCACTGGACATTTCCCTGCGGGAATTACTAGCTTGATATGAGGGTGGCTAGTCTTTACCGGACCAGCAGGGCGGCCCCACTTCGAAGTATTTGACTTTTTAACCCTGCTTCTTCGCTTTTTAGCCATTCTTTTCAACCCAAACGACCATCATCTGAGCGGGGCCGTATTGGTCTTCAGCTGCGAATACATCAGTAGGAACCTGGAACGCCGTGTAGTTATCACGGTCGTGCCATCCGACCTGGTGCTCTGCAATGCAGTCCTTATGCACCATCATTCGTCGCCCATTGATATCAGGATAAAAAAACCCTTTCGCGCCCGCGATCGAACGTCGTACGACATCACCGCGCTTTAGCTTTACCTCATGTGCCATTGTCATTTCTCCAATAAATTAATTCTACTGTGTTTCCATCAGGGTCGCACTTATAAACATAACAGCTTCCATCGCGATGTTCACGATAATCGGGGCCTAATTCTTCAATGTCATTTACTGCAAACGCAACATGGGGAGGGTGCTGTATCGGTACGGTCAGCGCTAGTTTTGCTCCACCCACATCAAGCATCGCCCACGTATCGTCTTGATACACAACAGATGCTTGCAAAAAATTCTCGTACCAAGCAACCGATGCTGAAATATCCTCAACGCTTAAAGCAATATGATCTAAATTAAGCTTGCTCATCTCCTTCCTTCGCTAAAACTAGCTCCTCTGGTAAGAAAAAATTAACATCGCCACCCGACTCTAAAACAGCCATAATTCTTACAGACGGGAAAGAACCAGATATAAAATCCCCAACTTTCCCAAGCTCTTTAGACTCAGCATTGCCCAAACAAAGATAAACTTTCCCGTCATTTTCGTCAACAAGCAATGCATCCTCAACGATGGAGCTATAGATGACTATATCTCCAGCGGATAAAACGTTACCTGCCTCGTGAACGAGACTTTCGTCTTTTCTTAAGCTTCCTCTTTTTCGAGTACGTTGTTTTTTTAATCGTTTTTTGGCCATCGTAAGACATCCGCAATTCCGCGTGATCTCTTTCAAAATCCGCGGCAGCTTCTTTTTCAATTCGCTCAATTTCTTTACGAACTTTAGAGAGCTTCTTTTTCAGAATCTGACGCTTTAGTCTAGAAAGTCTATCTAAAAAAAGCTTACCGTCCAAATGATCCACCTCATGCTGGACGCAAGCAGATGAAAGACCCTCTAGTTCTAATTCACACTTCTCCCAATCTTCATTATAGAAGGTTATCTTACAATGTGAATATCGGGGCACGAAACTAGAGACCTGAGGAATTGAAAAACACGCTTCTTCTGAAGCGTATATTTCTCCTGACATGTCGAGGGCTGGATTGATCATCACTAGCTGTTCTTCTTCTGATATCTCAAGCAATGACGGATTGATAACTAGCGCTCGTTTCTCAATCCCGATTTGAGTTGCAGCTAGACCAAGACCTCCAGTCACAGTGAAAGAGTCTTTAAGATCTGCTACGACCTCCAAGCTGTCTTCTTTGCTGAGGTCGGTTGCTATATTTTTTAGCCTCTTATTAGGCCACGTAAGAACTTTCCGATACACGGTAGCCCCCTATCAGGAATCAAGATCTATCTCTGTATACCATACGCCGAAGCATAGAAGCGATGTAACAATACAGAGTACTCCCTGTAGATGAAAATTATTGGAAATAAAAAAAGTTGCTAACCCAACGTTAACAAACGTAAGACCACAAAAAAGAAAGCCCCTAAACGAGAGAGGGAATATCTTCTTCAGCTTCCTCATTTTCTAGTGCTCTTTTTTCGTGGTACAGACCGAGTGGCCTTCTTTCCAGCTTTTGAAGACTTCCTTAACGGGCGCTCGGCGGCTGGAACGTGCCAGATCTCTGGGTCTGATTCCTCAACAGAATTGGCCTTGGTCCGTGGTTTCTCTGTTGGTGCACTTTGTTCAGGGTGAACAGTCACATCAGAGCTGAAATAATTGGCGAGCGGCGGCTCTACGTTTTGGGATAAGCACCAGGCTCGTACATCCTCATCAGAAGCAAGACCCCTGTCTTGCAGATACTTCTTGATATCTGTTACCTTCTTCCGGTTTATATATCTCTCAAAAGTTCTCATTTAATTCCACTCCGAATTATTGGGGTTATTTTTAGAAAATGGTAGAGCGAAACGACTCTTTTCCTTTATAGCAATCTCAGCTTTTACATCCTGCTCTAGAGAGCGAATAAGCTTCTCCACGACATAGTAGACCTGCGGCGTCATCTTTTTATCTTCAAAACAATCCCATGGGGTATTTCGTAACCAAAATAGCGCTTTATCCACGTTCGGTGGCGCAGCAATGAGTAGCGTCTTTAATTCATCGATAAATTCAGCGGTTAATTCTTCATCCCAGTTCATTACCTCAAGCAATTCAGTGTGAGCTCGTAAGTCTCCAAGATAACCGAGAATGATGTTTATCACAACTGGATTCCCTCCTCTTCAATAATGTCTGCAATGCTTTCTTGGAACCGTGGATCTAGTGCAATCCTATCTACTTCATCTTTTGAAAGACCGTGCATCTCGCATATCGGCGCAGCTAGCTTTCGCATCCCAGATAGAAAGTAATTTCTTGCAGCTGAATGCTTCATAGGATAACCGTCATTCGTCATGATTTCTGCAATCTCACGATAACCTTTTCCGCCACGATCACCAACAGTTGCGTAACCATTGTCTGCCTTAAAGCCTTTGGGCATGCTCATTTAACACCTCGCTTCTTAAGTTCATTATATTCTTTTTTGTTAATAGGGAAATTGACATGGTCTTCGACATCCTCTGTTAGGCCGAACCTAAGCCGAATGATCTTTTCTTCTCTAGACGAGAGATTCCGGAGCGACATGACCAGCGCTTCCCTAAGCACAACCTTGTCAAGGTCATCACCTGGATCTTTGTCATCTACCCCGCCAACAATCTCAGCGAATGTACGACTGCCGGGATCATCAGAAGAGATCGGCTTATCAAGAGAAATCTGGGGTGCTCCAGATTTTCGAATAGCCTTTAGAGTCTCAACAGGCACGCCAACAGCGGTTGCGACCTCTTGGGGGGTGGGCTCACATTTGAATTGTTCTAGATATTCTTCTCGAAATTTATACGCCTTATACATGACGGCACGAGCAGAAGTGGGCATCTTGATAGCGCCTGACTGACCTGCAACATGAGACTGAACGGCTTGACGAATCCACCAAACTGCATAGGTGCTAAACTTAAAGCCCTTCCGCCAATCGAAACGATCTACAGCACGAATCAAACCGATGTTCGACTCTTGGATAAGGTCTTCAAAAGAGCAACCCTTATCTCGAAAATTCTTTGCAATCGAAATTGCGAGCCGAAGATTCGCTTGAATCATACGGTCTCTTGCAGCATTGTCGCCGGCCTCAATAGCTTTCGCTAGCTCAACTTCTTCTGCGCGGGTGAGAAGGTTATGGTTACCAATTTCTTTGAAATAACTTTCTAGCATCAATTATGTCTCCAGGGATGAATGAAAGAATGAAGCGACATAACTGTCCCTACCATCTTTAATATTATACACTATTTTAGCGTCGATTTGCACGATTTCTGAAATTATTATTTTTCTTTCTAAGATATGCAGAGTGAGCAGCTCTACGAGCAGCCCTGCACTCTAATTCACGATAAATATAACAGATGTCAACCTCAATAGATGCGACTCTTTCACGAAGAATATCATCCTTTCTATTACGCTTCAACTGCTCCATGAATTTGTCTCTTTTTTGTGCAAGAAAACTCATTTCACGATTCAAACGATCATCGCGAGCGTACGGAATATCACTAGCGGTAATTGTCATTTTACGTTTACTCCCTTTTTAATTATACCAGCGTACAAAAATTGGCTGCCTTTATTCATCATCCCTGACCATTGCGCACCCAATCGATAACAAATTAATAGAAACACTCGACGCATTCTGGAGCGCTAATCGAGTAACCTTCGCAGGGTCTACAATTCCAGTCTTCATGAGATTACAAACATCGCCATCAATTCCATTATATCCAAAATTCTTTGGTTTTTCAACAATCTTTTCTAGAATAACCTCAGGAACTGACCCGCAATTAGAAGCAATCTGCTTAAGAGGTTCACATGCAGCGCTGAACAAAATCTTGTGACCAATCGAGAGAGAGTCTTTTTTATCAAGCTGCAATTTAGCAACTTTTGCGAGCAGTGAACCTCCACCGGCTACGATCCCTTCTTGCATTGCTGCCTTCGTAGCATAGAGCGCATCTTCAACGCGGTCTTTTCTTTCGCTTATTTCAGCTTCAGTTGCTCCACCTACTCGTAAAATACCGATTCCGCTATTCATCCTCTTCACGCGGCGAGTTAAAACGCTAATCATTTCTGCATCGCCTATGTACTCGTTCGCTGCTTCTTTTATCTGCTGAATACGGTCTTCCCTAGACTCGCTATCTCCTGTTGCGTCAATGAAGATGGTGCGGTATCTATACGCTGCTATCTTCTTACAGGATCCCAAATCAGTGAGCTTCACATTTCGCCAGCTCGCGGGCTCACCCGTCAAGAGATCGGCTCCCAAAAGAATAGCTAAATCATGGAGCGCTTCAAGACGAGAAGTCCCAAATTCTGGAGCAGCTAACACGCATGCCTTGATGAGGTTCTTTGTGTTGTTGAGAATAAGCCCCTGTAGCGCATCTCCCGTTGTCTCTGGGCCGATGATCACAAATGGTCTATTCTCACGTGCTGCTTCTTCCATAAAATGCATAATGTCGTGTATAGAGCTTATGCGTTGATCAGTGACCAAAATTGCTGGATTGAAAAGTTCACAAGACATCCGAGCAGGTTTGTTCACAAAATATGGAGAAACATATCCTCTATCCAATTCACACCCGTCGACAACTTCAAGCGAAGAATCGAAACCCTTGGCTTCATCAACAGTTACTGTGCCATGATCCCCTACTGCCTTTATCGCCTCTACAATCAATTCAGCTAGATCTGGCTCATTATTAACAGAGATATTAGCGACCCTCCTTAAGTCTTCATCAGACTTTACAGGGACAGCGTTCTTTTCGATTTCATGGCAGAGAAGAGTTGTTGCCTCCCTTATACCGTCTCGAATCGCTCTTAATTCGTGCCCTCCAGCAAGAGCCTTCAACCCTTCTTGAAATATTGCGCAAGCCAAAACCGTCGCAGTTGTAGTTCCATCACCGGCTTCTTCTGCCGTACGCTGTGCAGCTTCTCTCACAATCTGAACGCCCAAATTTGCAAAACGATCTTTTAAATTGATGGCCCGAGCTACTGTCACCCCATCTTTGGTCAAGACAGGGGCGGAACCAGGGTGTTCAATCAAAACATTTTTCCCAGATGGGCCCATCGTTACACGGACAGCATCAGCCAATTGCTCAACACCGACCCTAACTAAATCTCGGGACTCTTCTGAAAATGTTATAACACGATTTTCTTGCTCAATCATCCTTTAAGTAACCTCTTGCCGCTGGACGATTCTTGCAGATTCTTGCTTAGAAGCCTTCTTTCGCCAGTAATCACATTGAGAGCAACAATCAAATCGCCCTCTTCTACAGCAATTTCATTTTCTTGAATTACCCCTTGTGCTCTGAGCTCCTGAAGCTTTTCAGGTGATAAAGTATTTTGTGCCATCTTTCAACTCCGTAAAAGGTGCCGAATATTTCTTCCACGCACCATCGCTAATCATACTTTTAAATTTTAGTTGAGTAAAGGCATCACGTAAAGTTTCCAGAGACATTTGAGGATAAGAATATTCTACGCAAGCTCTGTCTTCTTGACCCATCGTCGTTAGCGAAATCATCGCAAGATTTTCTAAGTATTGAGAGCGATTATCGGGTCGTTTATCAAAAAAATCCTCTAAGTTCGTGCCCTCGAGCAAAGTTTGAGCCCTTTTGTTCCCAATTCCTCTAAGCCCAGCAATATTGTCTGCAGAATCACCCCTAAGAGCTTTCCATTTAGCATAGGGATAATCTGGTATGTCTCTGAACTCTTTCTTTATCGGATTATATAGATATGTGTTTAAAGCGTCTTGACACAACTGAATGAAATCTGTGTCACTGGAAACCACAATCTTTTCATCAGCCGAAGGTAACAGCCCAAGAACTAGATCGGCAATCACATCATCAGCCTCTGCCTCTGGGTGACGAGCAACAACAAACGGCACACATTCACGAATTAACGATTCTGCTTTTTTCTTTTGGGCTCTAAAGCCGTCTTTATCATGGTAGACGCGGTTGCCCTTATACGTCGGTTGCATCTCCATTCTCTTCTTTGGGTATCCGTCAAGTACAAAATAAACGTAGTCTGGTGAAAACTTCTCTACAATTGGTTTTAGACTTCGAAAGAATGTATGAACAATAACATGATCATAATTTCGCCTATAGCACGAGTGCCTAGCACGAAAAAGTAAATTATTCGCATCAAGAATTAAGTGCTTCATCATTACATCCGCAACTTTGCGACTGTGCCATCTTCTAAGATTATAGACGCATCCTCGTCTTTTTCAAGCGTAGGAGCAGGTAAATGACTTTCTTGTTGCGGATTCGCAGCAGAAAAAGTTCCAGCTGCCTCTACAGCTGCTGCAATCAAACCGTCTATCGCCTTTGTGGTGCGAGCTATCATAAACTCTCTGATGTCTTGTGGGGTAGAAAACAAATCTAAAGTAGCAGGGTCAACTTCAACTGACTTCATAACTTTTCCAGATCGTACTTCTAGAATATAAGTCACCTTAGAAGAATTCGTCAGCGATGTTCTTACAATCTTTTCTGCGACTAGAGCCGGGATAACTTTCTCATTTTTACTTGAGATAAAATAAACGACTGTCCCAACATCGAACTCGCTATTAGCAGATTTCATTTAGATCCTCCAGCTGGATTTTATATTGTGATGTTTTATTATACCACATCTCCAATTTTTGTGCAGCTGTTTTTCTCTGTTTTTCAGTAGTTGCTGAAGCGAGCGCGTCATTATACTTCTTCATATAAATCATCCGCTTGTCAACAAACGAACCCACGAGGGGAGTACACTTCTTAAATGCTGAACTTTTGTTCAGCCGAGACTTGCCTCGGGAACCGGGGGATGGATCTTTAAAGTCGTTGGGAGTCAAGCCCCGAAAAAGTAGCAGTCCGACGTTCTCATGTGTTCGATCGAAAAGTAGGTAAAGAAAATCACACTCTCCCTTCTTTTCCAGAGTTGCTTTGTCTGCCTGAAGATGCCAAGACCCGGTTTTCCCTTGACATACCACTTTGCACTCTAGTTCTTTATCATCCATGCAATTAATGACAATATCTGCCTCGCCGGTGCGACCATCGTTTGCACACGCACCAAAATCCTCATCAATGACCTTCGCAAAGAAATGCTCTTGTGCTGCAGAAATCAGAATATTCTGACGACCCACGTCACCGGTAATATCAATGCCATAAGAGCTGTACAAGCCTCTGAGGTCTGAAAAAAGCTCTTTTATGTTTCCGATAGCCTTGAGTGAAGAATCTCTAGTGAGATATTGCATTATAGCCTCCTGTTGGATGATGTGGTTCTCCCACATTTTTATTATACCACCAATCAGGCTATTTTACACAGTTTTCATCCGTTGGGTGTGACATTATTACGCACATTTTCTGTGATCTTCAAGCCCTTAGGGACAGCCTCAGAAAGAGGCTCAAGGCCGAGCGCAATACGCACAGCATCGTACAGCCCCTGTGTTAACCTCTCTTTAAGAACGTTCATGTCTGCAAATTGGTGCAAATCCAGATCGACTATAGGCATTGCCTCACCTGTCGGGCCAGGTTCAAACTCACCAGTTTCACGTGCCTCGAATATAAAGAGAATATTCGGCATCTTTTCATTTTTTGGCACTTCTATAAACGGAATCTTCGAAGTTAAGCCATCATCGGCGTCTTCATAACAAATTTCGGGAACCCAATGGGCGTTCATCTCTTCGATTGACACTAATTCCTCCAGTTTGTGTGATTATATCAAAAATTCGCGAAAAATTAAAAAAATAATCATATTGAAAGCAAATCGTTCTCAAGGCCGATGATCAATTCGGCATATTGCTTCCCAAGAGGGCCAGTTTTGGCCAATTCCGCTAATTCTTCACGAGTCATTTCAGCGACAAACCCAAGAAGCTGACCTACACTTTGCTCTTTGGCTTTCGTCACTACTTCTGCAAATGCAGCAGCAAGGACACCTTTGTCTACCAAAGCAAACCAATCTTCTTCTGCCGCGTTGGACGGCATAGACTTACCATCTGGCGTCTTTTTAAGATCCTCGATCATCTTGTCTGCTTCTTCGCCGCCCTTCTTAAGAATATCCTTCTGTTCTTGGGCAGCTTTTTCCACCTCTTTAGCTTGCTCAGTCAGATCAATACCGCCCTGAGCAACTTTCGGTATCAATGTAGCTAGTTCTTCAAAGCTCTCCACTTTCGCAACAGCGTTTAAAGACTCAATCAACTCTATCCGCTGCTTTTTGACCTCTTCAACTTCAGCCTTCTTCTGAGTGAGTATACTCTCTGCGTAACCCTTAATGTGGCCACCTGCGCCAGAATCCTCGAGCCATTTGTCTATTTCTTCTTGAACTTCGCCTTCGGCCGCAGGCTTTTCCTCCTCTTCTTCACCCTCACGAAGGATTCTTTCAAGGTCATCAATCTCATCTAAGCCCTCGGTGGTATGACCAAAGAACAATTTCTTCATATCATCTAAAATTCCTCGAATAGGACCCTTGTCATCCTGCGCTTTTTGCGCTGGCTCATATCCCATCGCAGCGCCAATAGGACCTAGCTTACTAGCGATAAATTCTGTAACGGGCTCCGCGGTGTTTTTCACTTCTGTTGCAAGACCAGCACCGAGATAAGCTCCCGGGTTCATCATGAACATAATCAATTGAGCGTCAGGAGATGATAAGGCTGCTTTGGAAGATTCCAGAGCTTTTGACATCTCGCTCTTGTACTTGTCACGGTCCTGACGAAATTTTCCCAGCAGCTCTTGTTGCTTCTTGGTATCAAACGTTAAAGCAGATTCGATTGTTGTAAGGGTCGCTGAAGCTACATCCTTCACAGCGACCTGCGCTACTTTGAAAACATCCACAAATGGACCAATAAATGCCTTGTAAAATTGATCCGCAGAGGGTGGAACAATATCTCCAAATGTCACACCAAAAGTCTGCTCATTTAGAATCTTTCTGATTTCATTTCTAATAAAAATTTCGTCTAACTCTTCCATCAATATCGCCCCTCTATCAATGCCACACCAGTTGCAGAATAATAACTATCCAGCAACCTCTCCTCAAATTTATTTAACTGCTGCTTTTTTGTCTTAGGGTCTCTTACAGAAAATTTTGAGCGCGATTCCGAAGGTAAAGTACAAAGCAGCATTTTTTTCAAATCAATCCAACTGTTTATAAAAAGCATCGGCCCTAGCTGAATGGCTTGTTGCGTTATTTCTTTCTCTGTCATTTTAGCAATCCTGAAATTGGAAGTGGCGGAAGATTTGCCTTCTGTTTTGTGCGCTTTACGGAGGACTGAAATTTGCTACTACGAACTGAAAAGACTGACCCGGCAGCAGAAAAATAGAAACCTGGGTTCTGGTGAACCGGAATATCAAAATTACTTTCCAGCAATTCATCCACAAATTCCATTTTAGCTTCCATGTATAAACTATCATCTGAAGATAATTTGGTAAACACACCAGTGCCCGAAATATTATTTAACTTTAACTTTGGATCAACCCGGAACACAAATTCACCGTCTTCGACATGCTCATTTTGCTGCTCAATATTCTTACCTAACTTCATGAACATTCTCTCGATAAGCGGGGTCGATGAATGTTTACCCTCAAAATTTAGTCTCACAGCTTTACGAAAAATTACAGTTGGAAAATTACGCATTCCATTGATTAGAATACTTGGATGTAGAATTTCCAGTAATACCCAGCTAGATGAGCCAGGTGCGAATGGCCAGACCTCTACGCATCTTTCTTCCACTGTTGTCAATGCGTCTAAGACAGCTTGCTCACGAGCTGGATTATTCATCCGCAATGATATCTGGCTAGCAGTTATTAATTGCGAGCCCAGGTCAAGCGGGTGGCGAGCATAAGTAAATTCACTACTCTCATGTAAGCGAACAAAAATTTTCACACACTCAAAAATGGGGCGGACGATTGGACTTTGGTGACATAAAACATCAGCCATCTCTAAAAGCTCATCATCTCTTAGCTCGATGACTTTTTGTCTTCGTTCGACCAGCATCTACGCAGAATCCGCCAAGTTTAATTTCGATTGTAATTTCTCTTCGTTATCTTGCTTATGAACTTTCTGAGCCGCCCTTAATTTTTGTCTTAGATATTTTAGCGTGCCATTTAGACTTGATCTATCTGACGTACCTCGTCTCAAAGAATCACGCTGATCAGCAGTATCGTCTATTCGTGAAGAAATATCTTGCACACACTCAGAGCTTCCAAAATCCACTATCTGCCCGCCCATGCAACGATGCTGGTCAGAAGAGGATAGATTTTCTAAAAGTGCAATTAACTCGGGATACTTATCAGCTACCTCACCTACGATTATAGGCGCCTCGCCTGGTGGTAGACCCAGCGGTTCTGGTTCGCCAGCTGGAGTCTTATTCTCTTCCTCTGCTTCGGGTCGATCAATCTTTATCCCCAATTGGGAAGGACGAGGGGCCTCTGAGGCTGACGTACCACCTGTCAGAATGGCACCCAGAGATGCAAGATACGTAAACAAAGCGTCACGCTCTCCCTTACCGAGCTCATCAAAATAATCCTCAAGAGCGCCAGATATCTCTTCATCCTTCAAGCTCTTTCCTGCTCGGAGATTGTTTATCTGTTTCTCGATTTGCTTATAGGAAAGTTCAGCAGGAATCACATCAGGTGCTTGGACTTCAAAGCCCCCGGTGCTTTCTTCTTCTTCACCCTCTGCGTCAGGCTTGGGCTTCGCCTCGATATCTTCCTCCTCCTCCTCTTCTTCTTCTGCGTCAGCTACTTCTTCCTCTTCCACCTCATCATCTTCTGCTTCATCAGTAATCGTTTCTTTCTTTTGCTTCGCAGGAGCCCTTAGGTCTTGCGACTCAATCTCTTTAGATTTTTCTGCCTGCTTGGATTCTTCATCGGCTAGCTTAAAGTCTTCTCGTAAAATTGTGCTAGCGATAATGTCAGCAATCTTATTTAGATTTCTTTTCATTTCCCCCCCGATTCCACCTTACACGATTCTGCCATTTTTCAGCGTATAAACGAACGCGGTGTCGTTGCGGATGATTGCTTTCATCGGTCTGAGCGCGCTCTTGCGCTTGCTTCTTTGCTGCCTGCTTCTGCTCAAGGTCTTTCATGAATTTATCAAAATACGACATTGTCACTCCTAAATGTAATGTTAAGAAGATAGTGACGAGGTGCTATCTTCATAAGTTGCCAGTCTTTCAACGTGCTATCTTCGCACGAAAAACCACACTCTCCCTTTAGCGTCAAATTAACTTTCTTATCGAGGTGCATCGACTTATGAAGCCGTTGCAGCATTTCTTGCGCTACAGCGGTTACTTCAAAAGATATTGCCATATCTTGACTGGTTTGTGAAGTAATGGTGTGAATACCCCCAGAGATTTTTGCAATGTCTAAGGGATCATCGGCACTGGATATAAAGAGCTCATGGCTGTCTGCGCTGGGTTGCTCGTCAAGATACTCAGACGAGACACCCATCATCTCTAAAAGGTCATCCGACATGATAATATTGCCCATGTCCTTTTGAGCACGTTCGTACTCCTCATTTATTACTGTCATATTATTATCGGTGCTCATACCCTAACTCTCCCAACAAAGCAACATCATCGAAAATATCATCGCATCTCGCAGCATACTCTACATCAAGCTCAGTAACTGCGTCAAGATCATGCGTCCAGACCTCTATTAACATTTCCATGCCGTCGATGGTGATTTTTCCGTTATGACCGGATTGCGCTTCATCTTCTAGCAATTCTTTCAAAAACCAATTACGGGTTTCAACATCTTCAAATATAAATTTTCTTGCAAGTCGCTCGGGGGCAGCGACAATCGTCCATTCACTCTTTTCAGGAACTAAGGGCACATCAGCAGATTCTCTAACTAACCCGAATAATTCAAATTCAGGACCAGCGGTAGTTTCCTTTTCCTTCAAGTAATCTTTCATTAGAGAATTTAGCATCATTATCTATTCATCGCTAGCTAAAGCTGTTATAACACCTTGCACTTTCTTTCCATGAGGTAGACCATCAAAATATGCGACTGCTCGATCATAGAGCCCTGGCTCCAGTTGATCGAGGTCTTCCTCTGCAATGCCCTGACTCGTAGCATCTCTTAACATTTTCTTATAAACGTTATTTAGAAATGTGTCCCACATAAATGTTCTCAACGCGGGCCACGCATTGATTTCTGGATTTGATCCATACTCTGAATTAAATGCAGCGGCGTCGTCTTGATCGATCAAGTCTAAGTCGAGCATTGTATCCATCATAAATTTCAAAGCAACGCCCTTTAACTTATCTATTTCCCCAGGAAACGTCTCCATTGATAACCGCATTTTTTTCAGAGCTTCACCCTCAATTTTTTTGACACCGCTTACACTAAGTCCCATGTCTTGTGCAACATCTTCGAGAGTTGCTTCATCTCCTCTTTGCCACTCGCCAGTGCGGGTGTCTCCAGACGCTATAGCACGCAGCTCTTCGTCTGTTGGCTCTCCGTACTCACCCTCTTCGTCTTCATCGTAGTGGACACCGAGCTTAAAATCATCCCAACCTTCTGCCAAAAGCGACATTAGCAGTTGGTTCCTAATAATCGCTCTTGCCTCTTGGACTTCTTCTGGTTCATTCATACCAGCTTGATCAACCACTTCTACACTGACACGCTCATGATCATCAACAAACTTCTTAAATTTCTCGTATGTCTTTTCAACGACATCCGCTTCATCGGGAAGACGTTGCGCAAGAGTGTATAGAGATCGAGCAAGCTGTTGATTATTTATGGGTGTATATTCGGGATCATCAACCGGCGGCTCATCCTCGCTTAACTGGGTAGCCATCTGCGGTTGTGGGTTGATAGGCATATCCAACGGATCATCTTCTTCAGGACCGTCATCGGGCCACTGAGTACCTGCACGATCTCCGTCTGCCCATGACGAATTACTGTACTCTGGGTACGTGTCTTCAAAGAGCAATCTTCTTGCTTCTTTTCTAAAATTATTAAAGTTCGCTTTCATTGCAACCACCTCATCTACTAAATATGATGAAGATCAGTAGTTTTTCTAAGGACCTGCAGCTTGATTCATTGCAACGCCAGCTCCGATGGTAATTCCGACGCCGGCCAAAATACCAATTACCAAAACAAGCTCAGGAGCAAGTTTGGGCTTTGTCAATCTATCTTCTAAAAAAACACTGTAGTCTTGGTACGCCGCCAATTGCGTGTCATAAAGAGTTGTCCGAATCTCAAAATTGGAATTACACGTATCAAGTTCAAGCTGCTTAGCTGCTATAGCTGTCGTAACTGCTAAATCAATATTTGATTGACAACGTGCCTGCTGCTGCTCAAGGGTCACAAGAAGTTCTGCTGCGTCTTCTGTCGTGAGAATTACACCATCAAACGGAGCTGGATCCCCTTCTTTAATCGGAATAGGATCATCAGCGTAAGAGATCGTTGGGTAAAATATAAGGAATGCGCAAATCCATGCACACATAATGGTCTGGATAATTTTCATACCAAATTGTATGAAGACTAGTCAGTTAGTAAACCAGCAAGTTTACGCCAGCGCTCAAGAACAAGATCACCCTCAACATGCTGTGACTCTTTCGTTGTGCTGCCGCTTTTCATGGCCCATCCTGTATCTTCTTCTGAACCGTAGGGTTCATTTACGTCAACCTCACCTGCCGAGAGAGCCGCCACCGCTTCAGGAACATCGGGCTCATCAATAACGGGCATGTCTTCACGAGAGGGCGCGCCTGAAGGAAGATCAAACTTCACTGCACCAAGATTCTCAACGAACTTAGTGACAGCGGCGTCAACGGCAGCCTCGCCGGTCTCCTCGGTGAACTTTTCAATCGTTGACTGGACAGCTGCAGGATCCATCTGGTATGCGCCATTTGCAAGATACTTTTCTAGCTGGGCGCGGATCGGCGCTTCCTTAAACTGATCAAAGCCACCAGTCGCCGGTTTACCGGATGTGACACCAAACCGTCCAACAGTCAAAGCATTCAAAACGGGAATTAACTTATCAGCTGGAAAATCAACACCATACCCACCAATCTCAGCAGAGGGATCTACCATAGCGGTTGCAACCCATCGATGATGGCCATCCATAATGTGCTTATCGCTAGAAATAAATGCGCCTAAGTCACCGCCGGCTTTGTCGTCTCTGATCATACCAAGTGCCATGCTAAGTGCCTTCTCAATATTCATACTTGACTGGGAAGGCTTCAGGTCGGACACGGAAAAAGAAGCACCACCGACTCCAATAACATCGTCTGCGGATCCACCATCGGTCTGGTCCTTACCGGACGAAGTAATCGCGTGGGCCTTTTCCTGGTCGCCAGCAACCGATGAGAGCGGAAGCGGAAAACGATCTGTATCGACTTTCTTAGGGTCAGCATCTTCTAACAGCACTGTCTTTATTTCACTTAAGATAACACTCTTAAGCTGATCGCTGGAAAGCTTGCGATTTCTCTTAGTCCGAGGATCAAAGCCAAAAACTTCTTTTAACGTTCTATTTTTCATTGTAAATCCTTAAAGGGTAGCAACGGTACTTGATTAAATATCCCGTTTAATCCAAATATTCCCTTAACTTTAGCGCAATCTCATCTTCAGGGGACTCTAGAGATAAGATCTCCCTAATTCTTTCTTTCTTTTCAGCGTCTAGCGATTCGAGCGTCTCTTCAAACTCGCTCTTAGCCTGCTCATTCGTCGCCAGAAATTTTTCTAGATTGCGCTCCATAGCTTCACGCTCTTGTTCGGTCGCAGCGGCCTCTGCATCAAGAAGCGTATCCATCAATATTTGTTTCTTTTCTAGTGCCGCGGCTGCGTCGCGAGAAGACTTTGTAAATGTCAAGACCCCCAGCACACCTACAACAACACCGACTAAAAGCTCCCATCGTTCCTTACACCAGGAAATGAAAGACTTCCATGCAGAAACAACACACGCCTTTGCCGCCAACCACGTCAGCATCTACTTACCGTGTTTCCAAGCAATCGCTGCGTCTATTACAGATTGACCACCGATATATATCATCGCGATCATTCCCCATGTCTCACTATCCAAGCTAGCCCAAGCAAGAAGACCGGTAGCTGTTAAGAAAACAAAAAACTTTCTAGAGATTATCCTACCGATAATCTTATCAACGATACCAAGCTTTTCGCCATCGATGAGAGCTTGCGCTTCTTTTAAGTCTATTTCATTATCGTTCATCGTAACTCCAAGATTATATCATTAAGTATGGTGAAGTTAAAGATGGTGATTCTAATTCATCGAGTCATCGTCGTCTTTCGCTGTTGAAAAACCGTACAACAGTTGTGCTGGATCTATATCATGAAGAAAGTGCGCGACCATCTCTTGAATATTTCTGACGTCATTGGCAACAAGATCATTATTTCTAGAGAGCGCAATGATGGCGCTCTGTAGATTTTGAAGTGTAAGGTAGAGCGTCTGGTAATCACCCTCAAGCTGCTCGATGCGTCTCTTGGCATCAGCCAACTCTTTCTTAGTATCCTTACTTGAAAATGGCCACCACACTTATTTTTCCCCAGACGAATCTTTCAAGGTATCATACGTCTCTATTACGTCAAAAACACTTTCTGCGTCCGTGCCCATAACTTTGCGTAATTCTCCATCACGCTTTTCAACAGATATCTTATCCACTATTTTAACTAGCGCGGGCTCACCGTTAACCAGCCTCGAAATTAAGCCCTCTACAATATCTTGCATGGAAAGCTTCTTCCGAAAAGCCAGCACACGAAATTCTGCGTGTGTTTCTGTCAAGAAATTAAAATGAACCGACTTTTTGCGCATCCAGCGGCTCATGGACCACCAGCGCCAGCGGAGGCACCAACAGCAATAGGAACTTGGTCTTCATACTCTTCACGCGTTGCTTCAAGGTCCTCTTTACGAGTGATGTCATGACGGGTCGATAATAGCTCTGCGACTTCATCGGCAACTTCCTCACCGTACTTGTCAAGAAGAAAACTTCTTGATTTTGACATAATCATCTCTTCGATATCAAAAAACGCATCGAAATTTAAGATTAACCGGGCAGTTTCAGCTGCAAATCTATCAACGTCAATCGAGACATCTACGCCTTCATCTTGTTCTCTTAAAAATATCTGCTTAAGAGAATAACTCTCTTCTTGCACTTGAGCACTTTTAATAGAGTCAGATTCAATATCGATAAATATCGCCTGTAACTGGTCATCTAATGATTTTTCAAAACGAACCTTGTCTTCTTCTTCTGCCTTGGGGCCTTCTTCTTCACCTTCTTCTTCTTCGGCGGCTTCTTCGTCTCCACCCTCTTCGTCTCCACCCTCTTCTTCGTCTCCACCTTCATCAGCAAAGGGATCATCGCCGGCTTCTTCATCGCCACCTTCTTCATCGCCACCTTCATCAGCAAAGGGATCATCCTGCTCGGATAGAATATACGCTTTTCGAAAAAACTCTTTAAGATCATCTCTTTTCATTGTTCACTCCCGAGGCCCTCTGATAGTATTTTTGCGAGCTTATCAGCACGACGAATTCTCATTTCGACCAAATTCCAATTTAGCTCTTTCATCATTGCAAAAATATACTTGCGTCGATCATTTAGATAATCTCTAAAATATGCGCGTTGCTGAACAGACAGAACAATGACTGGGTAGCAGTTCATCGGAATGCCCACCTCATTACCATCAACAAAGATGTTGATATAGCGGTTAATAAATCCATTATAGACGGTGCATACCCACCCATCACGAGCTGCCATTCCGCATGCAATAAAATCTTTCTGCCAATCTTCAAACGTCCCAAAATCACGAGCCAACCTCATGTAGGCTAAACTATCCATCGTAATTTTTGAAGTAGGGTCGGCAATGTTGTCGAAATAATAGGCTGTCAGAAACGAACCATTTATGTTATAGGCTTCCTCTTGCTTGATACCACGGAACGAAGAGTCTTTATCATTCGCCTCTGACCGATCTACGGAATCAAGCTTCGCAGATACGTCATTAAGAGCTTCAACATAAGAGTGGAGATTCTCTATATTCGCTTCAATAGCTTTATCACTAAGCATGTCAGTGTTGATGTCGTACTTCTTAGCTTGGACGACATAAGATTCCGAAAGCTGCTTGGTATCCTCCCTAGAAGGAGTCCCCCTCTGCAGCGTTTCACTTATCACTTTCAATATTTCTTTTTCATCAATGGGCATTAGTCCACCTCGTATTCTTTTTCAAATTCTTCTTGGTCTATAACAAAGACAACCTCATCCTCATCCGGCTCGTCTGTCAGGGCAGCAACAGCCTGAACCCTGCTATCGATATCAACCTCAGGAGAGGGGTCGAGCAACTCAGGAATCCTGGGATCTGCTGTAACCTCATCATCTTCATTCAGCGCGCCGAGCTCATCGGGCCCTCCCAATACTTCTTCTCCCTCTGGGGGAGCATCGAAACGTGGTTCTTCTGGTTCACGTAAAACTATCTGAACTTCGCCAGGTTTATCCCCTTTTACATGAGCGATTGTATACTCATATCCAGATTTCTTGTGACGTACCTTTAGATCGGGAGAAAGAATTAAATTACCTCTATCATCGAAAACGTCAGATTCACCCATCACCTCATGAAGGCGCTGGCGGTATTCATGTCTTAAGACGTCTAAAAGAAATGTAGTGTCCGTCATTTGGATCTCCGTATTCCTGCTAATACTTCCCACCTCGCAGACTCCACTATTACTCTATCTGTTCGGAACTTCTTGTCTAAATAATTGTAAACTGATTTGTGAACCACTCCGCGAGTTAATCGAGTATTATTTTCAGAGGTCATCTTTAACATGGCTGAAGCGATTTGTGGGATCAAGTCTGAAAGCGTATCAAAGTTTTTCTTTGCGAAGCGCTTGCTCTTGATAAGAGTCTCTTCATGCTCTCCCCTCCACTTCTGTATCGCTTTTGCCACTTCTTTCTCAACAGCTTTCGAAGCCCCATCCAAAGCTACATTCACCAAATCCTTCAGTCCAGTCATTCGCTTCTTAGCAGTTAAAGAACTTTGTGATGTCTTTGAAAGGCCGGCTGCCCAGTTGTCTAAAGCGTTGGCAACAGCCACACTTGGTGCCTCTGGTTCTGCAGCTGCTTCTTGTGCAGCGGTCTCAAGTTCTGCCTGAGCGGTCTCTTGCTCTTCTGCAGCTTCTTCTTCAGAAGCCGGCGCGCCCTCTTCACCCTCAGCGGCTTCATCCTCACCAACTGCGATCTTTTTATCTAGCAGCTCTGCATCGTTAACAGCTGTTGCCCATGCTGTAACAGCCTTTTCATCAGGGGCGGCGCCAATAGGTTTTCCAACATCTGCAAATGCTGTCACAATATCTTCAATCGCAATCGCTTCCTCTTCTTGTTCAAATAGAAGCGAAGAAAGACTTGACTCGTGCATCTTGGTTCCGGTCGGTTCGTGGTGCGCAGCAAAAAGCTTGGAAGCATCAGGGTCTGATAACAATGTTTTTACTAGTTCGCCACCCGTATCTCCAAGATGCTCATCACCAAGATCTGCTAAAGCGTCTAAATTCTTAAAGGCGCTAGCGACCCTCTCATCAGCTGCTTCTTCTGCTGTGTTTGCCATATCAGCGACTTGTTCAGGAGTAGCACCATCTGGTCCAGAAGTGTAAAGAGCAAGAATCTGTGCAACAATTTCCTGCTGTCTAACAGCCAGGTCAGCTAATTTTCCAGCCAAGCCTTGCTTTAAAGCTTCAGCATCAGCGGGCTCAAGCTCGCCGCTTGCTGCATCGAATACATCTTTCGCAACCTCAGGAGACTTTTGCAACGCAGCAGCTCCTTGCTCGGCTGCCTTCATGTCTACCTTACCGCTCTTTGCTTGCTCAGCGCCAGCTTGTGCAGCAGCAGCTGCGGCAGACGCCTCACCTGTCTCTTCACCAACCTGCTCGACCGCACCGGTCAGTTTCTGCTGAGCTGTTGACATATTGAGAGCAACAAACTCTTCGAAGGGAGAAGCCATGATAGCTTCGACCACAAGATCACCCTCAACAAGATTCCCGGTTTTGTCACCGCTGAATAATGCAGCGATGAATCCGACTACCTTACTAAAGAACCCGCCGCCCTCAGCTTCGGCAGCTTTAGTTCCAGCTTCCCATGCACCGTTGAACCAGTCTGGAACCTTATAGGTCTTCTCGACTGCTTTTGCAATATCCTCAGTTGTAGGAAAGTCAGGGGCATCATCACCGCCCTCATCAGCAGCTTTTGCCAATTCACCAATTGGCTTTGTTGAGTCTTCAGGTTTATATTTTTGTAGCTCTGCCTTCACTTGCTCTATACAAGTGATCAAAGCAGCAAACTCACCAGAGGCATCTTGAATTTGCTTAGTGATATCTGATGCGGTTTTTGCTCGAGCTTTTCCATCTGTCCCTTCGTCATAAAGCGAGTCAACATTTGCGGCAATATCATTGTACAGTGACTTAATCGGCTCGAGAGCTGACTGCCATTCCGACTTCGCGGCGCCCGCTGCCAGCTGGGCTTCTACTTCACCAATGGTCGCTTCAAATTCTTTAATCGTGGCGTCCATCTCCTTTGCGTCTTCATCATTTAGCTCTTCCAAAAGGAGAGCAGCCATGTTACCTTCACGAAGGAGGTCTTCAGTCAAGGCGTTGGTATATGTCCTAACAAAGGCTCGCCCGGAGGTGACACCTGCTTTATAAATAATTCCGCTCATTTACGAGCCCCCTAAATACTTCTGCTTAGAACTAAATATGGAGTAAAGACGGATGGTACTACGTTGTGTAGCGCCTAACTGAAACTCCTGCTGACCGTAATAGCTCGATACCAGACAAATCGCGGTATTCTTCATCAAAAACTACCTCTTTTACGCCACCGTTAATAATAGCCTTCGCGCACATCTTGCAAGGGCTTAAGGTAATATACATTATCTTTTTACCGCGATTATTATAGTCGCACTTAAGCAGTGCGTTAATCTCTGCATGAATCATCCCTGAATTTCCTGGCTCAGCAGACTCAACCTCATTTGGTCCGCCTGAATAATTTCCATTATAACCGACAGCGAGTACTTGAGTATTTTCATCTGTCACGATCACTGCACCTACCTGGTACCGTGGGTCATACGATCTACGAGCTATGGAGTGAGCAAAACCCATCCATATTTCATCCCAATGTGGTCTACCATCCGAGCTCATTCAAGTACCCCTTAAGGCTATCACAGCTTTCGACTTCATCTCCCCAAACTGACCATCCAGGTAACTGGTGGCGAGCAAACAGTTCAACCTTCGTCTGGTCTGGAAACATCTGCTCAATGCGAGTTCGAACTTCATCTGGTTTCTTACTATGCTCTTCACGGAGGTGCTCTAAATATTGTCGTACATTTCTGGCACCTCGAGGTCGAGGAATTTTTCCATTTTTTCCAACAAGACAAAGCTCACACTGCGACATGGTATAAAATCCGGGATTAACTCTCATCTTATTCCAAACGAATGCAACGGTAGAATATTTTAGCCCCCAGCTTTTTAGAAGCTCAATCCCCTGATCAAGATGAGGGTTTGTTACCCACATAAAGACAAGAGAATCTTCGTTGAGAAGCTTCTGCATTGGAAACTGCTTTAGCTGCTTTAGCTTGAGTGTACCATAATGCTTGCGAGCCCCACCTGTATCACCCATTCCAGGTTTAGAATGTTGTAGCTGGCCCTTGTAATCCCATGGTGGATCCAAATAGACAATGTCAAACCTCGGCTTCGGTTGTGTCAAAAAGTTCTTCAATGTGTTTCTCCTTAGGTAAAGTAAATCCAGCAGCTTTCTTGTGGCCACCGCCACCAAAGCTCTTAGCAATTTCTGATACGTCAACGCTCTCATGAAAAGCTCGTAAGCTGACTTTCGTTATTTCATCTTCATGATCCCAATACCAGATCAAAGCAAAATCGCAATCAGGAGAAAGCCGTGCTCCGATTTCTGACATCCAGTGAGAAGCATTTACTACCAGCACTTCCTTCCCATCCATCATGCGGGGCTGCGCTTTTTCACAGACCTTTTTGACAACAGTCTTACTGTACGCCAGGATGTAAGATCCTCGCTTACATGCATCATCAAACACAGAGTCATCTTCAAACTTTTCGAACTCTTCAAACTCAAACGGTACCATATCGAATGCTGCACTAAACTCTTTTGAATACTCAAGTTCCCACTTCCACAGGTCTCGATCCTGAATATATTTGATAAACTTCGGTGGCTCCTTACCCGGGTGGAAATATTCCCACGCCAGTATTGCACCGCTCTTTGTCATATCAAAATGAGTGTTAGAGATATCATGAAGTTCAACCATCGCAGACTTGTGATGATCGATAATCATAAGATTTTTGGCTTTCTTTATCATCTTCTTCGTTGTAGATTTATCATAAGAGAAATCCAGAATAACTACATTTTTTCCTTTAACATCGGGTGGCGGGGTACCATGCTTACAAGCGTAATACTCTGCTCTATTCCCTAACTGCTTCCATGCAGAATATGCCGCCCCGAAACCGTCTGTGCAGTCAGCATGATAGATTACGACATTAACTGAATTTGGGTCCATTGTACTCATTATACCCTCGCGATAGAAATTTAATTATGTTTTTTCGGATGAACAAAAGTATATTTTTTGTCCTCTGTTGTGTCCCTTCCATAATCATCTTCCAGCCGTATCGGTTCGCCACAATTGCCATCAGAAATTTCAAATACCACACTATCATCTTGAGCAGTCAATCGATACGCGCAACCTGCCTGAATATTCAGAATGTCTCCCTTTTTTAGGGTGACCAAGCGCGCTGGCTCTTGAATTGAATTATGAAAGTGTCTTTCATCTGCGATTTCTGCAAGGATCTCTCCATGTTGAATATACAGAACTTCATTTTTAGTAGGATGGAACTTAAGACTCGTGCGATGACCTGCTCGAAGGTGAATTTCTTTTCCATGAAACAAGCCGTTCCACTGAATTTCATAGCCCCAAGGCTTCTCTTCTGAAGAAGATGTACTGGCCCATACGCATCTATTCATCTGTCTCAATCAACTCCCACCATCTTAATGTTTGATTTAGACCATCCCAGAATTTAACCTGAGGGATCCATCCAAGTTCTTCACTAATCTTATTTATACACCCGAGAGTGTGCTTGACATCGCCCTGTCTTTCTGGTGCGTGAGCAATGGAAAGTTCAGAAAATTGCTCATTAAGTGTTGCAAGAATTTGGTTATTCGAAACAGCTGTGCCAGTTGCGACGTTGTACATCTCAAATCCCAGAATAGCCGGGTAATCAGCAGCAACTAACATCGCATTTGCTACGTCTTTTACATACACCATGTCCCTAGTTTGTTCACCATCACCATCACTTCGAAGCGGTTCACCGTTCTTTAGTCGTGTACACCACGCAGCAACAGCAGTTGAATAGGGAGAATCCCCCAACTGTCCCGGACCGTACACATTAAAGAACCTTAGCGCAACAAAATCCATCCCATACAGGCGATTGTACATTTCTCCAAACTGCTCTACCACCAACTTCTGCAACCCGTAGGGAGATGTCGGATCTTCTGCTTCATTCTCATTTGTGGGAAGTCTAGAAACTTCGCCATAACATGCAGACGAGGACGCGAAAACAAAACGATCGATCTTATCAATGGCAGCAGACATTAATTCAATTGTTTTTTGAACATTCGTATGCGTCGTAAGAGCTGGAAATTTAACTGAATACTCTACACGAGGATTTGCGGCCAGGTGAAAAATCACATCATACCTTCCGGCTGCGACGCGCTGTAGAATGGGTCCTGCAGCGAAATCTGATGTAATAACAAGCAATGAACCCGGTTCTTCTACTATCGACGGACCAGTATTGTTTTGATCATACAGGTGTAGAACGTGCTCAGTAACCGTTCTAAATTCAAGTCCGCTTAAAGTTGCCAGGTCTCCATTCGATAAATCATCAACCCCCTCGACACTCCATCCGGCAGCAACAAGCTGACGTGTTACATGACTACCAATAAAGCCACAGCAACCTGTGACTAATGCTTTACGTGTATGCACAAAAATCCTCCGCGTTTAAGTCTTTACTGATTCCTAAAAACATTTTAATCTTCTTTACCTGTTTGTTCAAGTCCATATCATCGGTTTCCAAAATAAGACATTCACATGTCGTCGTTTCATAAAACGTTCGATAATGTTTATCCAGGACTTTCAGCATTTCCGGTGGTAACTGATCTGGATACTGGTCATCAACCAAACCAGAGTAATCTTTTCGTAAACAAAGAATGAATTTGCCGTTTACCTCTGCAAACTTATCATCCATCCATGTAATTGCGTCAAGATCAGTAGGACGCTCGAATGCGCTAGCATAAACAAGCTCACAAGGATAAAAGCGGTCTAAGATAACTGACGCATCTGTTTGGTGCATGAAATCCATCAAAAACGGACCGCCGTACCGCAAAAGGTTAAGAAAGTAATCTGGGCTGTCCAATTGTGTTTTCCATTCCCCGGAATTCTTAAAAACAGGAATACCAGTCTGGCGAGAAAGCTCAGCAGCGATATTCGACTTTCCAGTCATATCAGGTCCGATGAATGCTATCTTCATGCCCTATAATCACTCAGAATGTGTTCAAGCAAATCAGTCCTATATTCAGGCCTGGGATCGATCACGGTCCTCAGAGCCTCCTCTTGTGCATCAACAAGAGCTTTCCGTTCGGTAGCGTCCAGCGTCGCGATCCACTTAGTTTTTTCTACAACATCCAACCAGGTTTCAACCAGCAAAGACTTATCAGCAAGTCCTACCGGAATAGCGTGCTGAAACTCGATCGGAACGAGAGCAGGTACATTACTCTTAATCGCTTCAAAGAATCGACCAGTGATATTTCCGTAAGGAGTGTAAGCCGGCTTTGTAATATGAGTTACAGTAATTGATTCGTTCAGCACTTTGAAGATATCTTTATAAGCCAGCCGGGGACCGAATGCCACATTCGGTGTCTGAGCCAGCAAAACGGCGGGATCGATTCTCTCAGGTGATTTATTCAACCAGTTTCCATAAATCATAGTCTGAATACCAGCTTCTCTGAGGACAGGGCTGGGGGTCGTATAGTATTTCGCGAATTGCTCTTCACGCTCGTAGTTATTCCCAACGTAAGTATAGTTGTAAGAGTACTCGACTGGCTCGAAATACCTCTTCATATAATTGCACCATGGAATCGTAATTCGCTTACGGGTCTGATGACGAGGAGAAACACACGCGTCTGCTAAGACGGCGTTAGGCCAACGAAGCTCTTCTTCGGGAGTCATCTTAAGGTCACCATCGACAATAACAATTGGAATACCCTGCCCATGGTAATAATCAAGAACCTCACACTGACGATTGTAGTCCGGCTCAGCGGGATTTTCTCCGCTATTTTTCCAAGTTGGCCAACGCCATTCGACATACAAGATATCACCATCCGGAAATCCAGCGTCATCATATTCTACGCCGGGATATTGCTCATCATCCCGCATACGCTGTAGCTGAACAGGGGTATGACCACGCTTTAGTAATTCATTTACCCAATCCACACGATTGCCACGCTCACCGTCTGGTGTGTTGACAACGCTGTTCTTTTCAAGGGGAGTAATAAACCCCCAAAAACTGTAAAGTACTCTCATTATTTCTCCGAGTTACTATTCATTATAGCAAGTCTAAGCATTGTTTTCAAGCTCACGCTTAGCTTTTACAAGAGCAGAACCAATCACCTGATGCATATCATAGTACTTGTACTCTGCCAATCTTCCACCAAAAATTATCCCATCTTGTTCAGCAGCGAGGGCTGCATACTTCTTAAACATAGCACCGTTCTTCTCATCATTGATCGGATAATAGGGCGTCTTACCCCTGCTATATTCGTCAGAGTACTCTCTTGTAATGATTGTATTCTTAAGCTTACCCGCTGTTGCTGGTAAAAAATGCTTGTGCTCTACAATTCTTGTGAATGGAACATCTGGGTGTGTATAGTTCACTACAGCGTTTCCTTGAAAATCACCCTCGAGCTCTTCATGCTCAAACCGCAACGTCCGATACTCTAGCTCACCATAGCGAAATCCGAAGTATTCATCGATCTTTCCAGTAAACACAACCTTGTCAGCAAGAGAATCAAACTCCTCCTTATCTGAAAAGTAATCAACACCCGTCCATACTGAAACACCTTTCAGCATATTTGCCACCATTGAAGTATAACCGTCAATCGGGATACCCTGATATTTGTCAAAGAAATAATTCTCTTCAAATACCATCCTAATCGGTAGACGCTTAATAATAGAAGCCGGTAGTTCTTTCGGATCACGCTGCCACTGCTTCATTGTATAACCCTTGATAAACGTCTCATACACCTCACGTCCAACCTGGGATAAGATCCAGTCCTCAAGGTTGTCTGGATTCTCGCATGGGATCCTGACTTCTTCTAACTTCTTCTCAGCTTCTGCTGGTGTCATAACACCCCAAAGCTGGTGTAGAGTCATCAGATTAATTGGGAATGAAAAGATCCGATCATTGAAGCGAATTTTTGGCTTGTTTACATAATTGTTAAACGTAGCAAAACGATTAACATAATCCCAGATCCTCTCATTATTCGTGTGAAAAATATGAGCACCATAGACATGAACGTCTACACCGTTCCGCTTTTCGGAATAAACGTTCCCACCGATGTGAGGGCGTTTATCAATTACCAGACACTCTTTACCAGCATCAGTCATCTCTCTAGCGAATGTCGCTCCAAAGATGCCTGCTCCTACAATCAGATAGTCGTACTTTCGACGGCTCATTGCCTTCTCCTAATATTGAAACGATAACCGCTAAATTTCAAATTTTCAAGCATTTCTTTAGCTAACTCTTTATCTCCAAGCTTTCTCATTCTATCAGCCGCTAAGATAATACCCCAATCGTGCCACATAAATGCGTCCCTTGACGAATACGCAAAGGCTCTTCGAAAGCCATGCTCAACGGCAGATGAGCTGTTGCACTTACGAAGGTCTTCTTCAAAACTCATCAGCTTCTCAATAAAGAAATTTCTTTGATCTGAACAGTCACACTCAATCGGTGGCATCGGTCCATTCCGCTTGTACAGCTCAAACTGTGATCGATTTACATTCGATGTTTTAAGAATCGTCTCGGCCATCTCAAAATGTCGTTCATAGATATGCAGAGAATTGCTCATATGAGTGTACGACCCGAGCTCGACCCCGAGTTCATTGGCAAGAAGCTCTTGAAAAAGAGTAAAAGCTGGAATGTCATAAGCGATTCCAAAAATTACATCAGAACTTCTCATATTAACAATCTGGTGCAGCTTTCCATCACGGATAAAAAATTGAAGTGCAAGTGTACAGGGGACATCTAGCTTCGCATCTACGCTATCATCAGGAACACGAAGATGCATGACTGCCCGACGCGAATCAGGATCCCTCTGCAATTCTTCTATGATATATTCCCACTGACTAAATCGTCCTTGAGCGATTTTGTGGTGAGGCTGAAACAGTCTTGCGCCGTACGCAGAGTTTGCTGTTACTCCATCATCAGAAATATCGCGCCAAAAATTAGAATAATTCGCAATCCACTCCGTCTTATTGCTTCCTGACAAATACCAGATAAGCTCGGCGACCATATAAGTCATGCTAAACTTTCTACCGGTAACGTAAGGAATACGATCACGTGGATTTGTAATCGTAAAAGAAGCTCCTAAGAGTTCTTTGACCCTCTGCCCGCGTGGAGCAGATTCGTAAGTCGGATTTTCATAAACATGTCTTACCAAAGACAAGTAACAGTGAGTGAATGATTGATATGTGCCAATATGCATGTTACAAATTTACTCCAATTAGGTTTAGATGTAGACTTTTTGTACCAAGCTAATCATATACGAAGAAGCTTAATTTTTCTCATAGAAGTTTGATATCCGAAATCATTTTTCTTGATCTCAGCAACGCAAAGGCTGTACAACGGTAGATCCGTCTCCCCATCCCAACCCCAACAGAACATTCTATAATTCTTACCATCGAGCCCTGTAGCTGTCACAAGCAGATAAGGACGCTTATTCTTCGTAAGCTTCGGCTTAACATCTGACACCAAGAACCAGTAGAGATCATGTCCCCTGGCATCGATTTCATCAATGCATCTGATTTCTTTTGAAGCAAGCCGTTCCTGCACGTCTTCGCTAATCAATGTCGAGGCGTTGAACGACCCAAAGTGCTTTACACTGTTTTCGACCATCTCTCGCCGGGACCACCCACCAATACCTGCTGTATCGAGCAGCGCTTCGTTGAAGTTATTACGGCCCCGATTAGGGTCACGCTTGGTCCACTTTTTAATGTCTGTGTTGTGGTTAATCAGTACTTCATGCATGTGCTTGTAGCTTTCGAACATTTTATCCGAACCGACAACGTCCATCGATTTGAACGCACGAATGTTAATTAACGCTTCAAGCGCCCGCTTGTTGAACTTCGAATGCTTCCACTTACCGTCCTCATCCCAGAGCAAGTCTTCAATGGACTGATATGGCCTGTTCCTAACTAGCTCATCAATAGCAGCTTCACCGATCCCCTTACAAGAAAGCAGAGATGGCATAAACTTCTTGCCCTCAAGAATCGTCCACTTCTTAGTAGCGTAGTTGATATCAATGGGAACAACCCGATGACCAAGCGCCTTCACTTCTGCAAATGCTTTTGCGCGCTTCTTATCGTTACCAGACATAGCCTCCAAATAAGCGCAAAGCCACTCTTCCTCGAAATATGTCAGCAGCCACGCGCAGTAGTACGAGTCAATAGCATAACAGACTGCATGAGATTTATTGAAGCCGTAACCAGCGAAAAACAAGATCTTTTCGTATAGGTCATCGGCCAACTGGCGATCGACGCCATTCTTAACCGAGCCAGCAACAAACTGCTCCTTAATAGCTCTCGCTTTCGCGAGACTTTCCGCGGCTTCCGAAGCTTTTCGCTTCATAATGCTACGACGGACAGTGTCTGTTTCTTCTTCCGGGAAACCCGCGACCACAGAACAGAGCTTCATGATCTGCTCCTGGAAGACGATTAGACCGTATGTCTCCTCCAGCACTTCCTTGATCAAGGGGTGACCGTAGTCAACAGCTTCAGGATTATTCTTTGCCTTAATATAGAGACGGTCAACTTTCGCAGTTAACGGTCCAGGGCGATAAATAGACGTCAGCGTTGCAATGTCAACAATACTCTTTGGCTTAGCTTTCTTAAAAAGATTTTGAGCGCCGCGTCCCGCCAACTGAAAAATGCCAGCCCATCGACCAGAAGCATAAACATGTTCGTAGACATGTTGATCATCCATATCCAAAACTTTAGGGTTCATATTATTGTCAAACCACTCGTAAACCTGCGAGAACGTGGGCTCTTCAATTCCTTCTCTCCGCTGGAGAATCAGCTCAATAGTTCGTTGGATAATACGAAGCGTTTCAAGACCGAGAAGATCGAACTTGATCCACCCGAAGGTCTCAAGGTGCTTATAGTTCATGCCTTCGACCCATGGGGTCTGGAGCTCACCACGAGCTTTGATCAACGGCATCCTTTCCGCAATATCCTCTGCGACAATACAACCCCCAGCATGACGACCAAGAGCCTTGTTCTGCTTGAACAAAACCTGAATCGGCGCAGCTACTTCTGGATGGGCTTCGATAAACGCCCTGAATGTCTTTGAGTGAGCTAGGGCATCTTCGTAAAGTAAAACAAACAGATTTTTATCTGTCCCCTGCTTAAACACAGCACGCTTTACATCTTCTTCAACAGGAGCCAACGCCTTATTTACCTCGTTAAACGGGATACCATAAAAGCGAGAAATATCCTTGACAAGAGACTTTAACTTGAAAGTGTTGTAATTCGAGATGGGAACAATATTTTCGTCACCCCACTTATCTTTCATCATATTGATAAGTAAATCACGATCACCTACGTCAGTATCGATATCGGGAGCACCCTCACGAGACGGATTCAGAAAACGGCCGAACATAAGATCGTATTCAAACGGATCAACGTCTGTTAACTTAAGAACATAAGCGACCAAGCTTCCGGCGGCAGAACCGCGACCGGGACCGACAAGCATTGCTTTTTTTGCAATACCGATAATCGCAGCCATAGTCAAGAAATAACGAGAGAAATTCTTGTCTTTGATAATCTTTAGCTCGTACTTTAGCCTCTCAATGTACTTAGGGTCGTTCGCCAAACCGCGTTCGACAAGCCCCTTCTTACAAGCTTCAAGAAGCGCTTTATCATCTGTCTGTCCCTCGGGAACGACGTAAGATGGAAGCTTCATGGTACGATCAGGAATAATTTCACTGATTTCTTCATGCACAATCTGGTGCGGCCGCTCAATCGCTGCCTTCATAACCTCATCATTGTAGAAGTCCATGCCTTCAGTGCTTTCTAGATATGTATCCCATACCTGCTGGGCGTTCTTAGGATATAGCTCGCACTTAAGCTCTTCTTTCGACTGTGGAAGCTTTGACGGATCAAAATCACGGTAGTTCAGCCACCCAAGCTTCTTATAAAGCTCACGCTCGCGCCAATGTTCTGGGCGAGCATAATGAGAATCAGTCGTTACGACAAGCTTATCATTCAAACCGTTGTTGTTGGCAAATTCAATAATTGCACGATTAACGAGATGTTGAGCAGGAAGCTTATTAAATTGAAGCTCAAGATGCACATCATCAATACCGACTGCATCGACCAGACCCTGGTACGCATTTCCAACACCAGTCATAACGCTATTTCGAAATGACGGGTCATTCATGAGCTTATAACTCAAATCATCAAATTCTACCTGCTGAGCATGTCTAAACACCTCATAAGCAATCGGGCCACCGATACAAGCTGTTGAGACCATCAAGTGGCCACCCTCAGCTGCTTCCCTTAGCATTTTATAATCGATTCGTGGGAAGCGATAGAAGCCCTCTCTGTAACCACGGCTGACAAGATGAAATAAACGCTGAAGGCCTTCGCTTGTCTTGGGAAGAACAACTAGATGATGGCGGCGCTTGATCGGATCATAGAATTTTGATGACTTCGTTTCCTCTTCATTTTCGATAGTCAACCCTGCTTCTTCTTTTCCAATATCGATAATCTCATCATCACCATCCACAACAGCAGTCAGCGGGGTCGCAATCGCTTCACGACGAGTCCGAAGATCGAATAGAGCTTCTTTATCACCCTTCTTCGCAGCTTGACGAATCTCATAGTCTAATTGCCATGCATCCAAATCTGGGTGCACATACATCTCACAACCGGGAACAAACCTAAATTTTCCTCCCCGCTTTTGAACTTTTTCAGCATGCAAAAAAGCATGACCAAAAGAATTCATGTGACCATGATTCGTGAGGCACCAACCATCCATACCATTTTCAATAACAAAATCTATATGTTCTTGAGGGTAGCCAAGGCCATCGAATGTGCTAAACCCATCATGTGAATGAAGGGAAATAAACTTACTGGGTGGAGCAAGTGAGGTCTTTCGCATAGAGTCTCCAGATTAGTTTATTCTAAAGGAAATCTGGAATATTTTCAGGATGGGTGGGCATTTTCTGTAAAGAAAGTGTTTCTACGTAGACTATTGTATTTGATATTAAAAGGGCAGTTGTTTCATGGTCTACAGAAATAACCAGACCAGAATCGCCAGGGGTCAACACATAGCTTCGCATCTCATCATCTATGCCTACATGCGAATCCATTATCACAGCAATATCACCCGGTAACATTTAGCTTTTCTCTTTCAGAAATTAACGCGATTAGATCTTCCTTAGAAAAAGTATACCCTCTTTGCTTCAAGACACGATCAAGCATATGGACGCGGACTCCGGGGAGACCTAACGATTCTCCCCAAGTCCACTCGACAGTATTTTCTATAGTCGCGATATCATACTTTATCTTTCTTACACGCGTTTCAAGCAAGGGGATCAATGCTCGATCCTCTAAACCAGAATCCAATTTAAGCTCAACTGCGGCGCCGACGAGGTCTTCAAAATTTCCAGATTCAAGAGCTGTACTAGCCCTAAGAAAAATCTTCTGTAATTCTTCTCTCATACCTTCATCGCTTACTCGATCAGGATGGGTCATCAACGCAATCTTTTTGAATAATTTTTTTGCCCACTCTGGTATCTCTTGTTTTGTATCTTCGGATTGACCGATTTCATCTTCAACTTCTTCGAATCCGTCTTGCGTCTTCGTATATTCTTGAAATTTCTTAGCTAGATCAATCTCAAGCGAATCGGGGGCTGGTGGGGTTTTGTCTTCAATTTGTGAAAAAAACTCTTCAGCTTTCGTAGTAAAAAAATCTAAATCTTTAGAATACTCGTGTTGATAATCGTCAAATAATTCAGAAATCTCAAAATAATAATGTTGCAACATCTGTAGCTCAGATTGCAATATTCGAATTTTTCGGCGAGTTATTCTTGAAGGCACGTGCATAGTGTTACTAACTATGCATTAAGACGCTCACAAATAATCCCATGTTTCTTTACATAGGCATCAAAAAATTCCTTATGATCCACGCCAGCCAAAACAACAATCGCCAAAAAATAATTGAACGCATCAATCATTTCTTCTAAAAATTCCTCACGATCGAATTCTGGCACACCGTAAGTCGCTTCACGATGATTCTTCCAATTCTTTAAGTGAAGTAAGGCCTCAAACAGTTCTTCCATTCCCCGGAATGCAAATTCCCGAATAGCCTGTTGGTTCTTTTTCTTGCTAAGATCCACTGGCCAGGGAGGATACGCATCAGGAATGCGCTCGTTGATTAAGCTCATGAATTCTTCTCGTAATGAGAATACTTCTTCCAGCTTATTGTTCGACAACTTCTTCATCCGTTGCGTTCGTAATATTCTCGTTAACCTCAGCCAACATACGCTCAAGATTATTATTAAAATTTTCCGCGTACTGGGGGTGAACTTCTATTTTGCCATCATTCGCATTAATCGTAAAACTCACTGCTCGAAAATGATCAATGATATCAGTCCCTGTAAGAATGGCAAGCTGTAGTAGTTGCGCGACATGACCGATCGCATTGTCGGATAGATTGTGAACGACCCCGGTAACATCCAGGTCATCTGATACTTCAGAAGTAATTTCCATTTTCTTTCTCCTTGTAGAAATTCATTAAGCATTATAGTTCTATGAACGCTAGGTGTACACTAAAAAATCAGCCATACTCTTTAGTCAATAAAAAACCATAATAATCATTAAGAGCATGATCTTCAGGGTAAGTGCTCTTCCACTTTCCCTTTATAAAAATTTCATAGGTGTCATCGGCATATTTCCCGCAACCATAAAGCTCTGCGGCTCTATCCCATTTTTTAGTTACAAATTCCTCGCTAAATCTTTTAAGCGTCTTTGCGCGGCGATTTGCTAGCCCAAGAGGTCGGATCAAATTCTTCAAATCATTTTCATCACACTCAACCAGGGATTCCGGATTTGGGAACTTTTCGAAAAATTCCGCTATGATGGGTTCCACTTGTTTACGAGATGTTTGATTCAAAAGTAAACAGACAATGAGTATCTTCCACCCGTCAGGCCAGAACCGCTCTTGTAATAAATCATACGGAGACTCGGGAGGGATCCATGTTACCATATGTTATGATAACAGTTTTCTCTGTTTTTTACAGATAATTCATAGCCCAAGCAAAGGCAGCCATAGCAAATTGGACCACTGCAAAAACAGTGACTGCCTTCGTCTTAAAAACCTTGAGGTCTTCCACTTCTCTGACCATTGTGCTCAGCTGCGTTGGGGACGCCACTTCGTCGATCTTCTCTTTCCAAGCCTTGAGATCATCAACACGATCTTCTCTTTCACGCATTCTAGCAATTTCTTGCTTAAGCTCTTGAATTTCGGAATTTAGTGCCGTAATACTGGTAGCTAGCGTCTCGAGCTCTTTAAGGACTAATCGCGAGTATTCACTCCATCCACTATCTTCAGGCATATCATTCTCCAGTTGGTTCGATTTCAGGAACAGATAAAAGCTCACCAAGAATATGCTCTACCTTTTCCTTACACCACTCTGGAGTTGCAGATGAATCGGGCTTACTTAAGTGTTCATGCATGTTCTGTAATTCACAAACCACAAAATCCCTCACTTCAAATCCAACTTTCCATTCAGCAGAGTTGCTACATAATTTATCTCTTAAACTACGAAGCTTCGCCACCCTAACTTGAAAACAATCAGAATCACTAGACATACAGGCACCCCAAACAAACGCTAAGCAGAATGTGCATTTTTAATTATGCATTTATCCGCTATTTTCTCGATGTACCCTCTAAAATACGCTGTTTAATTTCAGTTGTGCTTATGCCGCCTGTGTAGGGAATATAGACAAGCACCATCCCGTTTTTTTCAATCCATTCTTGTGTAAATTGCATTTGAGAATAATAGTCTTTTTTTGCCCAATCATCACCAATCGCGATGATGTGCGGATTAACTTTCATGATTGTCTGCTTGCTGTCTTCCCCAGACAAATTGGGAACAACTGCTGATACATACTCGCAATTTAATAGCGACTTTTCTCTTTCTTCGTACGTCATGATAGGGGGTGAGCCCTTAAACTTGGCGATAAAACCATCTAGATTAAGCGCCACAATAACTTCATCTGCGAGATGACTACATTGTCTCAAAAAATTAATGTGTCCATAATGGAATAAATCGAATGTTCCACCCGTGTACAACACTCTTTTTTTCGCTGGCTCATCACTCATCTTACCACCGTATATTTGAAACAGAACGCAACCATTTCTGAGAGTGGTTTGTTGGGTCGACACAGCATTCGAAACCACTCGCCAGTGACTGCCTCTCCATAACACCTGGTAACGCCAAGTGCCGATGCTATTTCTTTTTCGTGATCGTGTTGGCTACATATCTCATGAAAATTCTTGCCTGTGCTCAACCAAACCATCTCGTTCATAGGTTGGTTTCGTCGCAGCTGTTTCTCGCCATGCTGTAATCGAGCTGGGCCCACGGGACATTGGTGTTGGTGCGTCTCAATAATCGCAATCGAATCGCTTAATCCTGATAACGTATCGCTTGCAGGAAAATCATCGAACGTTACATCGGACCGCATTCGAACATAAATGCCGTCCGTGGTTGCGGGAGGGTATTGATCAACTACCCTTTTTATTTTATAGTATTGACAACTTAGATTCGTTTTCGAAGATGTAAAAGGAGTGGCCTTGTCGACCTTCGGCTCTACCTCTCCAAGTACTGAAACTGCTCCAAGCGACAGAAAAAAAGCATCAATATTCTTAAGGCTGACATCTTCTTTTGAAAGCTCATAATCCTCAGCACGAATTTCATTTGGAAAGAATCGCGTTGAACGCTCTATAGAGTCCCAAAATGAATACCGAACATGGATCGAACAATCAGGTAATTGATTTTTTATTGTTTCGAAAACCTTGGGCGTCGTAACGAATAGAGTTCGTACATCACCCGAATAATACAAAAATATTTCTTCAGACATATCAGTATTTCTCCAGAGTGTGAAGCTTTACTAAGTATGTCTACGTCATTTTACGTTCTCGATAAGCCGATATTGTTTCAGGCCAGATTTCTTCGGCAATTTGTAAGCACGCTTTAGCTAGCTGCTGTATCTCCCACTGGGCACTTTCATGCAAACGCAGCTCGATAAATTTTAATAAATTATTGAGATTAACGGTTCCGTAATACTCTGTATATAAACTTTGCGGAAGCACAGCACGAGCCTGTTCACGACACACTCCGGAAGACATTAGTCTATGGTAAAGAGTAAGACATGTCTTGTTATGCGTCCTGACCACGCTTGACGCAGAAGTGCCATAATCGGGATCGCTTAAATCAGGGATCATCACAGGATCAATTTTCTTATTTAAATTAGAGGCTTGACGATTGGACTTGTGCTGTGTTCTAAACTCTTGAGGTTCATAAAAGCGAATGTCTACGTCAGTGTATCTTCGAGATATCTCATTATAAGACCAAGTTCTATGACGATGGTGCTGGCTACGCACAAAGAGAGGTACAGTAAAGCGAAAAGTGATAACGTTGTGCTCAAGCGTTGACGTATGCTTGTGATTGATGAGATAACGAATAAGCTTCTTATCTTTTCCATCTAACTCTTCCCTAACTTTTCCAAAAGAAACCCTAGCGCTGTTCACCACTGTTAAATCGGATCCCATATGCTCCACGTATTCGACTGCGCCAATGGCGTCATCATAAAGTTCGATTCTTTTCACTCAGTACTCCATGTCTTTTCGAATTTCTTCTTCGCTCTTCGTTCTTTTATCTTGGTACTCTTTCTTTATATTGATAATTGGAACGGGTTCACCGTCACCATCTATTCTTACAAACGTCATTTCAACTTCACATACCGGGCGTTGAGAACCGTTCACAACGCTGTGTCGTCTGGCTTGAAGCGCCACTGTGATAGAAGAGCTCCCAATTTTGACAACATCACCGTACACCTTTATAATCTGACCTGGGCGGACTGGACGCTGAAACACTACTTGCGAAATGCATTTAGTCACCATCCTTGGAGAACCACACACTTGAGCAGTAAATGCAGCGCCGGCTTCGTCCAGCCAAGAGAGCATAACACCCCCAAAGAGATTACCATGCACCCCGATATTCTGTCCTTTGCAAATATGAGTAGAGATTAATTGCATCATTTTATTTTTCTCTACAAAATAAATCTACAAATTTGTAGCGCAACTCGATATGGATCACAACCCGATGATGGACGCCGGTCCTCAAGATATCCGCGCCATCCAGCTGTTGGAACTGAATTAGGGATCCGGACTGACGCTCCCCTGGAGGCGATTCCGCAACTAAATTCTTCCATGCTTGCTGTCTCAAATCCGCCTGTTAACCTCAAGGCGTTATCTGGTCCATACTCACGAATCGATTCATCATGATATTTTTCCATGTTGGCGATAACCCTATCAAAGATTTCTTTTTCACCGGATTCGCGCATTGATTTTGTAGAAAAATTAGTATGACATCCTGACCCATTCCATCCAGCATGTGGCTTAGGGTGCCAATCTATCCCGAGTACTAAGTCTTCTGCCATTAGCTCCAGCAAATAGCGGCTTACCCAAAGGGCGTCTGATGCTTCTAGCGGATCTGCGCCAAAACACTGGTATTCCCATTGACCTGGCGAAACCTCTGCGTTGTAACCCACAACTCGAATCCCTAGTGAATTACAAAAAGATGCATGTTCGCGAACGAGCTTCCGATACTTCACACTTCCACCCGATGAGCAGTAATAGCGAGAATCTTTTATAGGCTCACCCTGGTCTGGCCAAAAAACGTTCTTGCCTTCTGACGTGATAAAGTACTCTTGCTCAAACCCTATCCACAACTCTTTTGTAGCAATGCCATCTTCGACCAATTTACGTAGCTTGGCTCGATAATTTGTTTCATGTGGTGTTCTTTCCTCATCTGGTAAACACACTTCACAAATAGCCACGTAATGATTATCTGCTACTTGATATACTCGGTGAGGCTTTAAAATTCTTTCTGAATCTTCTGTCGGAGCCTGTCCTGTGGAAGAACCGTCAAAATTCCACTCAGGTACTTTTAGCTCTACTTCACCACCCTCATTAGGCGTAAGCTGGACCATTTTTGTTTTTGACCGGAGTGCGGGATGATCAAACCCGTCAACCCAGAGATAATCTAGATGAACTAACAAAGCTATTCCTCCATCTCTTTTAGCATCTTGGCGATATCAAGATTCGCGCAATCAATCTTCTTTGACGTTTGGTGATAATGGCTTACAAACCCGTTGAACCTGCCATTTCTAACAGAGGAATCTTGCTCCCTACTTGTCATGAAATCCTCATCACCTGATTCAGGGGCCTCGAATGGAATCCCATAAGCTTCATGACACGCAACCCAAAGCGCTTTAAGCGCTTCCATCTGAACGTCATAAAACCCCAGAAAATCTTCCATTTCACGCCCATGACATTCTCCATCTGTCACCACAGGCCTTTCACCAAACCCGTGTTTAATATACCAACTCTGGTATTTCGTATAATAAGCGTTACTAATTTCAACACCAACAGCACAGCGGTTAACAGCCCCGGCATGCCATGCGCCGTGTTGAGTGTCTAACATCTGATATATTGTGCCGTCATTATCAATCAAAAAATGGACCGATATACCGCGGCGATTGAGTACTTTCGCGCAGGACTCTGAGCTTAGACAAACATCCCAATGGTTCACAAACATAGTTGGCTTACGATCAGGCTTCCCTGAGTAATCATAGTACGTTCCAGAATTCGACTTAAATCCGCCCTCTTCATCCCATAAAACAACCTTTGGCCAATTAATTGTAATCGGGTGACCATTACAGATGATATAGCTTTGGTCTTTCTCTTGAGGGCATGTATAAATGAAATCGCTTATTTCCGATTCTCTTTCAGTCCATATACGACGATACGTTGTTGGTCCGCAAAGTCCGTCCGCAGTTAGACCCCTCTCTTTCTGCCATTTTCTAATAGCACTGACTAGCTTCTCATCGTGATATATCGCGCCGAACCATTCGGGTGTCCACCCCAATGAATCAGCCGAGCTCTTGTTATAAAAAACCTTGTCAATTGGCATTTGCCTTCCTACTCAAAATCTATGTCAACGCTTACTTTAATAGACAGCTTTGGGACGCGGAGTTGATTAGCCAGCCCGTGCTTTTTTGCTGCAGGAGCATCTAAAAACCAGTCAGCATGTCCCTTCTTGTGCACGAGTTTTAGAAAGTAGTCATCCTTCTTTCCACAGTTTCTAGCCATCATTGTATACACAATCTGGTTGAGTCTATCAGTTTCTTCCGCGCTGACTTTCACTTCTTCAACTTTACCCCATGCCATACTTGAAACATCATGAATCATAATGGTCGCATCAGGATCCATAAATCGAAGCCCTTGCTCGCCAAAAGAAAAAAGAATTGCACCGCACGACATAGCTTTTCCCTCTACTATCGTAGCGACCGGGAGTTCTGCATGTTTTATCGCAGAGATCATAGCCATTAAGCTGTATACTTGTCCCCCATACGAGTCAATGATTACGGGGATAACTTTTTGTCCTGTATTGTGAGCTGTTCCCATTTCAAGCATAAACTTCTTCGCCGAATCTTCGTCAAACTTATTTACCCTAATAATCACAGGCGGCTTTCTCAGCTCAACCTCTTTTAACTTGGGATCTAATTCAGATGTCCAGTGCATTTTTTCTCCTGTAGATTATCCACATTTCGCCATTCCGCAGTTCACACAAGTTGCGCAACCTTCCTGATATATGATATTCGGATTGTCGCAACATGCTGTATCGAAAACTCCGTTGCTCGCTTTTGTTCCATCAGCTATATACTTCTTGAGACAACGAGCTGTTACTTTTGCAAAACTAAATAGGTCGGCATCTTTATCTTTTTGTAATTGCTCGACCATATATTGAACGGGAACTCCATGTCGAAGCGCCAACGAAATTGTTCTAGTGAATGCAGAATGATTTGGGTTATCAAAAACTTTCACGATATCCTTGATCACAAATTCGTCTCCATTGGTACCAACAATAAGATCATATTTAGAAGGAACAGACTTTCGAGATCGACGCCTTATCATACCAGACTGGTGCTTTCGTGGAATTTCTACATACTCAGACAATCCCCCAATAACCTCATAAGGCTTTCCGTCCATCAGACCTACTAGAATTGTCCAGGCTTCGCCCTTGATGTTCGCCTGATGAATATCACACTCCATAACTTCTGGACGACGCGGAGCTGACCTTGTAATAATCTCACCAGATTCTCGAGGGTTTGCTTCTTTCTTATTAGAAACCAGAACTCCTGTTCTGCTTCCATCTCGATAAACAGTAATTCCCTTACAACCCAATTCCCAGCCTGTCATATAAACTTGCTTTACTGTCTCAACATCAATATCTGAAGGAAGGTTGGTCGTATTTGATATTGCGTGGCACACCCATTCTTGCGCCGCTGCTTGCATCTTCACTTTTGCGACCCAATCGATCTCCTTAGCAGTGGAATATTTATACGGACTTAATTCAACCATCTCGTCGATGGGATTAGTATTTTGAAATATCGATTGCTCGATCCACTTTCTAAAACCATGGTGATAGACTGTATATTCCTGCCATCGATCGCCACTCTCGTCAACAAAGTCTACCCTAGCATCTTCATCCTGACCCGTTAATTTTTTTCTACGAGTATAGTGGAGCATAAATGCGGGCTCAATACCAGATGTGGTCTGGGTCAATACTGACACGGACCCAGCTGGGGCAGTCGTCGTTAATGCAATGTTTCTACGACCGTACTTTTTATTCATGCTCTTCAACTCTGGATCTTCACTCCATATCCGCTCCAGAAACGGGTGATCTTTTTCTTTTGAAGCGTCAAAAATTTCAAAAGCACCACGCTCTTTCGCCATTACGATTGAAGACCGATAAGCGTTTAACGCAAGAGCCCTGTATATCTTCCCTGTTAATTCAACACTCGCATCAGAACCATACTGAATATTCAACATTGCAAGAGCGTCGCCAAGTCCTGTTATTCCAAGACCAGTTCTACGCCCAAGAAGTGCTTGTTGTTTTATTTTCGTCCATAACCCAAGCTCGATCGCCTTTGTGGAGGTAGACTCAGGATCTGTCTCAATTTTAGAAATAATCTTGTCTACTTGCTCAATCTCAAGATCAATCATATTGTCCATAAGGCGCTGCGCTTTCTGCGTCATCTCACCAAATTTCTTAAAATTAAATTTGCCCTTTTTCCAAGGTGACTTAACGAAACTCGTAAGATTAAGAAGCATAAGCCTGCAGCTATCGTACGGTGAAAGAATAATTTCCCCGCAAGGGTTAGTTGAAACAGATCCAAAGCCGTCGCTTGAATAAGCATCCGTTGGTGTATATTTCTTTGCTGTATCCCAAAATAACACGCCTGGCTCAGCTGCTGCATGCGCTCCCTCGATAATCTCGTGCCAAATATCTGAAGCAGAAACGCGTTCACTAATCGCCGGGTCGCTGGAGTCAACTGGCCAGCGCAGCTCGACATCTTCATCCTCACGAACTGCATTCATAAATTCATCAGAAACCCTAACAGAAATATTGGCCCCTGTTACTCTTGCAAGATTCTGTTTAATCTTAATAAAATCTCTAATCTGCGGATGATGGATGGATATCGTTAACATCAGGGCTCCCCGGCGGCCGCCCTGAGCTACTTCTCTACATGAATTAGAGAACCTATCCATAAACACTTCGATACCGTCTGTCGTACGAGCAGCGTTCGCGGTGGAAAGACCCTTCGGGCGGATAGTACTTAAGTCAAATCCGACGCCGCCGCGGCGCTTGGCGATCTGCACAAGCTCTTGGTCGGCTTTCAAGATCCCACCGTAACTATCCTCCGGTGCCGGAATAACAAAACAGTTCGAAAGACTTTGCACTCTCTCTTTATTACCGATTCCAGACATAGGAGACCCTTGAGGGACTACGTACTTAAAGCGATCAAGCATCTCAAAGATTTCATCATATGACATTGGATTGGGATACTTTTGCTCTATGCGGTAGAGCTCAGATGCGATTCTTTCGTGCATTTCACTTGGCGATTTTTCTAGATAATTGCCGTGCTTATCAGTTAAAAGATATTTCGTCGTCACCACGTTAGCAGCTAATTCATCACCCGAAAAATATTCTAGTGATGCGTTATATGCATCCTGATAATCATACTTCATCCGATCCCCAATTCTTAAGCTTATACGCTTCTTAATTCATTCCACTTTTTTCTTATCAACGCTTTTGTCTCTTTCTCTTCATCTTCTAAAGCCTCTGACAAAGTCGACATATCTTCATCTAACACCTTAATAGTAGAACATGCGGTGTCGATGTGAATAGGAAAAACGATACCATCCTTGCCAGCCCTGTTTTTTGCGATGTAAAGTCTACCTGCACCGGTAGCTTTTTCTGTAGCTTTTCTAGATATCGAAACAACAAGGTCAGCGACCATCGCCTTTCCATACGCCTCTGACATATTCTCTAGACCAACGATATCCGAATTCGCAGAATCTCTATTGGCTTGAGAAGCTGTCCAAATTGGAATTCGAATCTCCATCGCAAGATTTCTTAGCTCTTCATAGATCAACTTTAATTCATGACGTAAAGAATCATATGACCTTGTTGAGCGCATAATGTCTGCATAATCGATGATCAACACGCTCGGCTTAAATCCTCTTAAAGCTAATTTCTCGATGTGGTTTCTAAGCGTCGTAACAGACGGATATCCTGTAGGATATTCTTTGATAATCAACCTACCAAGATCAGAATTTCCTTCATAAAATTTCTTTACCTGTTCCTTATTACTCACGACGTCAGACGAAGAAATCCCGCACAGATTTGAATCATATCTAATTCCCACAGCTTGTTCTGTTAATTCAAATGTATAATGCAAGACGTTCTTTCCTCGTCGCATCGCATTCGCACCCATCTGAACTAAATAATGGGATTTACCGACACCGGTATTCGCGGTGACGACACCAATCTCTCCCCTGCCCAATCCACCAGCTAAAACATCTTTTGCATCCAGCTCTGGTATTCCAGTAGGGCAAACGCAACGATTTGCGACGACAAAGCGCGCCTCCATGTCTTCAAAGAAATCATGACCAACAGTGTTTGAAAGCCCGATTGAAACAGCGTTTTTCATAAGAGAAATAACCGATTCGAAATTATCACCCGCTATTAATTCTACAGACTTTTCTAATGCTTCTTTAAAAGCCTGCCTCTTACAAAAGTCTAAAGACTTCTCTTTAACATACGCAATATCACCGGGGTGGGGATTCTCTTTTGCTCGAATAAGATAGCTTACGATCTGATCACGCAATAAAACATCTCCATCTTCGCTTAAAGAATCTTTGATAATGCTGATCAGCAAACCCTGCGTAGGGAAACATCGATATTCTAAAAAATACTTGAAATATTTCTCGCATAGATACTCAAGATATCGCAACTCAAAAAAATCAGGCCTCATCACCTCGACCATTTGAGCGGCCCATTGATGATCAGTTAAAAGTCCTTGTAAGATTTTCTCTTGAAAAGACTTGTTATATTGTCGAAATTGCCCTCCCGGGATTTCGTTTAGTATGTCGTGGCTAAGAGCGCCCATTCTCACCTCATCCTAATGCTCGTAGTGTCATGAACAATTTATCATAATCAAAATTGCGAATTCCAAGTTTCATCAAAGACCGAATAAATCCTAGTTTGTCTCTCTTTGTATCTTCCAGTTCTAGCGCGCCATCGATTTTCTGGACCTGGGTTCCAGATAAGTTTCCGTGTCCTAGATACATAAGCTTCCAATTTCTGCGAATCGTGACTTCGTGATTGATGATGCTATCATAAAGCTTCAAGCTCTTTTGTTTTCGAAGTTTTCTACATTTTGTAAGTATGTCGTCGACAGCCAGACTTTCTGGTTCTTTCAGGGTACCGAAGCGCTTTGCAAGACTCTTAAACCCAGCGCCAGGGACACCTTTTAGCCCGTCTGATCCGTCACCAACAAAGCATCTGGCTAAACAAAAATTTTTGGGATGAATGTTAAACTCATCGACAACTTTTGTAGCAGTCCACTCCCTTTTGCTACCGGGGGACCACACCGAAATTCGATCATCGATCAATTGGTAAAAATCTTTGTCTGTGGAAATTATAACACATCTCTCATCGCTGAAGTTAACGCTAACAAGTCTCGCTATAACATCATCAGCTTCACAATCTGATATATAAATTTGCGGAACACTTGCTTTCCTCAATAGGCTCACGAGCTGGGCTACTTGCTCGTTTCTATTTGAAACAGTGTTTGGTAAATCATCACCGGAATAAAATCGGTTTAGTTTCTCAGGACGTCTACCTGCCTTATACGTCGGGTCAATCGATCGCCTCCGAGGAGAGCCGCCACCCTCCCAAACAACAACGATATCCTGTGGTGTATACCTCTCAGAAAGTAACTGTAGACCTTTCAAGAATCCAACAATTCCTCCCACAGCATTTCCATTTTCCCCCATTGAAGGATTTGCGGCAAAGTGTCTATAGAAGCAATTCAGTCCATCGATTATTAGAACGGGCTTAACTGGCATCATTCATTTAGATCAGGCAGATCATCAAGGTTAATTTCCATTGCAGCTGCTCGCACCTCTTCGTAAGACTCAGTGTCAAGCGTCGCATGCTCATCATCAGACATTTTTCTAATCATACACGCGCTAAGAAGAGAATCGATATAACGTCTATATGCAGTGTCTTTCCACACACCACCAAAATCAGCCTTGTAGAATTTCTTTTCTATCTCTATTTCACCAGTCTTTGTGTCGGTCACTGTTAGATTCTTCCACGCGCTGGTTCCCTTTACACAAATTTCTTTTCCATCGATAATTTCAGGACCGTGTTTTCTTAGCTCGTCAAATACTTGCTCATGTTCCACAATCCCTTTGCCGAAGTGTATCTCGAAATTACACTCTCTGAAGGGCGGCGCAACCTTATTCTTAATAGTCTTAGCACGAACGTGAATGCCAATAACCTCTTTATTTTTATTGGTGATCTGCTGTCCTGCTCCCAGCTTGATTCGTACTGATGAATGGAAAGGTATCGCCTTACCACCGGGGGTTGTAGTGGGGTCACCGTACATGACTCCGATCTTTGTTCGAATTTGGTTTAGACAAATGAATAGCACGTTCTGGTTCGCAATAACCCCCGTAATTTTTCGCATTCCCTTAGAAATAGCTCTAGCCTGTAGGCCTATAGAATTTTGTTCATAAGTTCCATCTAGCTCAGCCTTTGGAGATGAAGCCGCAACAGAATCCCAAATAATCGTAACGGGAACGTCTTTATCCATCGCTTTTGCTTTTAGTATCGTTGATTCCGCGATGCCTAAAACCTCTTCTGTGCAGTGCGTGTCGACATACACAAAACGCTTTGTGATGTCAACCCCAAGCAACCCAAGATTTTCAACAGACGTTGCATTTTCAGTATCGATGTAAACAACAATACCGCCCAACTGTTGGGTTGAGCGAGCTATCTGAATTGCAATATGAGATTTTCCTATTGAAGGAGGACCGAATATCTCTATGATTCTTCCTTCTGGTAAGCCGCCATCACTGCGATTTGCGATGATGTAATCAAGCTGTTCTGAGCCAGTGCTAATCCATCGATTAACATGAGTTGGTGACTCATCGGTTGAAAGATTATACGCCACTCTAGAACCATGCTCTTTATTAAGAGACTTGATTAGGTCAGAAGTGAAATCATCGCCGCCACCTTTTTTCTTTGCCATATTATTACCTCGTAAAAGATTATAGGAAAAAAAGCTGTAGTGTTCAAATAAAAAGGGAAGAGGCAACGCCTCTTCCCTTGGGTGAGATGATCTCGTAGACTACAGACTAAAAGTCGTCATCCTCAAGATCGGCGAACGCGTCATCAAGGCTCTTGAACTTAGACTCGATATTTTTTGGTGCGGAGCTAGTGGTAGTATTACCGTTGAATCCGCGGCTCGTTCCACCCTCATCTGTTTCAGCGTCATCACCTTCTAGCCAATCGTTGATAATCTTCGCTAGCGCTTCATACGCCTTCGCTTCATAAAGATCGTCGATTACTGGAATCGATTCTGTCCATGTTGCAGCCTGCTTATTATCCTTAGAAAGAGGTGATTGCTTTCCTCGTGGACGGACTTCAGTCGTCGCCCACATGCGTCCCGGCGCCTTGGTACAGATTACCTTAACATCACGACCATCAGTCGGGTCAGTAATATCGCCGTAATCTTCATCGAGCATAATGTTCAGCAAGGACTGATAAACTGTCTTACCGAAAGACCAGACTCGAACACCCTTATCTTCTTCGCCGCGAACGATTACCGGGGCATAATAGCGAGCCTTAGGATATAGCTTCTTACAAAGCTCGTAAGACTCCTTTGTGCCCTCATCCCTAAGCTTGGTAATCAACTCCTGAACAGGGTCTGGATTACCGAACTGGTAAGGTGCTAGAAGACCGGGATTATTTCCGATGTTATAATAAAACCAACGCTCTGAGAATGGAAGTCCATCATCATTATCGCTGAATGCCATAAGACGAACTACGCTTTCTTCGCCTTCTTGGGGACGCCAAAGTACATTTCGACGTGAGTTATTGCCAGATAGCTGGCCAAGCTTCTTACGAAGCGCTTCCATATCAATTGCCATTTTTTCTCCAAATGTTTAGTGTGCAATGTTTAATTGTCATGTGTCCGTAAGGACATTTATAGTATAATAGTTGGTAGTCAGTTTTTCAAATTATTTTTTAGCTATTTTTGCGCCGCCAAAAGCTGAAGCGTTTGCCTTCTCGGCATCCTTACGCCTTTTCCTTCTTTCTCCAGAAGGACCGCGACCTAAGGGAACCATAGGCCCCGGGACGCCACCAGAACTTTGCTCATCATGGTGGCTCTCATCATCATCTTCCCTCTCATCCTCTGCACTTAGATCAGGTTCACCCAGAACTTCTTCTTCAATCAAGAGTCGTATGTATTCCCGAAGGCTATCCATACTTTTAATTATTCAGAAAAACGATGTTTGGGCTCTATTTCGAAATATTGCGGCTCAACTTTAGAAAGATTTTCAACGAGCCATTGACACTCACGTTCTGCGGCGTCTTTCGTGTTCGTGGCTTTCCACCAACAAACAAGATCAGGATTCCAACGATATCGACCCTGCTTTAAGATTACATTCTCTTCCCGCAAAGATCCAGCTGCAAATACATGATAATCTGGAGCTACAGCATTCTCAAGAAGCTCTTTCATGTAATGTTTCTTTCGTAGGAGATGAAGAGTCGCATCAACATCTGACTCTGCGTTATGGGAATCGTAATAGAAGCCGTGCCATGCACACAAGACCTCTAAAGCCTTAGAGCACCGAACCGTACCAGTCCAATCAACTTGAGACATCGAACAACCCCAGATGGCATCTTCGGGCACGGAGCATCCGTTATTTCTTATGGCTTGCTCTATCCACTTTCTATCAAAAGAAGCATTATGAGCGATGATGAATTGACACCGTCCAAGGATAGATGAAATGCGATCCCATGGGATTGACTTACCCTCCAAGTCTTCATCCACAAACCCGGTTATCTCTGTAATAATCGAAGGTAGTGGAGAGGAGGGCTGTTGCATTTCGACGAGCGTTTTCTTTAGTCCGGAGACTTCACCCGTTTTAAGGCTTACAAAAAATGGACGGACCGCAATTTGGATCACTTCATCTTTCTGGTGGTTAAGCCCGGTTGTCTCAACATCTACAATAGCAGCAACTACGTCACCATCTTCCGGGGTTCGATCTGGTGGCCTTAAAGCATCCAGCTTACTTAAGATAATCTGTCCGTCTTGTTCTAAATGCTTCATTAACGCTCCACAAATGCTATTAAAATAATAGAGCCAACTTGCAAAGTGTACAACCTAAAGTTACCAGCTCCCCTTTATTTCTGAAGCGTAAACAACTACACCTTCACCGTCCACTTGGATCTGAAGCGGTTCATTCGATTTTAGTAAGCCAGCTTTCATAGCTCCCATCAAAGTATGGTGAAGAAACTTCGCTCCATTCCGGGCGTTTAATTCGCCCATTGAAATACGAAGGCCAGGATTACCACCCTTCGAAACTTTCTTAACGCCGCCGTAGGCTAACTGCATTACCTCTGCACCCCCGATGGCTTGCTGGATAATCTTTCCAGCACCGTCGAAGTTAGAACCACCGCTCGATACCTCGAGGTTCTTCATCAACTGCTTGGGGTCCTTTGTCGCCAACGCACCAGCATCCGCGACAGCTTTGGTGAACGCGCCTCCGCCAACTGACAAACCGATCTCACCCGCTTTTATCTTTACAACTTTCTTCTTATTACCACGCCCTTTCGGTTTTTCTTCTTCACCCTCGGTGAGGACTTGTTGAATAATTTGTCTTATCTGTTGCTCATTCATAATGGTTAAACTCTTTTATCTTAAGTGGAAAATTTCCTAATCCCGGTACGCTGTACCCTATATCTACATATCTTTTAATATCGTCTAAATGCTCATTATTAACATCAATAATCAACGCATCGTGAATTACGAAAAGTGGACGGCACTGTTTCGAAAACTTCTGCACAAAATGACTAAACCCCGCAATCGCGACATCAGCAGCAGTCGACTGAAGATAATTATTGATTAGAATACTTTCTCTTGCATTATCGACATCAATTGGCCGACCAAAATAATTCTGTATAATACCTTCTTTTGCTTGCTGAAACAAATGCCTCTTTAACGCTGATAGCTTGAAATATTCACTCACAGCACGTACAAGTTGTCTAGCAGTTATATCGACAGTCTCGGTAGCCAACAGTTTATTAAGCCTGGAATTACCTGCCCCATAAAGCGAACAAAGCACCGCGAGCTTCGCAGTGTCCCTTGATACTTTGACCCCCGTAGTTTCGAGGAAAGAAAGATACACGTCATTTGACGCATGCACATTCGCAAAGTTTAAAGCGACTCTTGGTTCGAGAGAAACAAAGTCAATTTCGAATAATCTCGAATTAGATTTTCTTGGTGCGAAAATACTTCGAAATTCTTTCTTAAGCGTCAAAACTTGCGGACCTGATTTGATGGTCAACCTGCCCGTCTTTGTAGAAACCCTATCATAGAATGGTACGTTTAGCAAGGAATCATGAGAACCAGACAACATATGACGAAGCACATGAGAATCGTTAGTTCGAATGAGTTTCTGTAATAAGACTTTGTCCACCTTCGCGCGCTCAAGTCTTGAAAACAATCGATTCGAATCTACAAAGAACGATGGATATTTGCTTTCAACAAAAAGCTCTTCTATCTTCGCCAGGTCTTCGACATAACTCCTAAAATTTTCCTTAAAGACTTCCCGCGGTAGAACAAATCTCCATGGAATTATCTTGGGGCCGTTTAGGTCTAAAAAGCTCTTTCGAAATTTTGCAGGTACAAAGTCTGGCATTTCTATACCATACAAACGTAATAGCGGCTCAAGAGAATCTGGTCGACCCTCACATCCCAGCACAAAATACTCACCGACCCCAATATCGCTAGTCCACCTAACCTGATTACCGCTAATGACCATGTGAGTCTCGGTCCCTAGATAATTTTTATGTAAGAGAATCGGCATCCTTTAATTTAAGAAGAAGAATGCTATTGTTCAGCTAATCAGCTTCGGAAAGAGCCGACAAGGCAGTTTTCACATTTCCAAACATACTGATGTATTTACCAAACGCATCAACCTGAGTCATCTTCAATTTCGTCTCAAATTTCCCTTGCTCTATAGTATGATCGATACCTGTCACAACAAACACGTTGTCGATTGTCGTGCCAGTTCCAAAATCGACAAAAAACTGCTGGCCATAACTCACCATCGGACAGCCATACGTCGACAATGAAAGCGAAACAGGGGTTGTCTGCAACGGAAGTCCTGCATCACGCGATCCTTGTGGACCATCGCCACCACCCTGACCGGCGCGCAGCATATTAACAGAAGCTAATTTAGAATTATTCATTGATGATAGATCAGCGCTCAATACAGCAGAGTTTGAACTACCGTAAATTATCGACGGCATGCTACTCATCATAAAGTTTTTCAAGGCTGGAAAACCACCTTTCATCCTAAAATATGTTTCATCTAAATCAATGTCTGATAGCTGTGGAGGATCTGTTGTTGTAGTCGGAACTGGCTCCATAATACCCGCATCCATTGCGGCCTGTAGGCCTTCGTAGAAAGCTGTCGTGTGATCCACACTCGCTCCTTCAGTACTAGAATCCGCATCCTCAACTTCGCCTGGGACGCCGCCGGCGGCTGATGAAAGCAAACCGATAGAATCGCTCCTTGCAGCGGTCATCATTTTCATGAGGGACGGATAGGCACCACAAGTGGTGTCATAAACATGGATGCGTAATATCGTGCCCCTCTTTCCTCGGGGATGAGTACCGACTTTACAAGGTACCGCTTGCATCTCCATCTTGATACGTGGCATCTTGAATTCAATGTCTGCATCTTCTCCATAGGCATCTTCTAAACGCTTTTTCTTTTCATCATTTAGCGCAGTAGCATCCTCTGAAAATTCTTCCTTCATCGACGTCTCGCCCTCATCATCAGTTTCATAAAGGGCCGTGAGACCGTAAACATAAGATGCCTGATTGTGAATAAATTCTTTCGAAACAAAGCTCAAAAAAGCGCTAAGAGGAATATTGACAGTCGTCTGTGTCCGCTCTTCGAACTTTGCCTCAAAATCTTCAATTCTTATCGGGATCTGGGCAATATTCAATATTGATAAATAACTTGATTTATCGTTGACAGGATAAAAGACAAACTGAATCTCGTCAAAGCGCCTGGTCGATGCCAGCGGTTTTCCAACCATATACAACAACATTGCCCCAAAAGAAACAAATTTTGGATCGTTATATCTCGCATTCACATACTTGGTACTACCATGAGCGCCCCGAACAGTGAAGGCAAATGGATCCTTACCGTTTTGGCGCATACTCTTTAAGTGCTGGATCTTTGACGCGACGGCATCTGCAATTGTTTGTTTTGCTGCTTCCGCTACACCACCCGTCCCGCTAGACCCGAACATTTCTTCTAAAGTGTCTCGTAGATCCGCTGTCGCTGGATCAGTTGTATTTCTCTTGGCAGCAATAAAGGCTTTTATGGCGTCAGCAGTCTCTTGATCAACAGTCATTGCAGAACTAGTATCAGAAGCTGCTGTCATAAAAGACGACCCAAACATGTCTTTAGCTGCCGCTGTATCACCCGTTGCTTCAGCATCATCCATAATCTGCTCTTTAATAACCGCAATCGCTTCAGTCAACTCTTTCATAACCTCTAATACGTTATCAACATCTTCTCCCTGGCTAAGGTTCGCAGTATCAACATTAGCAGAGCCCTTCATAGAAAGCTTAAGCTTGATCTTAACCTGACCCACTTCATCAAATGAAAATGAGCTATTAACGACCATATATTTTTTAGTGACCTTCATTAAGTCTAGGAACGCGCCGTAGAAATTACCAGAAAGCTGGCCCGCATTTGGGCCGGCTGCTATTGTATGACCAGAAGGATCGGGATGAGACCACCCGTAGGTTATCAAGAGTTCAGTATGTCCGTATAAGTCTGGTTTAACAAATTCAGATATTTCTGATATTCGAGACCTGTCATGCATGGTCAGAGACAATTCAGCTGTTTCATGAGACATCATTCCTGAGGAGGGTGTGACAGAAACACTAAACCCCTCAATCGACATCATGGGCCTAAAAGGATCTATGATCCCTGCGCCACGACGTCCACCGACAGATGGAAGATCTTCTACATCACCACTTGACCCTCCAGAAGCTGCCTGGAAAGGCTCATAATCTTCATAACGCTCCATTCGAGCATCGGGCCCTGTACCGATAACTGGTACAAGGGTTTGTGGCGCAGTAAACATCTCCATACCAGATGTTGCGATAGCTGGATCCGGGTCTTCCTCTTCATCTGCATCTTCACCAGGAGGGTACGCGGCATCATACGCGTCAGCCGCTTGTTGTTGTTGTTCAAATTCATAAAGCGCGGACTCGTCTAAAGCAGATGCCATAAAATAATCTGCTGTATCCTCTTCAATCTGACTACTACCTAGCAAAAATTGCATCAGTCCCATAGTCTGAATTCGATTGTCATCCCCAAGAGAACGCCTATTAGTGATCACCGTTATGTCAAGATAAGGTTGGCATCTCGAAATTTCTAAAGTCGGTAATGAAGTCATGAAAAGCGCAACAGCACCAGTGTCTCTTTTTGCGGGGGTCAACTTAGGACTCAAGATCTGAAGTGCACCAAGACTGGGGGTGAATTTCGTTGGTGAAGCAAACGCACCATTGATTGCGCCTTCACCTTCGTCAGTGATTTTGCAACAGTCTTTTACTGAATATCTACTGACTATCCACTCCCCCGCACCGGTGGGGACTCCCGAAGGTAAAGATACGCTTTCAAAAGCTTCCGGCTCACCCACAAAACGATAAAGTTTCTTTGACAACGCAGTCATGTCTGAAACTTCTCCAGACGTAGAACCATTCATCAAATCCACAAGTCCCTGAAATCCCTGCATCAGAGTAACGCCACCCTCTGTTGTATTGGTAAACGCCCGTATAACCTTGGCCATCTCAGGGTTGGGGTCTAGATTCACAGTTCCGAAATCGCTGATAGAGTCATCATCACCAAAAGCAAGAAGTGACATAAAGTCTTCTTTAGAAACTATACTGAAATAGCGTCCTAGCTTGTCAACAATGTCTCCTAATCTATCATCATATACTGCCATTAGGTCTATCCAATGAGTGCCACAATCTGACCGATGTCTGTGGGAATTTTAAGATATATTCCTGCCGGCACCTGTAAACTCCACCCAATTCCACTCGCACCTGCGATTACCCACCACAAAGAACCATCACCATAAAAATCTCCAGCGATAACATCTAATCGTTGAGCTTCTTTCGTTATGTGACCTTTCCAAGCTATCGAACCAGCCGCGACAGCGGATGCCACGATATAACATGCATCAAAAGTCCCATAAAACTTTCCATTAGCTAACTTTGGTGCTCTCTGATATCTGTTAATAGGCATTAGACTTCTCCCTCAGTTGAACCATAGCCTTTAGAGATGCTGTCTGCAAAGCCCTCGAGGGTATCGGCATTGGTATCGGTGTTCTCGAAGCCTTGGACGTGAGAAGACCTTCTGTCACCGCCTGTAGCGGGTCTACCTGCACCACGTGAATAATAATCTTGGCCAAGACCGCCAGCGATTCCACCGACTGGATAGTTGTAGGCCCGCATTGCTCCATTATTATCAAGACCCGGTACAATATCATGAATCGGACTAAAGGATACGCTACACTTTATGAACTGCGGTGCTCTTCGGCCTATGCCGCGCATATCCCACATGGCTTCGCCCCAGTCCATGTCAAAGCTAGTTATAACCCCTGCTAAACCCCTTCCGCCAGCTGCCTCGAATGAACGCACAATCGCGTTGTTGTTAGGATTAAAGAAATTGTAGATATCAGTTACTTGATCTTCTAACGTTATCTCAGTCGTTGCTTCAGCTTCCGCAGGTGCCGGATAAACGGGAGATAAATCCGCGCTTGTAACAACATAAGCATGTGTGTGCCCCTTCGCGGTCACCGGACCATACGGATCTGCTGGATCATCCACGTCTGATAGCGTTACAAGATACTCAGTGTAGATACCTTCATCTCTTAGATCTTCATTTGCATCAGTCTCCATATTAATTTCACCACCAGCAAAATTACCTGAAGAATCTGACACTCTTCTAGCTAGAACCCGGACTAGCGCCTCGGAATAAAATCGCGACCGAAACGGAGTCGACTCAATATGGTCACCAGATGTAGGTGGAGGTGGAGGAAACATCGACGCCCAATCACCAGAGTTGTAGTATCCCGCGGGATCCGCTGGGTTGCTCTTGTCTGCGTCCATATCATAAGTAGTATAACCTTCCCCGTTAGCTTTCATGATAGCGATACCGCGCATATCACTACCTGGATCAGAAATGCTTCCGGGCCAATACCCAAAGTTTGGATCGTCATATACCACAGGTTGTTCTGCAATGGCGTCATTTATCGCGGCGATAGTGGCGGCATGCTCAGAAGCGGCTTCATCTTCCGCTATCTGCTGTTGCGCTTCTGCCTCGGCGGCATAAGTCAGATCAAACGGAGCACCTGCCCAATCGTTCCCAGCGGAATCTACTCCGCCAGCCGGTACTGAGGTACCTCCTGCAGATGCTGGCAGAGCAGGAATTGCTTCGGACATTCCAAAAATACGAGCAAGATCAAAGCGACTGTAATTGCTGCGAATAACGTCACCGACACGCAAGCGTATAACGGGAGATGCAGTGGGTATTTGAGAAAATGGCATAACGAATTTCTTGTTACCGGCCTTAACGGGCTTACCCATAGAAAATTGTGGGTAACACATCGAAACTAGCTTATTGACGCTCCACCACATTGAATCAAAGTCTTCGGGGTCAGTTGCAACCAGCGTCCATGTTAATGAAATAGAGCGAGAAGTATTTTGATAAATCTTAACAGGATCAATACGTCCATAACCCGCTGACTCAGCATAACTGACAGAATATGAGTCTGAGAGAGACTCTAGAAATGCGTGGAAGGAAATCACTTCATTAGTTCTTAAATCATGAAAATAAAACGGACAATATTCAGAATCAAGCTCATCTTCAACTGCGTCTAAATACTCTTTGGGTAATCGATGAGATGCCACCAGAGCAACTTTTCGGCGCTGGCTGGAGACGTTTGAACCATCCGGATACCGTGGGGCACCTTTAGTATTCCAATATTGACTCGGAGAATTAGTCTCCGCATCACCGAGCTTCACCATATTGCCAAGAGCATAACCTGCCCTATAACCGTATAAAAGAAAAGCATTTGAGTACTTCTGTGGTAATAGGATGAGGGACGGTGATGATCGGTGGCGCCATGCCAGCATCTTACCTGCTGCTCGACTTTTTCCCTGTCGTGTTTGGCCATTGTTCGGCATGTCATCAATCGAATCAACGATCGCAAACTCTCTCCTGTGCATGCCCAAGAATGTACTACCCATTTGCGCAAGGGTGCAATAAAAACGCCAAGAGCGATATCGGTTCAACGCTGTTATTAGGTTGAAGAGGATTACAGCAGGATCAGGTGAAGTGGGTACAAGGTCTATAAGGTTGTTAAGCAATTGCTTCATATCTATTCTGATCGAACGTAAAATTGTTGCATAATACCCAGAAGAATATTGCATGTTACGGAAATTTGGGATCGGGTCAGGAAACAGCAGCCCCGCAAACCAGACTGCTAGCACAAGCGGAGCAGGAGTCGATGGAAACGGAGGTGACGGGAGCCCAGAGGGAGGCGGTGCGGCAGAATCACCGGGAGCAATCTGCATCTTGAAGAAAGCGACCACTCCCCAACATACGCATGTATGGAAATCATCATTCAAGCCACCTGGGATTGATAATTTTTTAAGAAGCTTTGCGCTACCGACAACTTTACGATGTTGGCCCTTCCTCATATTTTGAGGATTTGTGGGATCTGGTATCGTACTCGCGGATGCAACGCTCTCTATAATCGTCATAACTGCGCCGAATACTGTACACAGCGCTGCCATCTCAGCCAGCGCGGTGACGCCTGTCAAAACCTGCGGGACGGTCGCAAATTCAAATTTTTCATATGGGTTATTTAGCGTACCCACGCTCTTCTGCGGAAGTAGAGGTGATCCATCTATGTCGTCGTAACGTAGCTCTGCGTTGTCGATAGAGGGTCGGTCAGGCGCATGATAAGCATTCTCTGCTCGAATGTCTTCAGTAGAAACCTCTTGTGCACCAGTCTGTACGAATGTGGGCAGTATACTCTCTGCCATCGCAGCGACACCTACAGGATCCTGATTTCCCATTCTATGTCCAGAAGCCCTCATGAGCATTGAGTAGGCGACCTTTTGCATATCATCAATGCTAGTTCTATTGGCATATTGATTATATACACCGTACGCGCCCTGCTCTACAGGAATTCCTGGTTCGGTGAATTCACCGTGCTCAATATAGGGAGAACTAGTGGGCATGGGATCAAAACGATTTCTGCCCAATAGTGAAGAAATTTTGTGCTGGACGGGTGTCGCACCAGCAGGGTTATCAAAGGCGGTCTGACCAGACGTACCACCTATACCGGGAACATCATTTTCCTGGGTTGAGACAATATCGCGATAAAGAAAGTGGCCGTCATTTTGTGAATTTTTGTCTATGATATCTTGAAGACCGCTAGAGCTACCCTCGAATTGTCCAGAGTTACTTAACGTTTCAAATTTTCTAACAGCAGCTTCAGAAGCGTGGTCACCCGTTGGGAATGTGTCCGTAAACCCAGCAGTCTCATCTTGACCACCAGTCACAAATTCAGCTGGGGTACCGTCAGGATTCACAAGCGAAAATTCACTACGCGGATTGTTGGGGGAAATCGGAAACTTGTTCCCCATCATCGCGTCGGTTGTTATTGAGCTTAAATACGAAGCAAGGGTATCCTTGGCAGGGATTGATAAATCATCCCCAACTACAAAAGTATCACCATCACCAGTCGGTTCTGGAATAAAATCACTTGATGTAGGATCGTCAGCGCTCATAAGACCTTATTCTCTATCTTCCTTAAGTATTCGCTCTTTTAACTTTTCCATAACAGCTTCATCGTTAAAAGCATTCTTCAGAACATCAAGAGCTTTTTGAAGCTGCGGGTATAAATCTGTCCCCAATATCTTTTTTGCTTCCTCTGACAGATCTGCTTTCTCATTATCCGTTAATTCATCAAGAGATTTCTCACGCATAGTTTTAGTTTTGTCTTCTTTGCTCATTTTCATAGTCTCCTTTATTCACCGCCGGCGGCTGCTAGCGGGGTTGTCATAACTGATTTATCTACCAACACCTTTCCTACCTTGTTGGCGTCCATAGTTACCTGAACGTTTAAAGTTATATTAACCGGTTCGTTTGTAATTGTGAAGGACCCATCGCCTGTTCCGATCGCTGAAGCGAAGTTGTCAAGCGCAACTGCAGCGCTTACTTCGCCTATGCTGTTTAGCGCTTCGATTGAAGCCACAACCTCAGCGACCATCTCAGTGACTGCTGCTGCCATTCCGCCACCCTCGAACATCGCCATATAACCAGATAACTCATTAATCTTCTCGCCAAAAGTTACCATCTTGGTTAGAGCCTCTATCCCAAGGTCAAACTTCGTTAATAGCGCGGCATCCCAGGTACCTGTGTTATCTGCTAGGGCTTCGAAGACATCTCCGATATCGTAATAACCATCCCAATAAATCAGGTGCTTCACAGCACTCATCATATTTGCAATCGCCATGCTTGCGCCGCCCTCAAAGTTACTCCCCTCAAGAGAACCTATAACATCTGCAAACTTCGTCACCGCGTCCATGGCCAAACCAACCACTTCAAGCTTCTTCACCGCTGCATCGGGATTGGCGATCTTAACAGAAAGAACTGCTTCGATTAGCGACGGTAAGTGCATCTTAACAGCCTGTACAATACGTGCTATCATTTGCATCAATTCGCCCAAGCTTTCCTGTAGGGTTTTGCCTGCAGAAAACCAACCAGCTGTTTTGGTGGGTGGCATTAGTTCTCCAATCGCACCGATGGATTCACCAAATTTGGCCACGGCTTCCATAGCCATTGCGACAAGCTTAACCTTGACTTCTGCTGCTTTCGCATCAATATTGTCTGGTACTGCTTCTATAACTGCCTTTATAATCTGCGGTAGATTACCCTTGATCATGTTGAATATTGAGGTAAATATTGGCTTCATTTCGCTAAGCGTTTGACCCATCGATGGGCCCGACTTGACAAACCAGCCAGACTGTTGGCTTGCATTTCTATCCATGAACATCTGCGCTATCGAACCAACAGCCTCGATTAGTTTCGCTACAGCTGATACTGCTGCTCCTATAACCTCAGCCTTCACTCTTGCCATCTCAGGATTATCCCCGATGTTAATCTTTAAGATGTCGGCGATCATTGGAGGAATGTGTTCCTTGACTGCGCCCATAATGGTTCCCATCATGTCGCCATACGTCTTCATAAGACTGGCAGCACCTTCAGGATCTCCAGACCTCATAAATCCACCACCAGCCAGATCGGCAATCGCATCCATCAATCCAGGCGGGGGCTGCATGGCTTGAATCAGGTTCCCAATCGCAGCCAAAACTCCACCAATCGCTTCGAGTTTTGCAATATCACCCTCTTTCATCACAGATAACATCTTTACAAGCGCAAAGATAAGTTCCTTTGCTCCACCGAAAATAGCATTGATAAAGCCAGCTGCGCCTTCTAATATCGCACCAGACTCTCCACCACCTGAGCTTGCCAAAACATCAAGCATCGCGATCTTATAAACAAGGTCACCCATCTGCTTAACGGCATCAAAGACTTTCAGCAACGCATTGATTTTTAATATGAATAATTTCGGATCCCCGATTGGCATATCAGCGATTATACGCAGAGCAGGAACTAACGAGTCCAGCATAGCATCTGCCATCTTCTTTACGACCCTAAAGCCCGCTTCGATCGGTTTCATCATACCCGGGAAAAGATACTTCACTAATGACTTCGCAGATATCGACATCTCGATAATCGCGTCCATGGCCATCTGCATGCCTATCGCTATCCACATTAATTCTTTGCCATCAATACCCGACATCGATGACATTAATTCTTGCAGCGCCGGTGCAAACGTCTTTGAGACTACAAAGGTGAACGCAGCCGCGGCGATCAGGCCGACACCACCGACAATCATAATAGGAATCATCAGTGCCACCAGGGCGCTGGTTCCAGCAAGAAGTACAAGCGCTAACATGGCCAGCGTTAACTGTAACATCGTGACAATAACACCCGGTAAATCAACAGAACTATAAACAGACTGGAATAACTGGAACGCCAGGCCGAGCACAGATAAACCAACCGCCACAAATAATGCACCCAACAACGCACCGACTGTGTCCATACCGGCATAAAGATTGAAGAGCAGTGCCGTCGCACCGATAGCAGCTGTTAACAAAACAATTCCAAGAAGGAAAAGCATGCTCATCGCTATGGTACCCATATCAAGTGAATTTATTATCATCGATGCCACCCACAAGGCGCCCAAAAATGCTACCACACCAACAAGCATGAAAAGAGCGCCCATAAGCATGGGCCCGATTGCAGAGCCGGCTTTCTGCATTGGCTTAGAAGCCTTAATTAGCAATACCGTAGCGCCAACTGCGAGCAGCATAACCACCAAGCCCATAAGGCCCTTCATAATATTACCAAAACCAACTTCGCCAACTACGACGCCAACAGCACCGATGCCTAAGGCAAATGCGCTACCACCGATAACCAGTAACGCCCCAGCTTTCACCAAATTCTGAGTACGCTTCTTTGTCACGTTCAGCTTGGATGCTGCTTTTATCATCGGTACCATCGCAAAGATTGCGGCCGCCATTAGAATTACGCCGAATGTTCCAGCTAGTATTTTTCCGAAACCGACCTGTGAGACCACTTCACCGACGACCCCCAAGCCAACTACGAAAGCAGCTCCACCGACTGTCATCATTAGAGCTGCGGCGAGGAGTTTTCCGATAGACTTTGTAATTTGGCCTTCTTGCATCTCGTTAGCAGTTTCGACCATGAACTTAGTTGCCCATATCCCTCCTACCAACGCAATGACAGCGGCGACGACAGCCATAAATGGAACAGAAGACAAGATCTTCGCCATCAATGTTATCCCTATGGCGAACAAGATCATTGCGGGAATCATTGCAGCTGCCAGCAACGTTAAATTGATCGCTGCCTTTCCGATATCTTTTTTATCTATTCCGCCAACTTTCTCTATAAAGCACTTCAGGCCGTCGGCCAGCCCACCCATACCTTCTCTAATACCATCACCGGTGGATTTAGCATTCCCTTGATTGGCTCTGCCGGCGTCGTCGGTAACACCGCCCATCAGTCCGATAAGTTTATCTGTCGCCATCTTTATGAGCGCGCCCTTGGCGGCAGTAAGAGCACCTGTCAAAATCATTTTTCCAAACACAAACGCAGCCATGGCACCACCGACCATGAGGATCTTATCTCCATGCTTCTCAAAAACTGCGCTAAGAAGATCCAGTATCGCGTCTAAAAGAACTGGAGCTGCCTCTATTAGCGCTGACCCAATTCCAGAAAGCGCTTCGACTAGAGCTCCGCCAATGCCCTTCTCACCAGCATTTTTAACTGCATCTGGGTTTCTAATATAGTCTGCGATTCCCTTAATCATGTCCGCAAACTTTCCAACGATCCACGGTATCATCCCGGCGATAAACGCCCCGACCATCTCGATACCTTTGATGAGCGCGTTCTTAAGCTTCTGCATGGCTGGACCTTTTTTGCCAAAGAACTTCTCGAATTCTTTGCCCATATCTTCAGCCATGTTCTGAGGACTGTACGTCCCTTTTCCGGTCAGCGAATCCTTGAATCGTTTGAATATCCCCAAAAGACCAGTACCGGTTAGGCCGCCCTTCTCGTTAATACCCAAAAGGTCTCTCAAGTCTTTGGGATCGAACAGATCTTTAAGGCCGTCCCACACTCCTAAATCGCCCATAAGATCAGCAAACATCTTTCCAAGCTGTTCACCGAACTGAAACACAACCTTTAAGGAATCACGAATCTGCTGGATAACTGCCTGAAATTCCTCGGAAGACGCCAGGCCTTTCATGAACCCCTTAGCGAACGAATCAAAGAAGCCCTCGACTCCGCCGCCGCCGCCTTCTGTCATTTTCTCAATAGAGTCAGCAAGCTTAGACATCGCTTCTTCTTGCGACATAGCGTTCTCTTCAGCGTCTTCAGCTCCAGCCTCAAGATCCTCATAAGATACGCCCTGGTTTTCTGCGGCTAACGCATTCTCCATAGCGGATACAGATAGACCCATTTGCTCAGCAAGGAGTGCCTTCTCTTGTCGAGTCATATCTTCGACTGACTTGCCAGCCTCGTGGAACGCATCACGCATCATGTCAATTCGCTCAGCAGGATTCTCAGCGTTCATCATCTCCATAGTATCAAGCTGCATTCCGAAAGCTTGGTTCAATTGAGAAACAGAACCAGCAGCATCTTCAAAGTTGTCGAACTTGCTGATAACGCCCTGGAGGTCTTTTGCCTCTAGCCCTAATTTCGCCATATAGGTTGCAGTTGCACCAAGCTGCTTAACACTCATATTACCGAAGTTCGCAACATCTTCAGTAAGAGCAGACATATTCGCACCGATTATCTTGCTCGAAACCCCAAACTTGTCGCCCATCTGAATTGCCATACTCGCGGTGGCGGTTAACATATCACCGACATCTTCGCCGGCGTTTTGAGCTTTTCTTGTCATTTCAGCAAGGGCTTCATTGGTCATTCCCAAGCCCTTGTTCATCGTAACCATCATCGCAGCATTTTCAGCAATGGAATCTGAAAGCATACTGAATGCAGCCCCAGCTGCTCTAGCGACTTCAGCAACAGCCTCTAGTGCTGCTGCCATCCCAGCGCTTCCCCGACCAAAAACCTCACTAACACTAAGGCCGGTCTGCGCGAGGGCACCAGTCGATGACGTAAGGTCATCAAAGCCATCCATTATGGCCTTACCCTCATTAGACGCTAACGAACCGAACTCACCCCTGAGTTTTTCCATAGCTTGAGTTAGTGCGCTAACTCCGCCGCCGCCGGTCGTCGCCATATCCACCAAGCCGCCAAGCATCTTGAATGGCATCGAAATAATCGCTGTACCAACACTCATGAATCCACTAGCCATGGAACTTAACGTACCCACAACCATGGTTAGCGTTGCCTTGGCGCTATTGAATCCTTTGATTATTCCGCTAGCAGCCGATGCGGCAGCAACGTCTGCTGTCTTGATCTCCTTGACCATTTCGCCAAAGCTTTTGGTAGTCCCATCGGCGGCGCCCCCAGCTTCATCTATAGCGCCGGCGACGTCTCGCTGACCGTCTGCTGCGGCTTGTGCATTTGAGGCAGCATCTTGAAGACCGCTATTTATTTCGTCGAGCCTTGCGGCGACCTGGTCTAAATCTTTGCACTCTAAAGCTTTGCACAATTGTATTGCTAGCTGCGTTTGGCTGGTCAGCTTTTTCGCTTGGGCATCCATCAGCGCAGCGCGCTCATTCAGCAGTTTATTGATCTGCTGCTGGATTCCTAATTGGTTCTGTAGCTCTTTTGAGTCAGGCATCTAACAAACCACCCTGTATACCATTGCATACACTAAATATGGTAAACAGAATTCTACAAACAATAAATTGATATTAGAAGGGCCAAACAAACCCTGTCTTCGCATGTAGAAGTTTTGCAGCTTTTTTCTTCGACTCTAAGACGGGAATAACATCGCTTATATTCTTCTTCGTCTCGAGAACCACATAAAGCGCTCTAGACTCTCTTAGCGTCCGCGCGAACAAATCAATCGTTTTTTCAGATCCGCTCAATTTTATTTCAGCGATTTCACCGCTGATGTATCTGGCGCAATCTTTTAGAAACTGTCTTTTAGCTGCATTCATTTCCAACACCTCTAAGATAACTATGTGAATCTACGTAATTTTGCTGGAACTTGTGACCTATATCTTCCCATCATCGCTCTTGCGTCAGGGGAATTTTGGTGTGCCGCGTGGGTTGATTGGTTCTTGTTAGATTTCTTTATCTCATCGTTGAGTCGCCGAATGAACCAATGTCGAATCCACACGGGGACGTTGTAGGCTTCTATATACGAGAAGCCCATATAGTACATCAGCAGAAATATCTGCTCTAAATAGAACTCTTTTGTACTATGAGTCAGGCCAAAAAAACGCCGCCCCCAGGGGCAGTCTAACCTCCGAGTGCTCTAGACATGCTGGACAATCCATCCAGGCCTTCATATCTATACCCGGCTCGTTTTTATCAATATGCTTGCGCAAAAACAACGAATCTCTTGCGGGCAGACTAGAGGCGAACATATCGAGCTTCGTGCGATCTGTCACGCCATTTACAGCGACAATGGAGTATCTCAATCTTTGTGTTACAAGATTCTCTGAACGTTGTCCCTGCTTCTTACGGCGCTCTGACGCCGTCATAATATCTTGTTCATCAGTACCAGTAAGAAGCTTAAAACGGCACTTCGCTTTAGTCACAGGAAGCTTAACCTCAAAAATATTCGTTCCATTTGTAATTGGATCAATTTCCAACCGCTTAATCGGAAGTTCACCCAGATTAAAAGATTGCTTTGAGCGCTCACTGCATGCTGGACAATCAACCTCTACGTTATAATCAGCGCCGTAGCCTGTCACACGTAGAGCAACCATCAGGGCATTTCTATCCCCAGCGAGCATTGAGTCTGGATCGACTCTCTTATCAATCATACACGACTTGATGAGATGACTTATTACTGTCCCTTTCTTGATTAGGGCTTTTGAAGTAAGAATATCTTCTTCTCGAGCCGTCATCGCTCGAATCTCAACAGTATTTTTTCCGGAGAGGGGGTGATCAGCATCATAACACTTTCCACCCGACGGTAGCGGTACCGTCTCTACAGGAATTTCAAAGCCAAAATCATCTTTCATAACATTTCTGGCTGGCATGTGCTCTTTCATCGAACCAAATATTTCACTTCGTTCGGTGGGACCACCTTTTTCAGTTGACATACGTACACCTCATATTAGTTTCCAACATTATGATTATCTTAAACCGGGGAGGTGGGGTGTAAAACAAACCACATAAAAAAAGAGCGCGGTAAACCGCGCTCTTTAATAGGAAGTAAATGTAATGATCAGTATTGAAGCACGCAATTATCAAAACGGATTGACAATGCAATTTCAGCAGGGTCTTCCGAGCCGTAATCCAAATCACCGAAACCGGCTGATGTGAGGAAACAACCCTTCATATCCCAGAGTTCTACCACGGTCCCTACGGGATCGAGAAGCTTTAACTGGCAGTCGCGCTTGTAAAAGTCAGCATAACCACCGCGACCTGATACAGACTCATAGTGGGTACGAACCCATTCCATGACCTGCTGTGCGCCCGAAGGAGCAATAGGATCGTGTAGTGTTACTGACAGAGCGTCGAACTTCGTCTTACCTGCAATAAAGCGGGTAGAGTTAATAAAGGGAATTTCAACCTCAGCGGTGTTCATTGTGGGACGAGCGGCCGTCTTGATCAAAAATGCGTCAATACCTTCGATTGCGAACACCCATCTGAATTTTCTTTTGGGCTCAAACTTGTTCGGCAACATATCGGTAACTGATAGTGTTTCTGGCATTTTATCTTACTCCTTGTTCTTATCTAACTATATAGTTCTTGGATTAAATGTCCATACCGGCGTTAGTTACCACAAAATCTAGTGATATAAACTCGACTGAACGAACAGGCTGTAAGAAGATCTTACCTCGTACCGTGTTATTTTCCACGTCAGCCTGGGTGGTTGTGGTTGCATCAATCTGCACCTTGAATCTTTCAAGACCCTGCTGCTGCTGAATTCTACCTAATATTGGATTAACAGCAGCTGAGAATCTTGCTAGGGTAGCTTCTCTATTCGGCTCGAAGAGGAATGTGTTTCCAATCGCTCTTACCTGACGACGAATGTCGATGAGTAGTCTTCGAACATTAACTCGGTCCAACGCGCTCTGCGCGGCGAGTAATGTTTTCTGGCCGAATACCATAACTTCCTTAGATTGTGGGAACGCTGTGATAGGATTGATATCAGCATCATAAAGAGCGTCGAGGTTAGTCCTATTAAGCTTTACTTGACTTTCGGTAACATTCTTTAGTGCTCCTCGGGTGAAGCCAGCGGGGGCAAACCAAGGATACGCAACCTGATCATTGAGACCAAATGCCCCGAGAACCGCAACACTTGGGGGTGCAACAACAGTCTGTCCGGTTGCAACCTCTGTCATCAGTACATCAGGAAAGTACGCTGCTGCGAATGAAGAATCCAAGTTTCTACTCGTGAATGCAGTCACAGTATTTGTCACGCTAATCAGGTCGGAAGAACCAGTCACAATATTACCTAGATTATTCTGCGCTTCAATATCCATTAGATACATCGCATCAAAGCGATCCTCAACAGTCGTAATCGCGTAATCAGTAACAGACGAATGACGGATACCTGGAATAGCAAGAAGCTGGATATTCACGTCTGAGCGCTCTTCAAGGATGTCTAGAGCCTTACGATACGCTGCAACTGTAGGTCCATTTGTCTCGCCCTGGTTGGAATCGTCCATCTCTCTCTTGCAGGCAGTTGAAGACATTGTTGCCTTTTCTTTATCGAGGATATTCAACCCATCGAAACCGCCCTGAGCGATAAACGTATATTTCAAGAATCTTCTTGCTGAGGATAGACCGAAGTCCTTCGATACAGAAAGCAACCTTGTAGAAGACGAAGAGCTTCCGTCAATATCATTCATCGTGCTGGCGGCCACACCCGTTCTCTTGTAGGTAGCAGCTGCCCACTGATTCGCATCAGCTTGGTCAGACGTGGTGGTAATAACCTGGATATTCTCTAAGGTAAACTTATTGTTGTTGAATCTATCAGAGTCAAGAATGGTGCCACCGCTATCAGCTGTTCCAGCATTGTCTCCGACCATCGCAGGACGATAAGTCTGGTGATAGTTGGGGAAGTACTTCGAGAATGAATCCATCTGAGCATCGTTCACTGTACTCTCATTCGGAGTTGCGACGCGCATCTTCTTTTCAAACTGAACTCCCCAGTAAAGATTACCAGCCAGTTTCTTCTTAGGTGCTTCACCCTTAGAAACGCTAGCACGGAATGGAACAGGGGGCTGCACAATACCAAGCGAAGGATATGATCCAATTCCTACCGCGAAGTCCGCAGAGTCTACCTTGAAGATTGCAGAAGCCGATGTGACCAAGTGTTGAATTCCACGGAAACCGCATGGGAGAGCAGTCGCTGGAATCTGTCCCTTATCAAGAGCATCAACTGGATCGATTCGGATGTAGTTAGACTTATTGGGGTATGATCCCTCAACAACGAGCTTCTGTGAACCGGCACGCTTGTCGAAATCGTAGAAAAGATAATAATCACCGATCACTCTAGCGACATACCTCTCATCTAGAGGATTAAGAGAAAGCTTGGGGAACTTCTCAATAACTTGTGGAAGGTCGTCTGTGTCGTTATAGTCACGTACAAGTAGATCGAACGTTCCAAATTTGTTGTTAATGTTGGTAGACTTGACGATATTCTCAATAGAGATCTTAATTCTCTTATTTCCTATCGCACCATCATCAAGGCAGTGCACAGAAAATAGGTCCTTCGGCTTACCACCGAACGCTTGAGATATAACCTTCGGAGTCTTAGCAGTCCGGAAACGATCACTAAACCCTTCAAAGTCAGGGATCGTTGCAGACCCAGCTCCACGTCCTGCTGACGAAGTTACGAGGAATGCGATATCTTCATACTTTATACTCTTCCCAGCAATAGTTCCATTAACGGTGGGGTTGTAATTGTAGGACATTAGCGCCGAACCTGTCGGGACTGCCATGTTGGGGAAGATGTCGTAGTGAGCGTATAGAAGGTGACCAGCTTTCTGGGATAACGTCGGATCAGTATTTAATACGTTCGCAAAATAGTTGGGGGCAAGAGGATCAAAAGACGCAGTTATTACTGTAGGATATGAATCAGTGTGAGTATGACCATTTAATAGAAGCACAAACTCCTGCTTTCCACCAGCGATATCAACAGCACCCAGAGTTGAACCCGCATCGTCTCCTGCCGCGGAACCGAATGATTCTCTGCAAGCGTAATTAAGAGCCGTAGGAGATCCAAGCGGAGTGTTATTACCACTGAAATTTCCGCCGCCATGAAAACCAGTTGTTGTCGCTCTTGAAGCGCTTAACGCTGGTAGTACTCCAGAAGGAGCCATAAGGACCCCTCGAAGGACGGGTTGTGATGCCTTAAGACCAGCGTTTGTGAAGAGGCCCGAACTGTTCTGTTCTGCCATACAAACCGCGAGGAACGAAGTTCTTCCCAAGCCGCCGTTCTGCGTCGCCGCTGGTGCTGTTCCAGCAAAAGCATTTTGTCCAAGGATTCCATTCGCCTTTGGCAGCTGCTGACCGACGGTGAAGCCGGCATTAGTAACAGAACCGTTTGTATTACGCTTCTTACCGTCACCGATACCAAGCGTACGCAAGTAGGTTCCAGCCTGAGCATATGTCAGCCATTGCCTCATAGCCATCGGCCCAAATTTTGTACCGTCTGTATTGCCGAATTCAGCAATAAAATCGGCAAAAGTTGCCATTGTAATCGGAACGAAAGCACGTCCCTGATCAGCCATGCCAATGACTCCGGCAGGTGTTCCCGAGGGTCCCACTGATGTTGGACCGGAAAGGTCTATTTCTCTGGTAGAAACGCCCGGGCTCTTAAATGTAAGTTCAGCCATTTGAAATAATCTCCTGTATTCTTTTCCTAACTATATTAGTCAAACGATACGCCGCTGTTTGTTATGATAAAATCAATCGCAATAAATTCGATTGCTCTTGTCGGTACGACGACGATGCGACCATTCAAGCGATTGTTCTCAACATCTTCCACTGAATTATTTGAACCATCCATGACCACCTGGAAGGATTCAATCCCTTGTTGTGATTGGATCGTGGCAAGTAGCGGAGTAACTTGATTGATAAAACGTGCCCTTGTAGCATCTGTGTTGGGCTCAAACAATAATCTGTCTGCAACGCCCACAACTTGTCTCTTGACTTCAAGTAGCATTCTTCTAACATTCACTCTGTCAAGAGCAGACTTCGCCATTTGACATGTCTTCTGACCAAAGATAACGAAGCTTCCATCCGAGAAGTTAGCAATCGGATTAATTCGTGCATCATAAAGATCATCTCTGTCAGCCGCTGAAAGTCTTACCTCAGTATTACTTACAATCCCTAGACCGCCTCGATTGAAGCCGGCGGGTGCGAACCATGGATAAGCTACCTTATCGTTATATCCAAGCGCCTGCATAACCGCGACGGAAGCGGGAACCTGAACCTTCGAGCTTGTATTAGAGTCTGTAATAAAGACGTCAGGGAAGTATGTCGCAGTGTAGTTGTTGTCGAACACTCTGCTCTCGAACTGTTCTGCTGTTTCTCTAACATCAGGTACAGAGTAAGACGCGCTAGCGATCAATGAACTATCTTCCATACCGAAGAGGCGTGTTTCGCTCTCTGTCCATGCAGGAATATCCATAACATACATCGCCATAGAATAGTCTCTAGTCTTCTCAGCCGCCCAATCTGTAACGAATGAATCTCTGATTCCAGGAATCGCAAGAATATTAATTCTAGTAGTCGTAGCGTCCGTCATAATCTCGGCAGCTTTACGATATGCAGCGATGCTATTGTTAAGTCGACCATCACCAGCTGGGTTAGATGCCATTCCGATTGTAGAGGCCTTGAACTCATCAGAAGCCTTTCCAGTAAGACCACCAGAGCTAGCGTCGGTGGAGCTGGCCCTATCTGTCATATAGTACATGTCTTTATCAAGAATATTCACACCATCAAATCCGCCGTAGAACGGAACGTTGAACGCAGTATACGAAGTAAACCTGTTGAACTTAACCGAGCTAGACTGAATTAGGGTCGCAAGTGAAACGCGATAGTAATTCGACTTATCAGGATCTAGAATAGAATAATTCTGAGAATCGGGAACAGCTTCTCTTAAGTAGCAAGCTTCCTTGATGCTATCGGTAGCAGAAGCAGTTATATATTGGAGAAGTGTTGCGGCATTAGAGCCAATCTCTGCCAGAGCAACTCTTGCGAGCGTGAACTTATTACCATTGAACGCATCGGCCCCAGAACCAGAAACCAACGTATCCAACTTCATGATGCCCTGGAACTTACCGTATGACTTAATCAACGGGTTAGGGATCGACGAAGCGTTAACATCAAGATTAGCATTAGTCATGCTTCCAGTCTCTGGACATCTAGACCACTTAACACCCCAGTTCAATCGTTTATCAACAATTTCCGTAGAGCTGGGGTCGCCACTGAACCCAGAGTAATTGTTCTTTACAGCTCCACGTGTAAGCTTAAAGCGATACGGCAGTGGAGGAACAATCGATCCCGTTAATGGGGAGCGAACCCCGTCACCCCAAAGTCGTCCAGGGTTGGGGTCAGCAGCAGAGGCGTCTGTTGTTTTTGTGTTACCATATATGACGCCATTAACCTCAAGTCGAGAAAGACCATCAGTCAAGGTATCATTTGTCTTAATAACTGGTACACCATTGAAGCCGAAAGGACATGCGTTCTTTGGAACATCACGCTTGTAGACCTTATCAGCGATCACAACTCTAACGAAGTTTGAAAGATTGGGATAACGACCTGTTACGACAATTCTCTTTTCAGCGTCATTATCAGCGTCAAAGTTATAACGAGCTTTGTAATCGCCAATTTTTCTTGCAACGAAGTTCTCGGATGAAGGATCAAGATTACACGCGGGATACGTCTCTAAAACCTGAGGCTGTAAGTCGGAATCATCAAATCTTCGTACCTGGACTTCAAACTCAGGATAAGGATAATTGTCATTCGTGGAAGCCCGCAGGTTACCAATGGTGATCTTTACCTTATCATTTCCATATGTTCCATCGGAAAGAGACTCAAAGTACATAAGAGCGTATTCTTGCCCACCGTAAGGCTGCGAGAATATCTGGGGTGTTCGTGCTGTGGCGTATCTCGTGTCAAAGCGGCCGAATGAAGATAGTGCATATCTATCGGCGCCGGCTAGCGCATTCGCCAGATTAGAGGTAGAACCAGAAAGTAATCCAACGGGATACACATCCGGACTTGAACTTTGATCGATACTAGCTAGCTCATCTTCAACAGCAAAGTCAAGATACAGCAGATGCTGGTGCTCATAAAACTTAAGGGGATCGGTATTCAGGACATTTGTAATATACGCTTCATCAGAAGGATCAAGCGATGCTGTCATGATTCGAACACCAGGAAGACTATTAATTTCGTTTGTGTAAGCTCCGCCTCGTGAGGAAGAAACGACCAGCCCAAAATACTTGTTGTTCGTAGATCTCTGAACTCTGGCAAGAGAATCAAGCGTGTTAGACCAGGCCTCTGCTGTATTCGAAGTATTCGGTACATCCATAATCTGCATCCGGCTACCAGACGCGGTGAACATGACTGCTCGAACAAGGTTTACTGTGTCTCCACCGCTCGAATTGAATGATGGGTTATCCACGAACTGTGGGAAGGAATAGTCAGCTGATGCTGATACGTAGTGCCTCGCAACAAGGAATTGGACACAACTATCTGAATATTGTCCGTCTGTAACTGCTCCAAGTTTGTCAATGTTCCATTGAGAAAGCTTGGGTGCTATCTTAAACCCTGCGTTCTTTACTGTTCCATACTTGAGGGTATTGTTAAGATCGGTAGTTGTTTCATTAGCGCCAGCGCCCAACACTCTCATGTATGTTAGGGCAGTCTTGTTGCTCAAGAAAGCCTGGACTGCGTATGGACCGAATCTGTTCGTATCAATATCACCAAACTTGTTAATGAAGTCAGTCATGCTCCCTACCGTTACTGGTACGAAGGCAGGACCTTTTTCTGCTGTACCAACAACACCTGCTGGTACACCTACTATTTCGGTTGTTCTCGCTGTAGCGTCAATTTCACGCTCGAAAAAACCTGGGGATCTAAATGTTTGCTCTGCCATGAGTTGGGTCTCCTGGATCTTCTTTGTCACAAATAACTATTTCGTACGATGCCTAAATGTCTTATATCGACCTATCAATCTTTAAGGAGTTTTCCAAGATCAATAGCAATGCCACTTGGGGACTTCTTACTAAACTTAAAAACAGCCTCTCCGTTCTTCGGGTCTGCACTAGAAATTATAATTTCGATGTGCTCCTTCTCCCCTGTAAAAGGGTTGATATTTGTAATTATAGTCGTCGGACGCGTTAAACTCGTTGAGCCAGCAATATTGGCTGCAGACTGTCCTCCGATCTCTAATGTGGGAGTACCTGGAAAGCCAGTAATTATTCCGGTTCCTACGCCAATTCCCGCTGGGGGCACTCCCTCATCTAAAGGCATGATGTCTGTTAAAATCCAGTCAGCAGGGTTTCCGGAAGGAATTCCAGCGGGTGGGGGACCAGTAGGAACACCACCGATGGTTTGAGAAGCGTCGAACGAAACGTCTGGAGACGAAACGGTTCGCCTGAATGGCACGGGCATGCCGGGCTCTTGGGCAGCCACCATATAAGCAGCAACGCTCATCGAGAAGCTATACTTGACTAATCTTTCTACGTCTGTAAAATCATCAAAATTATTCTGCGGTGTTAACGCGGCGTCGACAAATGCAGTAAATCGATAGCCGTCTTCAGTCTCAATCACGAATGTTCTTCTTCTATTTTCGACATATCCGTTCATCATTACATTAATGAGAGAATTCATTTCTTGCGTGTACTGTGTCCAGAAAGTTATTTCATATGATGCCGTGTATTGCTTGATCGGTGGAATTTGAATGGTTTCGATTAGGTTACTTGATATTGACGGCGTTAATACAGTCCCAAGACGACTAGATACAGAAACAGGTGGAGCTGCTCTTCTTGTAGCCAGGCGGCCGCCTGTAGTTCCGCCACCGTCTCCATCAGCAAGTTTATCGTATGCACTAATAACTATTTCATCCGAATTCTTAAATAGATGATTATTTTTAAGACGCTGATATCTTAAATCGTCTTTGCTTAACCTAACTTTTACTGTTATCGGTCCACCCTGAAATTGTGCGGCTCCCTTTGCACTTTCTTGATCGATACCAGTTCTAATCACAGATATGAGTGGTAGTATCAATGCACCAGCCTTATCTCTAAGGGGCCTATTTCTAGCTAATAACGCAAAACGTTCACCTGTTGCGAAAATAACTGGAACTCGTTTAAGCTGGTCTTTGCGCTTATAAAATAATGGAAGCTCTTTATTGAAGAGATTAAAAACTCCTCTATCTACATCTTCGATCGTACATGACGGCATAAAGAAATCATCGGCAACATCCTCATTCGTGTAGCCAGTTTCAACTCTCTCGTACGCACCCTTGGTTATAGAATATCGTGTTGCCATATTAACTCTCGTCGTAGAATGAAGAACTTATTTCACCGGGGGATCCCTCTGGAGAAACCTCAGCCGGTGCCGGTTCGGGTGGTAATTGGAGTTTTCCCTGCTCAATCAAAGCCCTGGTGTCTCCTGTCGCTTCTCCATCAATTTCAGCGAAGCCCCTCTGCTGAATAAACGTTCTCTGAATCGCATCTGGATCTCCAGGATAATATCCCTCATCTGTCGGGCCGTGTGGTTCCTTATCAATAAGACCTTTTCTGGCTTGCTTCCCAAGCAGCTTCACCCCAGTCATATATTCAATCTCGCCATAAATATTGGACTGCCATGTGATTGAAGTAATTTCGAAGAATGTTTCACCGTATGAAAAATAATCACCCTCCTGAACATCAATGTCTTTGTCGATCAAATCTTTGTAGTGCAGATATGCTTCTGTTGTATAAAGATTTTCACTCCCAAATCGACCGGTTGATACTGCTTGGGGTTCCCAAGCTACCTGCGCGTCAATCTCGATCGGTGGATTGAAATATTTGTCTACTGCTTCTTCGTATATATCGTGAATCTTAGTAACGTCGGTGCGAATAGAGTAGTAGTATATCTTTTGACCGACAACGTCTTTTATCAGCTCTTTTGTAATATCTGATATCAGGTCTTGCTCTCGAGGAGTTATGAAAAGTCGTGCCATCTTATACTACTCACTTTATGATTATTGATTTGCCTAGCGGCATCGGCATGTGCTTTAACGCCCTCATGATATTTTCTGCGTCTGTTGCTTGACCCTCAAGCAATGCGCTGTATGTTAAACTATCTAACAGCTCAACCAACTGGTCTCTTAAACGTGTCTGGTCTTCTCTTCCCTGTGACACCAAATCTGAGCCATTTAACTGCAGATCGCCAGACGGGATAGGGACCGTAGCAAACTTTGAACGGACTGCGCCCAATAATTCTGTACATAATGCAAGACAGTACTGACGAATCCATTGTCTGCCAACAGAATTTGTTTTGCTATATTTCATGCGACCGAACGGAACATTCGACAAATTAGAGACGCCATAAATCGTGTCATCTTTAATGTCTGGGTCGTACGGGTCGGGAGCAAACGCAACTCGTATCCATAATTTCATCGCGCTAGAACCAGTTGTTTGAGTTGGCATTGGATAAATACGAATATTCTCACCAATCACTCGATAAGAATAATTCGATTTCCTAACACGATTAGAAATGTCCATTTGACCAGCTCTTAAAACATCTTCGAAAACCGGAAGAACGTAAAAAATAGTCTCTGGTGTAAAAGACTCAAAGCTAAATTCGTTATTAAGATAATTGACAGCTGATGTGGTATCAAAAAACCTATACGCAGCTTGCGGACTGAAGTGAAATACTTCTTTAATCCTCATCTTCGTTCGGGGAGAATTTTTACTGCTTGAGACGATAAGATTCCCAGCAGAGTCTTTCAGACTATTGTAGATGTTGTAGTCTTGCTTCTTATATGCAAGCTGAATCGAGCCGGAAACCTCGTTATAAGAACCTCCAATACCAGCCTCCATAGAATAAGGTTCTGCCATTCGGAGCAAAAATTCAAGATTCTGCTTGGGGAAAAGGCCGGTCTTGTTACTTCCGGTGGCGTACCCTAAAAGATTGCTTAATTGAGATTTAGCGTCTGCTTGATTGATTATGCGACCGTATTCTAGGAATGACTCTTCTAGACAAGCCCACATCTGTTTCTTTGTCAACTCAACGCTTAGAATATCATCACCTAATTTCCTCTTAACAAAGGAAACTACAGCATCAGCTTCTTGCTGAAAATCTGTATCAGTATCGAAGAAACTAAACGGAGTTGGATTTTTGGTATAAGCAAAAGAAGACATATCACACCCTAATGATAACTATTAAGTAGGGCGTGAAATGTCTTTCTTAACTTTCTTGAAAAAGTTGGCTTCTTACTTAGAAGATGCCAAAGTCTTCCAGGGGTCCTTCACCCCACAGCCGCTTAAATAAAGCAACCATTTTATCAGATCTTCTTGTCTGCGTCTCGATATGACCAGCCAAAAGAGCCATGCTCTCATCTGCTGTCTCACATCCTGCGACCATCTGTGATAACGTGGGCGGACCGGGATCGGGTTCATCAGCAGCGGACATTTCAGCCAGCTGCCCTTTCAGCGCTGCGATTTCTTTTTGTGCCGCGGCGAGTTCAGCTGCTGATGCGCCTGTCTCTGTCGCTGGGGCTGTCTCTGTCGCAGGTGCCTTTGCTGGGGTTTTCTTTGTACTAGTACTTGTCTTTGTTGTTGATGCTGCCATTGTTGGGGCCTCCTATCTACTCGCTTAATTTAATAAGGCAGAGTCAGAAGTAAAAAAATGCCGCCCAAAGGACGGCATTTTTAGAATATAGATCTACGTATCAGGCGCCAACCCAGATACCTACACCCTCAACGATATACCATCCGGCAGAGCCGTCTCCCACTAACGTGACGCGGTCCCCCTTGTTGGCGGTTGCCTTAGTGTTAGTAAGATCACCGTCATCGGTGCCGGTGCATACTGAATCGGCAGCAGCATTTGCAATAGTTCCCTCAATCGCATCGCTAGCGTTGGGACTGATTGTAATAAGCACTGCTTCATCAGCGCCGGTGTTAATGAAAGTATAAGTCAGTCCAGACTTGGTAGCAGGAAGTGTTATAGTTAGAGCGTCTGTGCCGACGAGGAAAACTTTTCCACTGTCTTCTGCGTCCAGTGTCTTAGAGGCTGTTATTGTTTCAACCATTGAACGGTGACCCGAGAGTGTTCCGGCCGTACCCGTTGCACCAGTTGTTCCACCCTTTTGGTACAAACCTTTTGCACCTGTTACTAGTATTTTTGGCATAATTTTCTCCTTTTTTTATTATAGAGTTACTTGTCCACATGATTCCCTAGCTAGCGTGTGGGGTCCGCCTTATGTCCATGCCAGGGGCTTATCATTAAGTATAGCACAAGCATTCGAATTACCAAAATAAAAGGGGCGGACCCCGAAAGGACCGCCCCTGAATATTAATGACTTCGTCTAATCAGATTAGATGACGTCCATACCCATGCACGTTACTGTACCGTAGAAGTCGGAACGCACCATCTTCTTGCCGTACCGAGTCATCACGCCCTTGCGGGGTGTGAAGTCTTCGGGAGCGAAGATAGTAGGCGTAACGATCAGTGGCACGTAAGGAGCGTATACGTAACCGGTCTCAAGGTAGCTACCGCCCTTGTACCCAACAAGAATCTTGTTGCGTGGGAAGTAGGGATCCTTATAGACTGTGAAACGGTTGCTCAGTGTACCAACCTTCTCGGCACCAAGACTCATACCGGGCGCAACCTGACCGTCACCGTCGATGCTGTAAACAGGCTTGTAAAGCACGGAGGCCTCAAGGACTGTTGCAACGTCGGGGCTAACGACGATAAAGTTGGCGGACCCACGAAGAGTCAAGCGGTGAATCTCATTTGCGACATCAATGATGGTCTCAACGAGAGTCTCGTACCACTCACGAACTGTACCGGTAAAGGCTGGACCACCCGCGAGGGAGGAGGCCTTGACAGCAGAAGCACCAGACTTCTTATTAACGAAGTCACCGGGCTTACGGCTCCAGTAGTAGTTTGTGTCAGCCTGCATGAGGAGGTCATTCAGGATCTCGCGGTCAATCTCAAGAGCAATCTGCTCAGAGAGAATCTGAGTAAGCTCAACCTCAGCATCCAAGCTGTGGTAGGCGTTCAAATCCTGTGCGAGTTCTGGGGACCAACGTGCACGCAACTTCCGAGTCTGAGCGACAACCGAGATAGCCTCGATCTTAATGTCAATCTCAGGAATGGCGGGAGCGGGTGTACCAGTGCTAAAGTTAGACTCAAAAACGGGGACAACAAGAGTGTCAGCGTTGGAAGAGTTAACGTTCAGTGTGTTCGTCTTGGGATAACTCAAACGGAAACTTGCGAGGTCTCCACTTGCGAGAGCCGTTCCAGACATAACCATGAGAAGAGCGGAACCCGCCTTCTGTGCAGTTGCCATCGGATCCGGTGAAATCGCACCTAGTGCAGAACCAGACTTAACAAGTTGGTTAAGACGACGGATGTTATATACACCCTTACCACCCTGGAATGTCTCACCAGGAACCGCCATGACTGAACTAGCGTTAAGAGACGAACCTGTTAATACAAGCGCAGCTTCCTTAACAGCTGTAACGTCAAAGTCTGAACCAAGCACACCAAGGTCAACAGTCAAGAAGAAGTAGCCATTGCTATCATCGTCTATCTTCTGCGTTACCTGAGGATCGAACTGTAGGAACCGGCCGTCAGCACCAGTAGAACCTACACCAGAACTGATGGTGGTTGTACGAGTCTGTGCAGCATTGGTACCAAGAGCGAACATGGCAGATGTGCCAAGTGCGAGATTAGAACCGGTATGGACTCTGGAATAACCGGAACCAGCGAGGTCATACTGACCACCGGCGCCGAGTGAACCAGACTGAATGCCCTTACCTGCGGGGTTATTATAAATTGACTGACCGGCATCGTAGATGTTCTTGGTGGCGGACCCTAGGGAACCGTCAACAGTACCACCGACGTTTGAACCGTAAGTGTAGTCAAGATAGAAGAGCAGACCGGAAGGTAGGCTCATCGGTTGAATGGAAACCAACTCGTTTGCCACAAGGCCACCGAAGACTCGGCGAACAATGGGGAAAGCGATGTTAGTAAAACCCCGGATATCTCCGGAGCTTGCAGCGGGTGTGAGACCACCACCACCAAGGGTGTTCTGCTCACGTAGGATCTGACCTGCTTGGTTCTCGAGCAACGTTGCCATGTTTTCACGATGGACGCTCTCGAGACCTCTAAGAAGACCAGTCCTGCTCCACTTTTCTGTCAGGCGCTTGTTAGAGTCGCCTTGGTGACGCTGACGAATACCTTCCGTCAGTTGGTCAAGTGTAAACTTCTTGGACATTTTCTTTTTTCTCCTTTAAGAATTTAGCGTCTATTTGTTTGTAATACCAGCGAGCTTCGCCCAACGATCTGTCTGTGTCGACTCATTTACTGTAGAGCTACCTCTACGAGTCGGCTTGCTAGAAGATCCAAGAACTCTTCTCTTGCCCTCAGAGAGGGACTTCTTGTTTAGCGAACGAGTAATACTTTCGTATACCAGCTTTGCCTCACGGATTGTCTTGGCATTATCTAAAGCCTCGACTATGGCACGCTGCTGCTTAGAACTTACATTACGATTTTGCATCAGTTTGTTCACATAAAGCAGTTTTGCGTTAAAAAGATTCATTTCAGTAAGCTGCTGCTTCAGGGCGCGGTTTTCGCGGACTGTAGCGGAGCCTCTTTTTGAAGTGCGGCGACTGCGACGGGTCTCAGAGACTCGGCGGCGGCGGGCACGACGGCGGGATTCAACTGTTGGAGTAGGAACTCCGGGATCGCCGAGTTCGTCAGCGAGGGCATTTAGAAGATCTTCTTCATCGACGTCGATAAAAGACTCATCTTCCACTTCTCCACCACCAAACGCATCGGCCTGATCGGTAGCTTCCGTGCTACCCTCGGTTGCTTCACGCATTCTACGAAGCTTGCGAAGCTCCATTTTTAACATACGGGGGTCAATCTCAAAAACCTCACCAAGGTCAAGAGCAACTTCTTCCTCTTCTCCCTCGCCTTCAGCTTCTTCCTCTTCACCTTCGGCTTCTTCTTCCTCGCCTTCAGCTTCTTCCTCGCCAAGATCACTTGCGACCTCAATATCTAAGGCCTCAACATCAGCGGCCTCGGCATCTTCAACACCAAGGGCTTCTAGGTCGTCGTCGGTGAGGACCAATTCCATTTCATCTAATTCGCCGTAGCCAGCTTCAAAAAGTTGGTTGAAGATGGCGCGGCTGCGTTTGGTAGTCATTATATTCATCTCCTTTAATGTTTCGAATATCGCTAAGCGGTTGCCCTGACTCTTGTTGCTAGAACTAACTATTACCTCTGAACGTAAAGTTATGGCTTCGCCTAGAAGTTTTTGATATGACTTTTTAATTACAGACTTTTGCTGCCTCGATAATGCGCTCGCATTTACTTCTGACAGCAAGGCATCCATTCTCCTAACCTTCCCTCGAAGCTTTGCAATTCTTTCGGCTAGCTTATTTTGATCGGAAGACACAGAGTTTGTAATCTGAGCTTTTTGATTTCTCAGGTTTTTCCTAATTTTAGGAAGACTTTCAGACACAGATAGGTTCACATCACCTTGCGCGTTAACTATAATGGAAGCTTCTTCATCCGCTTCGTCATCTAGTAGCTCATCTGGAACTAGTTCTGCTACAGGGGCTTCAACATCAACGAGCTGAATCTCTTCCTGTTCTGATAATAATTGAGACTCAACCATCGCCTGAATTCGGGGGGTGAGTGCTTCGATGATTTTATTCTTGGCATTCTGCTCAGCCAGCAATTTTAATTGCTGTGCCTCTGCTATCGCCTCTCTATAAAGATTTGTCGACATGAATCCACCTTATTTGTGTGCACTTAGACTTAAATATCCCGAACAAATAGAGATTACTTACCATTTGTAGTTTTCTATTCATTCTTGTTGATCTAATATCCCTCTCACAACCTTTCTAAGCTTGAGAATGTTCGCATCCTCTTCGTCATCAATATACTCGTCGAATGTAATGTCAACACCTTCCGGCCCGCCCACTTCTTCTGGCGAGTGAGCCCACCCAAGCCAAGAACCAATCTTAGGCTTAGCGTCACCTCTTGTATACTGCATTGATCCGCCGCCGGCTCCGCCACCCACTTGAATTCTCTTTTTGTACATAGATGGGAATGGTACCATGCCTTTTGCGACAGCCATTTCGCCCAATGACAAAATAGGTTTATTACCATCAACTTTCGCATTATGGTCTGCTGAACGACCTATTAGCGAATCATCGGTTTTGTACGGTGTAGCGATCTTATTGATAATATGTTGTAAGACATCAATCTCTAACCCAAGATCAACATCATCATATGGATCTTCTTCGGTATAGGGATAGCTTGATGCCTTGACTCGTGGTTCATGATATTTCGCAGAACTCCGGCCGTAACCCAGGTCATCCCGATAATCGAGATTCATACCTGACCTACGGCCGAGGCTTATGGGACTGTCAGGGTCGGTAGGACCAACACCCATTAAGAGCTAGCGCCCCACGCCTTACCCATGACGTAGTCACCAAGAACTCCGCCTGACTGTTGCGTGGAACTTTCGCTGGGCTGCAGCTGCGACCCAACACCCGTACCCCATTGTTCGGGGGGAGTTTGGCCCCACCCGTCTGGAGGATCGGCCTGGTCTGAAGCATTGATGCTTCCAGGACCGGGGGAAACCGGGTTCGGTGTCCATGGACTTCCAGGAAGTCCGCCGCCGCCCCATTCAACTTCGTTAATATCCGGTGCATCGGGGTAATCACGACTGTAAGTTCCGAAGGTGTGACCACCATCATTAACTTCGCCATCAAGAACCAATGCCTGATATTCGTCCTTGATTCCCTGATCTGTTAAATCACCTTTATAAATAGGAGACGCTGGAAACGATGCCTGGACAGTGGCAGTATCCGACGATCCCATCCCCTTTGCTGTTGAGACTGCTTCTACCATTGTTTGTGTATGACTGGGCATTTTTCAATTTCTCCTAGAATAAGTTAGTTAGTTGGTTATCGATCGTTAATTTTCTTAACAAGAATCTTCTTTGCTTTTTGCACTTTAGCGTACTTTTTCTTAAGTATACTCTCCTGAATTTTTAATGCGGCCATCCAGTTGATATCTTTTTCAAGTGAATCAGCTTCGTCACCAGCATCTACTTCTTCAGCGTGCACATCCTCCACACTTTCTTCACCCTTTTCAAGGGCCTCTTGAATCTTCTTCTTCTCTTGAAGAACAAGTTTTCTTAAAAGAGCGGGGGTAAGTCTAATATTTTTAGCCATGTTATTTTCCTCCAGACTATTTCTATGTATTTCGTTGGAACCGTTTCTTTACTCAGATTTATCGTTAAAAGCGAGGTAAGCCCAATTTTGTGAAGCTTCTCCAAGCAAGCTGCTCGGCGAACCAGACGGACCCATACTATCTAATGAGACACCCTCGCCAAGCGGTGTCCCAGGTCTTCCTCTCTCAGCTGCAGCTTGCTCTCTAAGCGTGGTCGCTGCAGTATCTTGAAATATCGATGCCATAACCGGATCAGAAGTAATACTACTCACATCAACCGGTCGTGGCTTTGAAACTTTTGGCTTAGACCCAAAAGAAATAGAGTCTAATGCGGGACGCTTAACGCTGGTCTTATTTTTTTTAGCGCCGGTGCGTCGTGGGGGTCGAGCTCTAGACTCGACTAAAGATTGCGTCGATTCGCCAGTAGACTCTAAAAGAATTTCAAAAAGACATTCTTTGACTAGCCCCTTCAGCATCTCGCGGGACACCTTAGCCATTAGCCTACTCCCTGATACCCGTTCGAGCCTGTGAGCGCGAGGGATCCGACGGGAATATCTGTCAACCCCGCTACCACACAAAACCCGCTATTGTGAGCGGAGTGCATTGTCAAAAAGAGATCGGTGCACATTAATTCATACCGCATAGCTGGAGCTTCAGAAGTTTGCGAACTTGGAATAACGAAATAATTTTGGTGATTAGCAACCTGCGCCTCAGTGCTTGGTAGCGGCTGGAGCTTTCTCCACTTTTGTGTTCCGTTAGTATTGAACTCGCCAGTTGGAATAGAGCCAGTAACAGCGCCTTCGCCCTTTACACCATTCTCAGTGAAACCTATTCTAATTTCTGCAGCAGAATTACTTGCGTCTAATCCACGGACCTCAAACCATCTGGTTACTCGAGGAAAAGAAATCTGAACTACGTTGCTAGTCGCCGTTTTTAATTCAGCTCCATTCGAAGACGTTACGAAAGGAATACCGCTTCTTTGATATTCACCAACCATTCCAAGGCCGGGGCTTGGCCACGTATTACTCATTCTGATTCTCCTTCTTCCCAATCCAGCACTTCATTGAACAAGCGATGGATTCGATCTGATTTGTTAAAAACTTTATTGAGGTCTTTTTCTCTAATCGACACACCCTCTCTCATCATGAATGCTCCGGGTGTGGAAGGCTCTGAAACAAAATCCCAGCATATAAGCTGGAAATCATCTTGTACAACATCTGTATCACCAGAACGCTTTGTCGATCCAACACCTCTGGAAGAAATGCCAAGAGTTACGCCGGCCTCAACCAGACTCTGAAGAATCTGTCCTGCGGGAGTATCTAACAACTCTACTGTCCCGTATACTACATCTCCATCCATATAAGCTTCCCGTATAATATGAGAAGCGTTCTTCAACTCAACTACTGAGCTGTCAGGATGATCACATTCTCCGAGAGCACGATTTTCAGCAATAAACTTTTGATAATTTCGAATCTCTCTATCTAGAATAGATCGTGGGTAAACACGCCCATTTTGATTAAGCGTATCAGCTTTTTGCAATACACCCTTCATAAGAAGCTTTCCGCCATTTTCTGCTTTTGCTTCTTCGATCATCTCCTTAGAGTATTGCCAGGGCGACCATTCTGTTAGTAATTTTAGATCAGACATTTAATTCTTCTCCAGAGGTCAGCTCTTCCGTGAGCTTCATTAGGGTTAAGTATTTAGAAATCGAATCATCATCAAATCTATCCACATCTAAGTGTGCTACCTGCTCTTTAACTTTCTCCACCTGATTTGATAATACACTATTTTCGCAGATCAAAGAAAATTCATTTAGGGACCTCGATGTGTCCCCCTTAATTTTTTGTAAATGATTTTTGAATTGCTGATCGTTTTCTTCAGAAAAAACGTACTCTCTTAACAGCACCACTTGATTAGGCGAAAACGAGTCCCCAAATTTTTCCTCAATCTTCTTATGCATTATTTCTAAAACTAAGTGACTTGCAGATGGAGTCTTCAACTCTTCGATATGAGCGTTACTTTTTTCTTTCAAAAGATATGTGTGTAATTCGCCCTCAAACCGAGAAGAAACTACGAGATCGGGAGAAGATGAACGCCATTGAGACAAAAGAGTTTGCACAGTCGCAAACTCTTTGTAGTCGGGGACACGCCTATTATAGAAATCTCCTTCGCCTAAAATATAATTGATGTCCTTAATAAGCGCTGACTTTTGTTGTGTTAGAATCTTTACGTCCAAATTTCTTGCAGCTTGTTTGGCTTCTGAAATAATTGAAGACGCCAAAGCAGATGATGGAACTTCTGTTACCATCATCGCACGAAACAAACGAAACTCTCGAAACAGCTCTGTTCCTGGACGAAAATGGCGCTGAAGTACATCAATCGCTTTCTTTGCTTTTCTTACTTTACCCTCCACTAGAGCCTCAGAAATATATTGAGACAGCTGAGCGAAAATAAGACCGACATTTCTTTTTTTATTGTGTTTAACTTTCATCTATTTCTCCGGCATCGTATTCATCGAGGTCGAAATTGTCTTCCCCACTTAAACCCGCTTCGCTAAGAAGCACTCCGCCTTCAGGAGCAAGGATTGAAGATAATGATCTAAATGTTCCCCTTAATTCTGGCGTGATTACCGGCTTAACGCCGACATTCTTTTTATAAGTATTCCGGTCTTCCCATTCTGTCCCCTCGAACGTTGTGCGAAGGTAATCATCTCCAAAAGGTTTTCTCATAGAGTCTTGTGGTCGCTTATGAGTGACCATCGTACGAAAGTCTGGCATATGAGTTTTAAGTGGACCACCAGAAGATTTCTTGCTTTGATTCCTAACCGCTGACTGTGCTTTCAACGGGGCGTCTGGATCGTCGATCGATAATTTTGAAATGTCAATAATGTCATCTTCTTCATCTTCATCCGAGTCATCTTTTATTCTGTCTCCAGTCGCGGGAAGTGCTGTTAATAGTTGACCATCTTCTGGAACGTCAGCAGAGAATAGGCCGCCGCCGCCGGCTTCTTCGCCACCACCTTCTTCGCCGCCTTCTTCAGCTCCGGCACCCTCCACTTCAGCATCTTCGATCTTATCTTTCATCTTCCCTTCATGGATATCTTCGATCTGCTTATCAGTTAGTCCAAGAACCTGCTTTTGAACCCACCTACGATCTAACATTCCCTCGGGTACTTTACCTGCAATATCAAAGCGCTGAGATATTAATTCCAGCTTCTGCATCTGTGCAATAGAAGATGGATTAGAAAGTTTCAGCTCAAAATCTATTAAGTCTTCAGCATCATAACCGTGCACATAAAGGTGGATCATCGCGATTTTGTTAAGCTCAGCGATCACTGTCTTTTGAATTCTTTGAATCGTGCGGCTAAAGCGTATATCTTCTTGAGCTAAGGTGGCTTTTGCACCAATCTCTTCATCGTAACCAAGATACGCTCTTGGGATCTTCAGAGCAGCGAATAATTTCTTTTGAATATATTCGACGTCTTCAATCGCCGCCGTGTTCTGACCTCCTGCGAGGGTATCAATCTTGGTGCCTGAATCTCCACCACGGACTGGGATAAAATAATCTTCGTCAACTGATAATGGGTTGTAACGTAGATCGACCTTCCCTGATGTCTTATCAACCACCTGGGATCTCTTTAACGTGCTTGTTGCTTGCTCAAGATAATCTGTGACATCTTCAGGAGCCACATTTCCTACGTCAATATAGAACACTCTACGCTCTGGAGCTCTGATGACTCGGTAAACCAGCATTGCATCTTCAATAAGAATCAACTGACGCCAAATGCGTCTTGCTGACTCGAGGACAGATGATCCGTATGGAAGAAATGCATCATTACCCAGAAGACGAAAGTGAGATACCTGCCAATTCTCTAGCACCGTATTTCCCTGTGTTAGCCACCGAAAGCGTACAGCACCAGGATTCTCTGGATCGAAACCCTCTTCTCTTTCCATTTCAGCGATTGGGATGGGATAAGCATTCACAATCCCAAACTTCGGATCGACATCATTGAACAAAAAGAAATCACCGTACTTGCACAAATTACGAACCCACATGACCAAGTTAAACTCAAGGTTCAGGGTATCATAAAAAAGCGTTTCTAGCAACTCTTTCTTTAGTTCATCTTCGCAAAAAATATGTAGTACTTTCCCATGTTCATCGGGACTGACAGTTTCTTCAGCGTATATGTCTAAAGCAGAAGCGATTTCTGGCGTGGCCTCCATCTCAGCAAAGTCAGAATATCTTGACATCCTGTCAAATGAACCATACGCGCTGAGCGTATTATTGTACACATCATTATGGGCGCGCTTAAAAACCTCTGCAGCCGAAGACGAAAGACCTGGTACATTTTGACGTACCCTTCTTTTTACGACCGGTCCTGAACGGAACAGCTTCGTAAGTCTTTGAAATATATTTCCCTTATCTGCCATTTAATTCCTCACCGATCATTATAAAAATTAAAGCAACCACTTAAAATCTGCGCTGCCTGATATCAAGGGATGGGTATCGTCCATAGAGATTGGCATTCCTCTTGCAGTAAATATACCCACCTGTTGATTAAAGGGAGACATGTCCCTTTGCGGGGCCTCATTTTTTTTATTCATAGCGAAGCCAGCCAACATTGCTGCGTTCATATCTACCTTCTTTACCTTACCACTTGATTTCGCATCATATAGCCAGAGCCCAATAGCTAAAGACATTACTAAGTCGTCATTTTTTCCACGTTGAGCTTGAGCCTTATTGTTGGTCCAGATAAACGTCTTCATTTCATCTGCAAATCGAGAAGAATAAATCGATACCTTATTATTACGAAGCACTTCTTCTAACTTTGTAAGAATCTGAGCTCTGCTTGTTCCTTGTGTGGAGAAGCCGGCTTTCCCGATAGACCCATTTCCGTATAAGACGTTAAATTTGTCTTTCTCTTTCTTGAAATATATCTGCCGGCACCCTAGCTCTTGTAGCTTCATAAGTACCGCGTAGCCGTACGTATTACTTTCAGGACATATCATAGCATCGTCATATCTCTTAGAGGCTTCCATCAATAAAAAAGCTAATTGGTCTGGAGGTACACGCCCCTTAAACTCTACCACCACTTCAGAAATCGTTGTGTCTATTACATGAAATGCAGAATAATCTCCCCCATCTCCCCTAGCAACATCTGCAGAAATTATATAGGAATGACCCTCAAGCGCGTACTTCCAGACCCAGACTCCATTATCTGGACCCCATTTTTCAAGCGGATGGCGAATCTGCATTCTTAATTTTTCTATATCTTCGGAAGATAAAAACGTTTCTCCAGATGCCTGGAAATCGCACAGCAGCTCTTGTGCTATTTGTTGACGATTTAAGTTCTTACTCTCATTTTGAAACCATGTGTCGTCTCTCTCGGGGTGTACATCCCAAGGAAGCTTTATGGCCTTGAATTCATTATCACCATTCACAGCATCGTGGTATATGTCGTAATATTGACCACCCGTACCGTTGGGGGTGCTAACAACAATCGCCCTACCACCCGTCGATAGGGTTGGGTATAGCCCCTTCCACAGCTCATCAAAGTTACGAATGAATGCTGCCTCGTCAACGATCAATAAACTTAACGCCTCGGAACGGCCGGCGTCATCAGAGGTTGGAACAGCCTTTATTGCGGAACCATTTGAAAATTCAATAGCCTGAGTATTCTTGGCAGTGATTTCAGTTATCCACATCCACTTAGGAATACCAGAGAGAGCAATCTTTACTTTCTTAATAAAGTTTTGAGCCACTGCTAGCTTTGTTGCGATAACAAGCACTGTCTTATCTTTACGAAATAAAGTCATCCACACTGCGTACGCAGCAGTTAATGTTGATAGTCCAAGCTGTCTAGACTTTACAACAACACTATAACGATGATCGTTAAAGTACCCTAGACAATCATCCTGAAATGGGAATGTATGAAAAGGGATTCGACCACGAATAGGATGCTGAATTTGGACATAGCGATTGATGAAATAAGACGGATCTTTCCCGCACTTTACAATCTCTGCGACTTGTTTCTGTTTGTTCAGAGGTGGCATACGACCTCAACTGACTTGGAGTCTCAACAAGCACCGATAATAAGCAATTTTTCTTGGGGAATTTGAAGTAGCTTGAATCAACTGGACGTCATCGTCTCTGGATACTTCTTTTAACGTTAAAGTCTTCCCCATAGAGTCCTTGAAATCAGCCTTCACTTTCTTTAAGACATCTTTGAATATGTCATTTGAAATCTCACGTTCACGAATCACCTGAGGATTCAGAGATCTTTCACCATCAAAATAGACGATAGACTGAGTCTGTAGATCTAACATATCTCCAGCCAGATGGTGTGTAACTTTAATCGATGATGGGTTCGTGCTCGACTTACCCCAAGTTGTGTTTAGGCATTCGCCTAACGCCCTGACTTCTTCTACTGTTAACATGTCTAAAGCTCCTCTTGCTTAATTATCCTGTCTTCCACTAACTTTTCTCTATACCTTGAAATATGTTCTTCAGAGGGGGAGAAATCTTTATCTTCTTTTAATTTTCTCAACGGTTCTACTAACGAAATCCAACACTCCACGCAGCAGTTAGTCTCTAAATATTGCACGGAATCTTTCATATCCCGCATCATTAATTCACAGATAGGACAATCGAGAGGAACAAAGAAGCTATCACTCTGCATATCTAACCCTTGCGTCCTTCCCCGATTTTTGAATATCAATGACGTTGTCGACGATATCTTTCACAGCATCAACATGCGAGATAATCAGAATATTAGTGAAATACTTCTTCAATGAAGTCAACAGCCTTGAGCAGGCTTCAATATTCTTATCATCAAGAGCGCCAAATCCCTCGTCAATTATTAACACATCGCTTCGCGGTGCATTGCAGATATTGATAAGCCCAACTCTTAGCGCAAGAGATGCAATCATCTTTTCCATACCGGAGCCGCATTCGATAATGCGCTTGGAATCACCATAATCTATAAAAATATCCATGTTGTTGGAGTCAGGGTCTGCCTCAAGCGTTAATTCAAAATTAACGACGCCCTGTAGTATCTTGGTAAGCTCAGCATTGATCTGCGGAAGCTGTAATGAAAGAATCGTTAGGGGGATCCCCTTCTTATCAACTGCCTGCATGAATGTGCTATACGTTTCCCATCTTGTCTTAATCGTGCTATAGCGCTCTCGTTCTTCATTAAGATTTTCTCTGACCTGTTTCGTCACGCTAATCTGCTCAGTCAAATAAAGCCTTGATCCATCAAGCTCAGATATCCGATGCTCAATCGATGTAAGATCCTTTCGCATCTCTATAACTTCACCATCTTTCTCTTCATCTATAGATCGCAATCGCATTTCACGCAGTGCTTCTTTTCCAGCGAGCAAAGAAGTAACAAGCTCTTGATGGTCCGACTCAGATTCTTTCATGGAGAGTTTCATCTCTGAATTCTCTAACTTTAACGTCTGCTCTTGCTGCAACAGACCCTCATATTTCTTAAGCTTCTGATCGACACCTGCGGAAAGTAGAGAATCTAGATTCGACTTGACTGCCCTCAACTCTTTGCGCACATTCGTTACGATCTCTTTCTGACCGTCTAACTCCCTAGAGCTTTTGTGCGCATCTTTGATGTACGGACATTTTGGGAACTCATCCCCACATGGAACGCTCTCAAGCTTTTTTGCCAGCTTTTTCTTTGAATTTAATTTCTGAATCTCCAAATTCAAGCCTGCTTCGATAAGTTCACATTGACTTCTTAATTCATTCTTAAGCACTGCTTGTGCTCTTAACTCATCAATCGGAAACTGGTCTTTGATAATCGCAATTTTCTCCAGCCTCTTCGATATCGCATCTCTTTCAGTCGATAGCTCTATTATCTTGTTGCGTGCTGTATGCTTCTTTGTTTCAAGCACGTTAAGCTTCTCAACTTGCTCTTCTAGTTGCACCTTTGTATATTTTCCTGATGTGGGTAAAGCAGCCAATCTAATCTTAAGATCATCCCTCTTTTCCTTCAACTCTTCCAGCTCATCTTCTACCTCTTTTTTCTCATCAGCAAAGCTCTCCAAAGATTCGTCCTGTTCGCATATCAGGATCTTCCAATTTTTATCTGGAGCAGACTTCATTTCTCCTCGCAATTCTGACATTTCATTTTTTGCGATCTTTAACATTTCATCAAAAATCTGAAGATCTAGAAAACGAGTAAGAATAGCTTTTCTACGAGTTGAGCCCTCGCGTATAAACGCGTTCATTTCTCCCTGTGACGCAAAGGATGTCATAAGAAAATCATCAACACTGCCAACGAGCGTTTTTAAGACTTTCTCTGTTTCCCTCCTTTGCTCACCAGTGTTGTCTTCTATCTGCTCACCGCTTGCGTCTAACTTAAGCAGGTTGAGATTAGTCGGGGCAGAGACAGCTCCTTTTCTGTTAGTGCGCTTAATTGTCTGGCGGTCTGCTCGATATAGCTCTCCCCCTACAGAGAAATCCACAGTAGCGCGACAAAATGTCTTTCGATTATTTACAACATGGAGATTTTTTAAGACCCCTCTGTCAGTAGAATTAAATAGTGAATAAACTAATGTACCGGGTATCGAGGACTTGCCGCACCTGTTCTTTCCAAAAATACCAGTGATCCCATTCAAGACGTCAAAGTCTATTATGTTTCCCTCACCATATCCGAAAGTGTTATCAAAAGCCAGCTTTCTCAATCTCCACTGGTGAGACTTGTGAATTACCTGCTGCACACATCGCTTAAAAATATCTTTGTGTAATTGTCTTAAGAGGTCTCTATCTTCTTCAGGCATTTCAAGCTTAGAAACAAAATCGCTCATAAGCTTATCTTGCTGCGTGAAGTTCCTTAGATCATTGCGACTAATCTTTCCAATACTTGTACTAATCTCTACTTCGGAACCAGTGAATGATGAAGCTTCATTTTTTGAAACAACTTCATACGCGGCAAACCTCTCCTTAAGCGCGGCCTGAAGTTGCCTAAAATCTAACTGATTTATTCCGCTGTGCGCGATCCTGAATCTAGAACCAGACCATTCATCAGGTATCTGATCTAACGTCTCTACGACATCGCCTTGCCAGGCTATGGTTCGAAATGAGTGTGGATTGTGTAGAGGGATAAACTGCACATCAAAATCATCTTTGCTCTTGATATGCCAAAATAAAAATCCTTTCTCGACATCTTCCCCGTAATTTTGCTGAATGGTAGAGCCAGGATACGCGACCTTCTCAGTCAGAAATTGTCTCTTATGAATATCTCCCAGCAGCGCATAATCATAATCTTTAAAGAAATCGACCTTAATAGTGTCGCCATTAATTTCCCAATCTTGATCTGTAAGTGAGCCATTCACAGGCCCATGATAGAGCGCCAGATTGACCCCTTCTGGTGGGGGTGTTAGTTCACCCCAAGACTTCTCGTCAAAGCAACAGAAGGTACACCAGTTGTATCCGTCGACCCCTGTAGGATAAACGCCGGTACCCTTCATTAACTGAATACGATCGTTATTCATAGTGTTGATAATCGGAGTGATCGCGTCGAGGCGGTCTTCATTCAACATAAGCCCGTCATGATTACCTAAGATAACATGCACAGGAGCTATTTCAGCTAATGAAGTAAACCACCAGCGCAAAATCTCAATTAGCTCCGGGCTTATACCCTGTGTCTTTGAGTGGACGATATCTCCACCCAGAAAAATAACATCTGGCTGAAGATCTTGAAGCTTTTCAAAGGACTGCTGAAATACTTTTCGATATTCATCATGACGTGTCAACCCTCTGAAATGTATATCTGCAAAATGCGCACACTTAAAAGACAAAATTCACTCCCTTCATATCAATGATCCAGACTTTATCTTACTAATCATACTCATCAACCTGTCCATCTCTGTCCATTGCTTTGCATTTGGCAACATTTTATTGAATTCACCCAAGGGCATTTCACCCACATCTTCGTAGGGAGTAACATCTAGAATTTTAACCGATACATCAAACGAGCTCAAGAGTCTCGCGATGTCTTGCGTCTTTTTGCTGGCATCAGGATCTAGCGCAAGAATAGTAGGCGTCTTATTTTGAACAATACGTTGAAATAGCGAGTGCTTTTCGTTTAACGAGCTTCCTAAAAGGCATGTGCAATTTTGATTTGCTTTCATAAGGTCAAAGGGACCCTCTACAATCGTCAATTCTTTTGTCCAATCTATGTTCATTTCATTAAAAATGATCTCACTTCTCTTTACACGAGGGTTGATATATTTCCGACCAGCATCAGTGTCAATAGATCTCGCCGTAAAATAGTTCAATACACCCTCTGAGTCAAAGGAAGGAATGATGATCCTTCGACGATATCTTCCCGAAGAAACTGCGCCCAACCGAAAATACCACAAATCTTTTTGAGCAAACCCTCTAGTCAACAAATAGTTTTTGCATGCTCTTAAATCAGGGTCTGCGCTTCCATTCAGTGTTGCCAATAGTCTAAAATTATCTGGAAGCGCTATCGCTGGTAATTGCTCTTCTTCTTTCTCTGCTACTCTCTTCTCGAAAATCGAACTAGCAGCCTCTAGATATCGAGGCTTATAAATCTTAAAAAATCGAACTAAACCTCGGCCACGCAAACCGCAGACCCAGCAATGATAAAACTCATTATCCACCCTAAGCGTGAGCTTCTTTTTTGCTGGTTTCCCAAATGAAGAGCAGTTTTTGTTAACACAGCCTACAGCAACATTCACCCCATCTCTATCCATGATGGAAGTTCCGAAAGCACGCTGGATTAAATTTACTCTTTTTCTTATTAGGTGGTCATCACTCATTTTTCACACAAGAAGCAGCTATAACATAAGCATCTGATATATCATAACAACCATCTGCGAAGAGTACAAGACCTTTTCTAGGGCCTGATTTCATAGTCTTCATAGGCCAGTCGTAACCAGGCAATCTCGCTTTAACAAAATCAAATACCTGTTCTTTTGTCGAAAGGGAAGATTTTCTGTCTATTTTAAGTCCAACAAGCTTTCGTGCGTGATTTACGTTAATGAAGTCTGGAACAATACCGAATATATCGTGAGAATATAAGCTGACCATCCCGTTAAACCGTGCTAGTGATACCAGGGTTTTTGCACTTGAGAATCCAGGGCGGAATGCTTGAAGATTCTCTTCAATCGCAACATAGTCAACCCGGTGCGTACGCTCAAGCGACTTAAGCTCATTAAAGACGTTCGTTGCTTTATGAAATACGCACTTTATCTTTTTAAGATCAATAGCACCAGCAGATACAAACTCGTTAGTATCCTTATCTAAAATGCACCACCCCACTACAGACGTGGAAATATCTAACCCTAATACAAGCGACACTAAAAATCCAGCTTAACCCTTACAACAAATCTATCATCCACCCTTTTGACAATGGCTTGAGAGAAATTCGATTTACATATTACATTAAGGTTTTCATCTAGAAAGTTCACGTTAGTAATGTAACAAAATTCAGATTGAGCATCAGCTGTTAAGCCAGAGGGCGCGAGGGATTCGAACGTGGGATTAACTGAGAGGTCTAAATCACCTTCACCTGCTGGAACGCTCATCCTCAGCGTATGGATATTTTGATTTCCAACCATGTCTACCTGAAATTGGTCTTTTCCAAACATCGGGATCGTAGGTGTCTTAACAATAGCAAGACCCTCATCATATAGTAATGTACCGGCAGATGCCCATGTCGCATGACTACCTGTTGCATCTGCACGATATAGATTACCTGTACCGTTATCTCTGAATGTAATCTTAACACGACCTGCGGAACCTGTGACCGCACTGTCTTGTAATACATAAGATCCGGGAGCTATCCTATTTCCATAAAACAAATTACTGGCGTCAAAGAACGATACTTCATTCGAAGATGCGTCTCTTGTTCTATTATAGATAGTGAGAATGGCTCCAGCAGGTATAGAGGGATCATCAGGTGTCGCACCAGCTAATGCCTCTGATATAGAGCCCGCTGTTTCTGCACCGAGCAAACCTTCTCCGATACTTCCTGTTGGGAGAAGATTATTCAAGCTAATAAGACTTAACATTTGTGTGCCTCTATCATTAACGAACAAGCTCAGCGAAGAAGACTGTGTAACTGCCTGCTTGAGTAATCCATAATTTTGGCTAAATCGACCGTTATCATTAGGAAGGATCGTAAGATTCCGCTTTCTTGTGCTCCCTGTTGTGAACAAGAAGTAATTGCAAGACTGCCATCCTGTGTCTGTATCTATCGTACTTGCTGTGAGGTGGAATAGTCTCGGGAATTTTCCTTCTACCAATTCCTTCGTAAAATTCTCCAAGTTCAAATAATGACCACCAACGCCGAATGAAAGAGGTACGTTGAAGGGATCATCGGTAGATCCGCGGACTGTTTGAAACGGTGTCTGAAATATATTCCGTGTAGCGGTGTCTTTCATAAAGAACGGGGGTAGATAGAACATTAAGCCGTCTAAAGAAGCTGATGCTAAATTCTCTATTCCGTCCACTGATGAAGATAAAATTTCTCCATCATCACGATATCTACCATAAATTTTTAACTCGTGTACCTCGGCCTGTAGTGGATGACTGAAACAGCTTGTGCTTAAACTTGGTTCCAAGACGTCATCAGAGTCAGCACTCACGGTGGGATAGAAATTCTCAATACCATCATCATATGCAGCGTCAGGATTAAAAAATTGAGCGATATACGATTCATCTACGCCGGCGTCGTTATTTGGGCCTGCGTAATAATTCCCAACAAATAGCGCATCTGGCTGGCCGTGCGGATCATAGAAATTGACTTGCTGCAGCCAGCTTCCAGATTGAGTTAAACCGCTAGCAGTAAGGTACATATCACGAATTACAAATTCACCCTGATTTTCACCGTCAATAAAGAATGAACCCGTTGAATTCTGCTCATCATGAGCCCACCGTACGCAGCAATAATGCCAGTGGTTTTTCTTTAAAGAATTATTGGAGCTAGAGAAAATTAGATGATTAGCGTTGGGCGAATACTGCGTACTGTCCATCGTAATTTGCGAAGGGGGTATATCAGCGCTGTGAGATAGCTGAAGCAGCAACCGAAATCCGTCAGTATATCCATTTGGGTCTTTTGAGCTACCCGACACAAGAGACAAAGCAAAAGAGCTTGACATGTGAAACAAGGTTCCAGCATGAAATGCGCCGGAGCGTGTAAAGTTTGAATAGCGCGGATTGATATAGAACTCAAAAGAGAATGATCCGGTGGGACGGTAGGGTGTCTGCTGTGTTGAAGATGACATCGCTGGATATATCAACACTGAGCTAGATGGAATCCTCGTTATCTCTGGATTGTTGGGAAGATCTACAAGCTCATTGGTAGCAAAGAAATTTAAGGTATGATAATTTGTAAATGCCCAATTACAGGTTGACCCGTATTGCGGTCTGTAGAATGGAAACAACACACTTTGAATTACTCTTTTTCGTAACGTATCACTAGTGAACTTAAAAGATGGCTCAAATCTTAATACCTCAACTGCCTTCTGTCTCTTTGCTGAGACAGACGCAGAGTTAACCTTCTCCATATAGAGGTCAACATCTTCAAAACCACCAGATGAATTTAAGAATGCCTGAACGACGGAAAGACGCGTCGATTCCATTGTTTCATCAGACACAGAATCATCAGCAGACTCTCTTGGGACTTCTTTAACGCCCAAAGAGGTCATTGGAAAAACTTTGATAGATCCCGTTATCCCTCTATTAGACCCCGAAAAGAAAGTTCTTCGGGGTTTTGTCAGGATCTTAAAGCTATCAAAGTAATTTTTATCCAGCCTAAACAGGGACATTTACACCCCCACTAGAAGTCCAGCCGTACCCTAACAGTCAAATCCTTTTCGTCATTCTTTTCAATCGGTCGAGAAAGCTTTGCAACTGCTAATAGGTTATCATTTACATCATACAATCCAATGGTCGTAATAAAGCTAAATGATCGCTGGACGTCTTCTTGACCCTGGTCAATAACCCTTATTCTGTTATCTGAACTAGTGTACGTCGGATTAGAAGAATAATTGAACTCATCAGCTGTTGCACGACAGAAGATTAACGTCGAGTTAATATTCGTGTTGTTCTGGAAGGTTGCTGCAGTTAGAGAACCCGAACTGAATCGTGCTGTTGCAAAGTGGTTTACAATGTCATCGATGCTACCAGACGTAAAGAAGTCAGGAACAAACTTTGCTCTACTTCCAACGTTTTCGTCTTCCGAATTTGATGTTGTGTTAACTCCATTACCGAATCCGATAATCATTTTACCACGAGCAACGTTTGCGGCGGTTGGTCTAACTACAGATGTCATACCATCAATAACTCCGCTAACAACTTGATCTGCGTTGATCACCTTAGCAACGTTTAAGATGACTGTTCCTGAATCATAGAACACTAGACCAACTCTACTCGTCGTATCTGCAGAATCAACAAGATCCCCCACCTCACCCCCGAACGTTCTTCTACGGTTTTGAGATGCACCAAAATCTGTGTAGATCTTCACAGAACTTGTAGATGTCTGGTTTAGGTTAGGCGCGCCGAGCCAGGTGTTCCACCCAGTAGCGGTCACGCCCGGGGCCTCATGCTGCGTTTGAGGTGGATTATACGCACACTCAGAAGCTGATTGGTACATTTTGATTGCGACAGTTTCTCTCTTCACTTTATCTCTAGTGAACAACCTCTTAAAAGAAAGGAAGACAGCTGCGTTGACTTGCTCTGTTGGTTCTGAACTTCCAAAAGGTGTCGAAAATGATGCATTCGCGTCGCCAAGAAGATTAGCAGCGTACTGCTTATAAATGTCAACCTTCTCTCTCATCATTAGTGAGCTAGAGGGAAATAACATTCTTCCATTTGCGTCTAAACCAGAAGAGCAACTTACAACTGTCGAGCCAGAAACCCACAAACCAACCGTCATATCAACGATTGGGTTCGCGGTCTGCAGAGAGAAATCCTGGTCATAAACTGTTTGATAAAGAGAAGACGTCACACCGGGTCCAACGCCACCGGTAACCCACATCTGGTAGGTCCTTCTGGTAGCCGACCCAGATATATCTTCTTGGATAAGATCTACAAGCTGGTTTAGCACAGACCGAGATGTCTTAACATCTGCTGCTGAAATTTCCTTAAAAGTAGCCACTAATTTTCCCTCACTTCTCTATCGTGACGGTCATTTCTGACACCACGCCTGATTGTATACCGACAACCCTAAGGGTGCTGGATATCTGAGACTTGTTGTCTGCGTCACCGTAATATGTGAATACGCTGTCTGATATCGATCGCGTCTTGATGTTCAATGTTAACTTCGAACCACCAATTGCTGTTGTGGTACTATCCCGTGTAATAATATAGGTCGCGATATCATTCGAGTCAATGGAATCTGGAGTATTATCCGTTCCCACCAGCTCAAGGAATCTATATGGGAGTTTTACCAAGAACGTTTGATCTCTTAATTCGGGATCAACAGTGTTTTCATCAGTTAGCGTTTGTGTGAATGTAATAGACCTTGAAGAAGTAGAGCCAGTCCTCTTAAACGCCAGAGTATTCCCAGTCACACCGTCTCCTGACAACGTAACCGATGGTAGCTTAATAAGGGTTGGGTTGGAAAGACTTATCAGCTTATTTTTTAATGCAAAATTTTGATTTGTTTGAGCCTCAAAAACCGGAGTATTTTTCTCTATCTTCTCTTTGCCCACTGTTCTACCGAATTTTTGGATAGTTGAATAATCTACTTCATCATCTCCGAATGCAAATTTAACAATCGAAAAACTACCATCATTTCGGGCCAACAATTCCCTGCCATAGTCCGTGAGCACGGCATCCACTATAATATTGTTAGTGCTGTTATCTAAAAAGCCCATGTACTTCCTCCATTACTCAGGGTTTAATTATATCTCTCTAAAAACGTAGTAAACATTCACTCACTTATATCTTGCTCTAGGGTAGTCTTTTTCTCCGAAACACTGTCCTGCAGAATCGAATCATCGATGACGACCTCTAGCTTCTGATCGAGCAATCTGTCAGTATTGATAAACTGAAAAACGTATTTAGACAAAGGATCTATCGTAGTTGTACAAAAAGCTGGTATTACTTCTCTTCCATTTTTAAGTAGTGTATATGCTTCTGGATTAAAGTAAATGTTAACTGCTTTGTGTGCGCTATCTTTCATGGTGTCAACAAAGAAGTTTTCTTTTAAGTGCCAATTAGGGTACTGCTTTGGGGCACCGCTATATGAGATAAACTCTTTCTTTATTTTATTCTTGGAAGTATCAAAGCTAATCTGAATCTGAGCAGAATAGTGTGAACTTATTTGTCTTGCATCAACTGCCACTACAGAATAAATATACGTCTTTGTCTTATCAAATTCTGTATCAACAAAATAAGTTGGGAATGATTTTATCGACCTGTTTAAGCTGGGGTCTATATATTCTTTGGGCTCGGTTCGAACTACTGAATCATCAAAATCAAAATTAACAATAAGCTCAAAGGGATCCTTGATGGTTTTCCTTCGAAAGACCTGAATATACTTCACGTCACGTTGTGGGTTAACAGGTGGGGCCCAAGTGAGCACTAGATTCTCTTTATCATATTCGAAATAAAAATTAATGTCGCCAGGTGGTTCTGGTCTACGGTCTTCTTTTATAGTAATGGATACGGCGGGGGATGGCTTTGACGCCAGCAAAAAAGACTTTATGAATATTTCTCCCTCTGTGCTTGTCGCAGGCACCCTGAATTTCGCTATCGTTCTTCCTACATATTCGTATGTTTGTCCATAAGCTACCTGGCTGTCATAAACTGTTCTTACTTCTTGACCCATGGCGATGATCGGAGGCATCGGATAACGTACGCCCTTATATATCCGCCTCTTTTCTATTATGAAGCCCACAACGTCAGCCTGGGATACGAAATCCTCTGTTTCAGATTCTTCAATGCTGACGTACGGTATATCAAATAAATACTCATCATTACTTAGCAGGTGAGACGTATCTTTCGGTTTTCTGCTGCCCCATAACAGGAAATCAGCTATCGCTTGAGATTTTCCAAGTGATGTACCACGCTCTACGACTGTTCGCTTCATGAGAGGAGCGTAAAAGGAATTCAACTGCATCAGTGTGAACTGCTTTGCTTCTTCTTCAAAAAAACCACCATTAGTTGTGGAAACGTCTGTCTCATCTTTTAATGACGGCGGTAACATGCTTTCCAATAAATTCGAATCTATATCGCTAGTTTCAGCAATCAGTGACAGTAATTCAAGTGGTGTTGCTTCATCAAGACCCATAGAATTTAAGCGAGCCCTTAACATGTTTTCAATGTCACGTGGTAAGCACTCGTTCGCTACGCAAATCGACTCATATCCCATCCCGGATGCGTCATCTTCAGAGAAGATCTTTCCGTTGCTTAACGCCCACTCTATCTCACCTTTGGTAGAAGATACCGCGGAAGACTTTGTGGCCAGCATACTTTTCTTTGTGTCTTTTAGACCGAAGGTCAAAGTAGCAAATCTCGGTATTCGAGCGTTTAAATTTGTTGTATCAACTGTTCCCTTTCTTAAAAATCGAGAAGATAAGTTTCCGTTAAGCGCGTCGTTGCCAGACTCGTCGATTGTTTCATCACTAACAAAAAAATTATATGTGAAGCTTGCTTTCACTTTTTCCATCTCAGGAACATCAAAAACGGGAAGAGGACGGCTAGCAATAGACTCTACACTCATGATTCGTCTCCCTCTAAGTCTGGAATTGTAACGTACACTCTAAAATTAGAAAGCTCAACTCCTTGAGAAGTCTCCAAACCGATCCCCACCTCTTCTTCAGCTTCCGTTAATTTTGCGACGCGTGCATCAATCTCTGCTGCTTCTTCATCATCGCTGCTTGTGTCAACTTCAAAATCAGTTGGGTCAAAAGGTATACACACAATTCGCTCAAACTCGGTACCATATTTCAACGACGATTTCTTTGCCGCTGCATTTGCTACATTACCATATGAATTTAAGTATGTAAATACTGAGTAAGCAGTTGGATCAAGCCCCTGCAGCGATTTTAGATCCAAACTCTCTGTCCCCTCAGAATAAAAAGTGAAGCCCGCAATTTGTCTCTGTTCACTGTCAAAAGCTATATTGCTACCAGATAAAAATGAATTTTGTTCCTTATCTACGCTCGTAAGAGATGGCATGCTAATTGATCCCGTCAATAAAGCTTTCTTCTCTGCAGCTCCCGCTGGATACGCATCTTCAAAAAAGTCTAAGTCTAAAAATAAATCTGAATATAGCTTAAGCGCGAAATCATTTTTAAGATTTTCTATTTGGTCATCTGAAAAATCATCTTCCGATAACCCTGATTCTGATTCTTCTGTAACAGAAAAATCAGAATTAATATTGTCAAAATAAACGTTAATTTCTCCCTCTGTGGAATCATCAACCCTATTTACGAATAGATTACGAGAAAATGAATAGTCTTTATCTACGTATTCCAGCTCTGGACGTGTTAAGTCTATCTTTTCTAGAGATACAACAAAATTTGCTTGAGATGTAGCCGCAGTGTCCCGGTCCACATCTTCCATATCTATTGGCTCTTCCTTAGTCATGTCAAGACAACCTGACCTGATACCTACGACCATGTACTTAAGTTTTCCAGCCTCGCAATAATCCTGGCCTTGGAAAACATCAGACAACAAGGACATATTGGCGCATGCCAGAACCTTGTCTCTTGTTCGAATATCGTTATACGTCGCATCTGAGGAGTCATAAACTCTTACGTAATTTAAAAGCATCTTGCACATATCTGAACTCAGGGGAAGACCAGCACCTATGCGCTGAACAAGCGTTTCTTCCACATCCTCAGACTCATCGATATCAGTAAGCAGAGCATCGACAACCATCTGATATGAATCCCGGATGTTACCAAAATAGTCATCTAATGACCCCATAAATTCTTCTTGAAACTCACTTTCCTCTTCCAGACCTGAAAAACATCTGGCTAAAGATGAAGAGTAATCTTCTATCAGAGAAGTATCAAGCTCTTGAGAGTCTAAAAATGCAGTTAGCGCTTCTTTTCTTGTTGACACACCAGCGTATTTATAGGTCAGGTAAGAACCAACAGTGAATGATGAAGCATCTGCGGTGCTGGTTTGAATGGCACGTATACCAGAGGTTTTCGATGTTGAAGTAGAAATTTTCGTGGTGGAAGTGGATGCGCTTATAGCGCTGGAAGCCTCAAAGCTGGTACTCATACCCCCTGAAACTACTGTACAATCCCCTATATAGAAGCTCGTTGCCTTAGCTATCGCGGCGATCATAGTAGCGTGTAGCCGCTGTCGAAGAATGGATGAATAATTTGAAAACCCTGTATCACTGAATACTTGATATCCAAACAATGCATCTGCATCATCGATAAACGAAATTAACTCAGCAAAAATACAGTCGGGATCTGTACCAAGGTCTGTAAGCACATCTTTTAAGTCATCAAGCTTCACGGTTGTCTCAGATGATTCCCCGTCGCTTCCTGCTAATGAGCTGTCTGTTATCGTATTTAGCGAAGGCCTGATGCCCATCGTAGCGGAGGTGCATAATTCTTCCCAACTTTTCCCAAAGTATGTTAGCAAAGATGCGCTTGAGCCTGATGTTTCGCCTTCAGCTAGCTCTATCTCTTGTGTAACAGTCATGGCATCTACTGATGTAGGGTTCTCAAAATCTTCTGGCGTCGGGCTGATGGATATGTCTGAAGGTTCTGATGTGAAAGATCTTCTAGTAGTGTTAGAAGATGAAGGCTTTCCAATAAGACTGCTCAATCCACTATCACCTTTGACCAGATAAGAAAGCGGAGTAGCAGAAGATGCATCTCCTGTTATTGCTGTTCCTGTCAGCATATCTTGTAAAAAAGCAAGATAAGTTATTAACCACTTATACGCCTTTTCGTCTTTCGCGGCGGCAATCAACCAACCTATTTGAATCGAATCTTTCTTAGCAGCTGAAGAAGAAGAAGACTCAGGAAGTTCCTCCAAACATCTCGAAACGATATTCCTACAGATCAATTCTAGCATCATCACTGGCGGAGAATAATCGAAATCGAAACTGTCTGTTGTTATTAAAGCGTCAACATTCTCTTTTAAAGTTGAATAGCGAGAAGCAATGTCTGTATACGGTCCATCTGTGGCTTGTGGTGTTGCTTTGGTGTACAGCTTGGCCACCTCATCAGGCGCAGAATTCGAGCTCTTGTATCCGGTCGGTGCTATTAACTCACATTTTTCAAATGGAAAGAAATATTCTGTTCCACTCCCTGACCCAGCTGGATATAGAATTCCGTTTAAATTCTCTGTGCCAAAAATATTGTCAGTAGTAATTCCAGCCGTTCTAGGAATCATTGACCTTTGCCCTGACTTCAAATTAAAATAATGCGAGAATGTGTAGACTGGATCACCCTCTAATTTTGTGCGTGAATCGTAGGTTGTCGCCGGCGGATCTGATACATCGGAGGCAGCCTTATTATAAGAGAAAAGAAATTCACGAGATATAGTCGCGATTAACCACTTTAGCGATATCTCATTATCTTCTGGCAGCGTAGAATATAGACCGCTTATTGCTGTCGACCAAGTCCGCAGTTGTTTCCTTAGGTCGTTGGGGGCAGGATTGAGAGTGGATGGATCAAGCATAAGAGACGTACCTGCCTCAAATTCCCTTGTTGCACACTCTAGTAACCTGGGTGTGCAGGAATTTAGCGAAAAACAGTAGTCTCTTAGTAGGGTATAAAGTACCTCTGTATTTGACGCAGAGGAAACTGAGGTTTCTTCTATCTCAAAAGCAGAAAGTGCTTCTTCATACAGGGTTAAACTGTCAGCGTCGAGACCATCTAGAAATGTCTGTCGTTGCGAGACATTCGCTATGTGAGCTGAAAGAAAATCAAGCTCTTCAATCATTTGTTCAGAAGTATCAATCTCTAACAGGCTCTCTGTAGAAAGAGCACGAGCCGCTCTTTTTACTTTGATGATATTGCCCACTGAGGTCACATTTTTTTCCGAATCAAAAAGAGGCTTAAAGTCTATAATCGCCAAAATAACAGGGCGTAAGGCCGGGTTGATCTCTATAGAATTCGCTTCTTCTTCTGCTCGTTTCTTTTCTACTCTTTTAGAACTACGACCATCACCAGCAGAAGTTGCAGTAGCCGAACTCTTTCTTTGCCCTTTCTGGGTTTGATACTTTAGAAGTGCCGCTTTCCTAAAGTCTTGCCTTTTTTTAGATTGTCGAAGCTGTTCCATCTTCTGAAGCGAAGATCCTGTTTTTGATTTTTCTTTATTCTTGGTTGTAGAAGACCTCCCTCTCCTCCTTCTGTCTCTACGGCTCTTGACCTTCACACCAGGTGTGCTATTATCCTCAGCACTTTCAGCTACCGCATTATACACTGCCGCTTGTTCACTTAGTAAGAGTTCTGGGAGTGAAACTACCTCTTCCTTCTCTACGCTCACTAGAGCTGCTAGTTTCATATTTGATAGAAAGTCAGGCATTATAGTTTAACTACCCTCTTTGAACTTCGTGATTTCTGTTTGATCATCTTGTTAAAGCTCTTTGGTACCACGTTCGCAGATCGTATTTTTGAACGCAATTTGTAATTTAGTTTGATGGAGTGAATTTCATAAAAATATGTCACTGAAAATCCGTCACCCCTAATAAAATGTCTAAATGAAAAATTCGCTGTTGCGGAATCTGGATGAACTGTCCCTAGCATCTGCTTACCACCGTTCCAACAAATGAACACCTGAAAATGATCGATGTCTGAAATTCTGCCAAAGTACGACCAAGAAACTAGCATGTTTGTACCGCGGTCTTCGGTACGAACTTGATGACCCTTTTGTTGGGGAATCGGAATGGCAACTTCGACTCGTGACTGCACTGTTGTACGCCCAGCCAAGAAAGGGTCTGTTGGCTCGACTCTGCTCGGAGCTGTCATGTCATTCTGTCTGGCAGTTGATTGAAGCGTACCCTTCCTTAATGCTAAAGGATTTCGAAACTTTCCGACCTGTCTTTGAAATTTTAACAAAGATGCGCTGTTCTCTTCAGACGTTTTAAGTTTGGGGAACATTGACTCAGCAGACCGAACCAAAGCAGTAACCTTGTATCCATATCGTACCCCCAGCTCGAGAGGCTTAACATTGTTTGAGGCCTGGGTGGTGACATTATCTTCGAATGTACCAGCTTCATTAACACCAAAAGACTCTACTTCACCCGAAACAAAATTTTCTCGCTCTACAAGAAAGTTAATTAGGTCCGCGAAATTTGAACGTTCGTCCTCTAAATCATTTTCGAACAAAGACTTCTGATCACCCGTTTGGAGACTTGCTTTTATCTCACCAAATCCAAAATCCGTAAATTCCGCTGATAGATCAAACGTTACAGCGGCAATCTGACTTTTTACACTAACAACAGGACTGGGCGTTGACAATTCAACTTTCTCATCATCGCCAGCTGATTCAGGAATCTCTATTAGCGCATCTGTACCTACTATTTCTTTGCCGTGTATAGTTGTTGCGATAGGAACGTAACGGTAATCATGGCCGGTTTTCTGCGCTTGATCAATAAAAGTTACGCTATTATCTTCATCACCTACCACGAATTGCGTTTGATCCTGCGGAGATTTTCCAACGTACGAAAAACCAGCACTGGTGCCCGCTCTTTTTCTAGCAGCAGAATTTATAGTTAAATCGTACCTTCTGACCATTACCGAAACAGCATCATCTGGAAAATCAGAAACCGTTATGCTAACTACTGCGCCGTTTTTCAAAATCGTACCGACAGCGCTTAACGCTGTAGTCTGGGGCAACTTTAGCTCTGGAAGCGGCAGAAGAATAGACGACGCAAAGTCTTCTGCAGGTCTCATATTCTCTCCGAAGCATAATGCTCTATACATCAACGGTCGTGGGCTGGCCACTTCATCCTTGAACCTGACCTCTTCATCGTCTGATGACAGGGGGGTGTCTAAAATCTCTAACCAGGAAGAGCCGCCATCTGAACCACCTGTCTCCGCAGGCCCAATTCTTCGAAACACCCTAATATGCTTTGCTTTTTTATCAATCTGCTTTACGCCTATAGAGACCTGGCCTGCCTTTATAAAGGAGGTCTCTAGTGTGGGTTCTATTCGTGGAGTTAAAAAATCATTAACGATTTTTGCATGTTGAATTATGGTCCCGACTGTCGATAATTTAACGCCCTTATCATCCTTCAGGGTAGCTCGAAGATAATAGGTGGATAACGAGCCAAGTGCTTTTTCTTGTATGACAACACGAAATTTAATCTCTTTCTTCTTAGTTGTTATCTTATACGTCTGTTCTGGTTTTTTCTTAATAGCTGGGGTAAAGAGCAAGCTCTGCGCTTTCTGGCCGAGAGCGCTTGGTAAACGTGTTATTGGCATTCTTGCAATTTGAGCAGGATCCTTTTTAGAAGAAATAAAGCTTTTTGACATCTTTCGCATCGGTACAACAGTACGTGGAGAGATAGAAGAAGATACCGCAAGGGTCGATTTAGCTGAGCTTAGAGGAGACATCGCGGTGATCCGCTTTGTAGAAGCCAACTTACTTGTTGAGATAGATTTGCTGCTCTTCTTAGTAATACCTGAACCGCCAAAACGAGAAGAAGTTTTCTTACCAGCGGCAGCCCTAGCTTTACTCTGCTTTTTTCTGCTCTTTATTAATTTGGCTAGCTTATTATTGACATACTTCGTTAGATCCAATTTCGTTCGCTTAACAATCTTTTCACGATTTTTCTTCTTCGCTTTGCGGATGGTTTTCTCTAGCGTCTTTGTGCTTCTAGTAAATGAACGTGCCGATCCTATCTTTTTGGGTTTTCTATCAAGCACCGGTGTAGGTTTCTTGGGTAGCACGTCAACAATGACAGTCAATCCATCATTATACAAGGCTTTTTCAACATCAACATCCATGGTGATTTCATAATAGAAGATACGGCCCCCTGCGTCACCACGCGCCGCTCGAAGCTTTGCGCAGTGGGAAGGGAAGCTCATAACGTCTTTTAACGTTGGTAGAATAAAGATCATCAGTCAAATACCACTGTAAATAGATTTAAGAACGTTGATTCGCCATCATCATCTTTAAACAACTTACCAACAAAAAACACATGCTTTCCTGGACTGTACGGATCTGCATCTTCAAATTCGCCAAAATCAATCATGCGCAATTTATTTATGCTACCACTGCAAACTTCCCATACCTGGCATACAAGATTATTATCATTGCTCGTGGCTGGGAATGTCAAGCTAATTGGGGGGCCAACGCCAGTCTCTCCGCTAGGGTCATTTGAACCAAGCTCATTCGCTAAATCTCCGAAAGTGGTCGGCTCTGGTTGTTGTAACTTGGGGAAAACCCTTAGCTCTTTTCCAGATGTTTTATTGATCGGAGGCTTAAATTTGAAGTTTTCAATGTGCGTTAACTTCTTATCCTGCCATAAGCTCTCAATATTAGAAAGACTAATCTGCGTTGGAACACCGGGAGAAATAGGTAGATAAGAGGTAACTAAAAATTCACCTGTATTTTGACTTAATTCAAACCCAGAAGCATTGGAGAGAAGATCTTCTGACCGAAGAGGTCGCATCGCTGCAAACGATTCAACACAATCTGAAATTGCTAAAGAAGCAGATGTGACTAATTCTGCACCAGATAAAGAAACACCTGCAGATCCGGATGCCATCTGTAGCTGGCCGTCAACCAAATCAAAGTCACCCGCGGGGAAAACCATACCGCCGTCTGCATCAAATTCAGGAATCACTAAATCTTGAGGCCGATTGGCGGCTTCAAAAAATATACGGTTAATGGCATCGGAAGCGACAGAAGGATCGTCTAAAGAGCTTTCATAGAACGTGCAATAGTCAGAAAATGTCGCAAACGAAAAGCGTAATTCTCCCTTTGCAATCTGCTCTCTCCCCTGCTGGGTTAAGAACGTATCCATGAACCTAGTCTTTCTGTCTAATATTCCCATGGGTATAAGTATTACCTTGTAGAATCATCTGCAGCAGTTGTTTGTTCGTCCTCTAGCTCGCTCTTCATATTTCTATAATCGCCTAACGTCGGGCCGGGGTGCGTACCAACTTCTCTCCTTATTGCAGACATCTTAGAGGGCTCATTAATGTCACCAGACTCAATTCCAGCCCTTAGAGCTTCTCGAGCAATTTCTTCATTCTGACTACTATTTTCTATTTTATTCTTTGGCTCTTCTACATTTTTCTCTAATTCTGCCGATATGTGCGTTTTTAGATAATCTCTATAATATTGCTGCATTTCTTGCCATCTCGCAATCTCTGACTCCAGAGACTGCGCATCGTTTATCCCGTTCGTCCAAATACCTTTGACTAAAGCTGGCACCTGCTCTATTATGCTTAACAATAACCTGGGTAATTCAGCTGGGTCACGATCTTCTAATTCTTTCAAAGCAGACTTCAAACTACCCTCGACTACGTTAGCATGCCAAGATCCATTAAGGAGATTATCCATTACTTCTTGCCGTTTCGCAGCTAGTCCGTCTATCTTCTTATCCAAATTAGAAGTAAACTCATTTTCTTCCATAACTACCTCCACATTTTACAAAAGACAATCATATTATACACGCCATATCAGATCTATAAAAAAAGAGGGCCGGCAAAAAGCCGGCCCTCAGGGGATAGGTTAAAAAACCTAAAGTATTATGAACGGTCGATTACTTGAACCATATCACCGGTCTGTAGTACGAATTGGAACTGTAAGGTGTTCGCAGCAGTGATCTGATAATCGTTAGTTCCTCCGATGGAAGAAGAAACGAGAAGCTGACCATTAACGAAGACCTGACACTTCTCAATACCGCACTCTGGAGATAGCGAAGCGTTATCACCTGACAGTTTCGCAACAGTAACGTTACTACCCGCGGCGACATTTGCAGCCAACGAGCCAGTAAAGATTGTTGCAGTTGCACCAGTAATATTACTCGCGAGAGTATTCAAAGCACTAATGACAGTATCAGAAGCAGAGAAGATACTCTTACCTCTGAAGATAGCAAAGTCATCGTAGGACGCAAACAACATCGTCTTTGCACCCTCACCACTTGTCATCAAACCATCAGAGGAGAACGATACCGAACCCGTGAAAGCAAGAGCGTTGGGTGATGTACCCGACATTACCAAGGCTTGTCCGATCCACGTCGACTGTCCCGCGGCTGAGCCGAGGAGAATGTTTCGGGCGCCCTGCGTACCAATGGAGATATCTTGAGCCGCATTGTCAGTGCCAATATTGATAGCTCCACCCGTAGATTCAATTCCGATAGCTCCTGCAGCATCAATCTCAATACCACCAGC